TGGCATAGTAAGTAGTGAACTACAAACATTAACAATAGATGGTATAACATATACAATTACAGGTAATGTAACTGCGAATCCTACGGTTACAGCATCAGACCCCGATTTAACATCTATTGGAATTGGCGGAACTAATTATATAATAGCTGGTGGTGGCGGAGGTTCTTCAAGATTAAGTGGACTCGTTGATGTTTCTATTGACGGTGACTTAACAGATGGACAGGTTCTCATATATAATGCCACTATGGATATGTGGACTAATGGAGAGGTTATAGCAACAGTAGCAGATATTGGAGATATCGGAAATGTTTCTTTAAACTCTCTTACAAATGGACAGATACTACAATATGACGCAACTAATAATGTTTGGGTAAATGTTAATGCTCCTAGTGGTGGTGGCGGCGACCTTTCAGATTTAGGAGACGTTAATTTAGGAACTCTTGCTGATAAGCAAGTTTTACAATATGATGCGGCAACTCAAAAATGGATTAATGCGACATCTCCCGCGGGAAGTAGCTCACTTTCTACTTTAACAGATGTTAATTTATCATCTTTAACAAATGGGCAAATCTTAGTTTATGATAATAATACTCAAAAGTGGGTAAATGCAGCAGCCCCAACAGGAGCAGAAATAGACGATACTGCCACTGCCGCAAATAAAGTATGGTCAAGTAATAAAACGTCAACAGAAATAAGTAATGTTCCTAATACAAATACCTATAACACATTAAATACTTCAGCAAAAACTCTTATCGGTGCTATTAACGAAGTAGCTAAAGATAAAAATATTGCTAATGAATACGATTCTACTGCAACTTATGCTGTTAATGATTATTGTATTTATAATGGGACTTTGTATAAATGCATTGCGGCGGTCACTACCGCTGAAGCTTTTGACAATACAAAATGGTCTGCAACAAAAGTAGTAAATGAATTAAATCAAGGTGGCGGCGGTAGTTCTACGTTAAGCGGTCTTACTGATGTAGATTTAACAACTCCCGCAAATGATGAAGCTCTTATATATGATAGTACAGAGCAGAAATGGGTAAATAAACCCATTCCCGCATCAGTAGAAATTGATGATACAACAACTTCTACAACTAAAGTATGGTCAAGTGATAAGACTTCGACCGAAATAGGTAACATACCGAATACAAATACCTATCAAAACCTTAATACAACATCAAAAACTTTAATTGGAGCTATTAATGAAACCGCTAATGATAAAAATGTTTCAGATGCTTATAATAGTAGTGCAACTTATTCTGTTGGTGACTATTGTATTTACAATACTACTCTCTATAAGTGCAATACAGATATTGATACTCCAGAAGCTTTTGATAGTACCCATTGGACTGCTACTACAGTCGCAAAAGAATTAGGGGATAATAAGATAATTTTAACGGAAACCCTTGAGGCGGGTGAGACATCGTTAACATTTACAGATGTTCGTATCCAAGATAATAGTTGGTTAACTCTTGCTCCAGAGAATGCTATTCTTTATCCTACAGGCATGAGTGCTTCTGCAGGTAGTGTAACATACACATTTGCCGCACAAGCGGAGGATGTAGTTTTTCAATTAAAAATATTTAACAGATAAGAGGTAAAAAATTAAAAAAGGAGAAATTCTATGGTAACTTTAGCACTAGATTTATCGTCTAAATCTTCTGGTTGGGCGATAAAGGTGAACGATAAAATTGAATATGGATGTATTTCTTCTACCTCTACTGATACAAACAAAAGAATAATCACCATGAGAGATGGTATTCTTGAAGTAGTAAAGAAATATGGTGTTGAAAAAATAATTGCAGAAGAAGTAAGACCGGACTTACAAAATAGTCATACTCAAAAAATATTGACTTATGTTCAAGCGGCTATTGTGTTAGCGATGTATGAATATAATAAAAAGATTCAGATTGATTTTATTCAACCTAACTCGTGGAGAAAGAAAATTGGTATAAAAACAGGAGCGGGAGTCAAAAGAGAAGCATTAAAAGCTCAAGACATATTATTCGTAAAAGAAAAATATGGCTTGGAGGTAGAAAATGATGATGAAGCAGATGCAATTTGCATTTTAACTTCCTATATAAATCCTGCGGGAAACAGTATAGATTATTCTAAATTTGAAGATGATTCTTTTAGTTTCCAATAAAAAAAATGCCGAGATTAAGTTAATTCTTAATCTCGGCACTATTTTTTTTTACCTAAATTCTCTCTAACGCTCTAGATGCAGAAATTGACATCATACCATTTCCGCCAAGAGGCAAGGTAAATGATTTAATTATGAAATCACCAGATATTCTTGACTTATTATCATTAACAGCAATTCTACTATTTGCCTCAAGATGGTAAATAGGAATACATTGTAATGTAATTTGCTCATTATATGAAGTATACTGATATAATAAATCTCTCATAACTTCCTGTGCGGTATATCCAACAGTACCTATTGATATATTTTTATAAATACTATTGCTTACTCTTGAGAAAGTTTGACCTATTAAAGAACATTTTTTAACATTCTTATCAGCATTATCGTCATCCATATTTATCATAATAACATCCGGAATATCCTCATTATATAATCTTCTAATTTTATCTTGTTGATAACTCTTTATTCTACTTCCAATTAAATCAACAGAATAGTCATAAATTTTATCTGCGGGTTCGATATAGTCAAAGAAATACTTTAATTCATTTGGGTTTGTTGTCAAATCTGCCTTAAAAGACTTAGTTTGGAAATTATAAATATCATCAAACAAGTCAAGTAATTCTTGCTCATATACGTCAGGTCTTATTTGTTGACTCTGTTTAACCAATCCTTGAAGATATAATTCTGCTCGCCAATCTACGGGCACGTAAAGATTTATATTGGTACCAGTAAGAGTTATGGTTTTTGTTAACTCATTATATGTAGCTCTTTTCATAGTGATAGTATCACCAGAAGCTATCATAGAGCCATCACTACTAATAATAGTATTATTGCTATAACGATAGCCGCCCGCCGCCATTTCTTCTTGCGTTGCAAGTCTTAGTCTACCAGTGTATTCTCCCATATCATTTTTCTCAAAAACAACAGGATATGCATTCATCACTGTCGGCTTACGCTTTATCGCTACATGATAATGAATAACTGAGTCATCTTTATTCTTACCCCATACATGATAATCATTCTTGATATTGGCATAATTGGGTGCATTAGTATAAGATGCAACCAAACCATTACCTTCTCTGAATGAATACTCTACTTTACTATTACTTTTAACATCAAGTAAGTAATTATCATTATTCAATATAGATGCTTCATTATTCGATACCATTTCAACGGGGTCATAGGAATTGTTTAAATAATTCTTAATCTCCTGGAAATGAAAATTACCATCTATATCAAAAAAGTATTCATAGTTTCCTAACTCTTGTTTAACTTTATCAAGTACAGTGCAGACATTATCGCCAATAGAAGAAACTAAAGAACCTGGGAAAACAAAATCTGTATAAACATATCCGCAATCATCATTGTATTCAAATGGTGACCATACTCCAGGATTACTTGAAGATTTTAATACACTTTTATCCATAGTGTATCTTTTATCATTGTTATTATGATAAAGAGTACCAGTTCCCGTGAAACGAACAATTTGTTTAATCTCTAAAGGAACATCATCTATAAAGATTTTACTTATAGGGATTCCGCCATAGTTACAAACTAATGTCTGTATAATATCAAAGAATCTCTGCGGAATGGACTCTACCGAACCTACCGCCGCATAACTTGACTCTTCCCAATTAGCACCAGACCACTTATAATATTTACCATTGTAATAATAAACCGTATAAGTATTAGGGTCTTGCGGCAATGCCTCAACTTCCGAATAACCTATTACTTGATCGTAACTATCGAAAGTAATTGATGTAGGTAAATTACCACCTTGAGTACCATTTAGCAGACACATCTTGTCTTGACAAGTTATACTAATATTTAAACCAGAAGTAGAATGACTGTAATTAACAGATGCAATTATAAAAACTCCTAATTTAAACCAAATAATATCAGGTCTATCTGGCAGAAGTCCATCATTAGCAAGTCCCTCATAAATCTTAACTCTTTTGTTAATTGATAACAAGTTATCTACATTTTCTATTGACTCTGTTTCTTCTGCTACAAAAGTTAATGAGCAGGTTCTTCGTAATGAAGAATCTGCATTAACTTGTAAGCTACCGGTAGTAATTCTACCTTGAATTGAAGAAATAAGTTCTTCTTTTTCATTTAAAACCTCAATCTTTGCATAATGCTCTTGATTGTGTTCAGTATCTAATATTTTTAACTCTTCTTTTGTTAATTCTCTCTGCATATAGATACCTCCTATTATAATCTTATAGTATGAGTATCTGCATCTATATGAGTATGCTTACCAATCTCATGAATTGGTGGTGCATTGTTACCAATATCCTCTAAAGACGTAATCTTATATTTAAGATAATTCTTAATGGTAGGTTCTCCAATTTCTGTTGCAGTAGCATTGAAATTATATATTAATCTACCTAAATTATTTGCAGGAGAGCAAGATACATCAGTTAATCGAACTAAAATATTACCTTCCGCAAAAGATTTGTAAAGTTTTGGCTTACCATCTGTTAAGAAAGCAATAACTTTATTCCTATACTCTCTCTCATGAGTATGGTCATATTTACCCATATCTCTATCTGCATATAGTTGAGCAATCTCACTATATTCATATAACTGTTTATCTTGTAAGAATATTTTATTCTCGTCAGAATTGAATGATATTATACCTGAAATAGATAATACCTTGTATTTATTATTACCGTTTCGATTAATGAAAGGATATACTCCACCAAGAGTAACAGATGTGCTATCTGTAACCGTCAGTTTATAAGAACTAATCGAATCATTATAAGCTAATCTTAATTGTTGTTCTTCCTGTCCCACCAAATAAGCATAGCTAAAATCACGAATAGTCTGAACATTATAATTAACAACATCTCCACCTATCCTCATTTTCATAAGTTTTCCGCGGTTTTCATCTGAGTCTACTGCTTGTATACCATATCGGTAAAAGACACCACTTTCAACAGTATAATCATAATACAAATTTTCTAACTCTAAAACGCCTCCAGATATCCTATCTCTGAAATCTAATTTTTTAATATCAACCCATTTAGTAAAATTAGAACGGCTATCAGTTCTTCTTACATAATAGATACCCGTCTTAGATGTGTCGATTTGCTCGTTGCCGCAAAGAAAATAACCTATCCTACCATCTTCGCACTCGTCAAATTCACTTACAACAGAAATGAAATGTGCGGTAACCCTAGGGTCATAGACCTTTCTACCACTATAAACATCATAAGATGTGTCAAGTGTCATAATCTCAACATCAGTAGAATTTTGAGTATTAGCAGTACCTTTTGCATTTATTGTTAAAGTTTCTGTGTAATCATTTATAGTATGATATTCAAAAACTATAGTATAAGTTTTTTCGGCATCGAAATCTTCTATACCACTTATATAATCAATTTTTTGATTATCAAAATTTTGGTCTGCATATAAATAACCGCTATCATCCAATAGCGTTATTCCGTCATAAATCTTTATTCTGTAGTTATACAGATTTTCAGTTGTATCTTCTTCACACTTATATTCTCCAATAAATTCAGAACCATAAATAGTATAATCAGAAGATAAATGTCTACTCTGATAACCATTGCCGTCTATACCTTTTATTGAAGTAAATATAATTTCTGGCTGTCCAATAGGCTTTACAGTACAAATTGTTGACCACTCAGAAAAATCACTACCATGCTCAGTTAACCATGTTGACTGACCAACTGAAGAACTTTCTTCTGAAGTGTAAGTAACTTTTGACAATCTTAACTGTATTTTATAAATCCAACCAGGACACCATCCTGAATAACTACCATCAGTAGTATTCAAGTTTTTATTTTCAATATCTATATAATATAAATTTTCCTCCCCACTAACTGCGGTAAAAGGAACATTTAATAATATCCCAGCCATACGATAGATTCGAGGAATACTACTTTCCGCATCATCAAAAGATGCCACACATTTCTCTCCCGTCGTTTGTTTTGTAATTGATACTTGCACATTTTCAAAGTCTGCTTCGGAGTTAAACTTTGATAATGAAAAGTAAACTCTACAATACGAATTATTTCCCGCAACAAAAGAAGGCATGTAACCATCTACTATGGGTGGATAAAGTACATATGAAGCCATAAAAATCCTCCTTTTTTCTTTAACAAGAGAGTGATATTATTAAAATACCACTCTCTCATATAAAGAAACTACTCCTCTTTCTCTTTATTTGCTTGTTCTTGTTGTTCTACCTCTCTTAAATAAGATTGATAGTCCTCATATAAATCTCTGTATACATCTTTAACAATATAGTACACAGCCTCCGCGGGAAGCTGTGTACTGTTTATTAAATCAATAAGCTGTTTTCTAAATTTTTCCATCCTTTTATCTCCTTTGTTTAAAACGCATAATTTTCTGCGGCGGGCAGGTTTCCGCCTCCGCCACCTTGCATAGCGATATAATCTGCTAAACTAACGTATGTAGTTCTTGGATATAACACGCCATCAATTTCTACTGTAGGTGTCGTCTCGTCAGGAATACCGATATAGAAATTCTCTGCCTTAATTTGACAAATAAATCTACCATCGGAACTGTTTGAGTTATCAAGATAAAATGTATCTCCCGCCTCAAATAAGTGGCTCATAATACAATAATGTTTCGTATTAATAGAACCTCTACCTACAACAGTTTCATATTCCATCTTATAAGGGTCGTTTTCATAAAGAATACCATTTCTACCCCAATAAGGTACACTACCTATAGAACCACCTTCTGCAGTTATGACGGTTTCCGCATCTCTTAACTGAACCGCAGAACGCTCTGATACTGCGAAGTGTCTTGAAGGTAAGTTACCAATTTCCAGACCACCTGGATCAGTGATATCACTACCGACTCTAGCCTTAAATATATTACCAATACGAGTACCATCAGTTCCAACATATGTTGTCATTGATGTTTCTTTACCTTGAGCATTTAATATAGCATATCTATTACTAGATTTATCATTGCTACTATAATACATAAATGCTCTTGATTTATCGCTACTTGTATTGAATTTCCAGCAAACACTATTAGTTTCAGCTCCTGTAATAGGATCTGTAGAATAAGTAACATCACCGATGGTAACATTACCAAGAATATCTACTCTGAATTGATCAGATACTAATAAACCATCACTACCAATATAAATCTTTTTAGGATGTTCTTGAGTTCCTTCTCTATCCAATATTAAAGCAGTTTTAAGGTCGAAATTTGTACGGTCAAGATTTTCGGCTCTATGCTCACTATAATAGAAATAAGCGGCTTTACCAGAAGCACCTAAATCCCATCTTCTGTTATACTTATCCTCGCAGATATAAAAACATAAATCTTCTTCAACCGGTTGATATCCAGGAACTACTATATTATTTCTATAATATGGTGTTATTTCGTACCATTCGTCCGCTACCTTAAAGCTAAACAAATAATATCTATTATACGCCTCGTAAATAGGATCTGAAGCTTTGTCGATACCTAATGAATTTATTTTATAAATTCGATATCTATTTGGATCTGAAGCATCTAAATTAGGTAATGTTTCAGTAGGAAGAGGTTCTAAACTACTGACTGGTTTAAGTACATCTGTATCTCCAACCTTATCTGGTTTTACAGTACCTTTAATAGAACCAAGTTCAATTTTACCATAATTAGTATCATCTACATAAGCTCTAAAGTATTTTTTATTGTTATTACCTAAATAAAATTCATTATTATTGGCTCTAACAATTTTTCCTATACTAAGACCCTCATCACCAAGATAAAAACCATTCTTTTCACTTTCAAAAGAACTATGGAGTCTTCTCTCGGATGCCTCTGTCAAGTCTCCACTATAACCATCACCCGAATAAATTGCGGGAGACTTATTAGGACTATTGTAAGCAGAGTATAAAGTCATTTTATGGTTCTCAGAGAAGATTCTATCTTCACCGATACGCCATCCGCCTAACTCACTACTCTTAGCTTTAAGATAAGTTTTAACTCCATCAAGATAGTAGAAATACATATTTGTATCAGGTTCGTAATAAACCTTTGACATTAATTCTTCATCCCAGTACCAGAATCTTACTTCGGTACTATCATAGAACAGGTATTTCTCTAAATCTCTATCATAAAAATAATAATGAATAACATCATTATCATCGTAGAAATAATAGCAAACAGTATCTTGTAAACTACTAGTTGAGTCATAAGTTTGAATTGTAGTTCTTCTTACGTAAGGACCAATAGAACCAGAGTTTACTATATTACCATTAGAATCCCTTAAGTCATATCCATCTCTACAGAAGTAAACTTGAATATCTTCTCCGTTGTCATCATAATGATAATAACCAGAACTATCAGTCATTAGTAATGGTGTTAATGTAGATTCAAAACCATGCTTAACTATTGTGGCTTCATAATCTCCATTAGCCTCTTCCCAATAAAACTTATCATAACCATTGTAGTAATAAAGACCTGTATCATCAATATCTATAAGACCATTTTCTTCAGAATTACCAGAATCTATGTTACCGGTAGCTTCTGTTTTATCAGTTCCTCCAACGTGCATCTGACCATTCTTATCTACCCAAAAGCCGCCATTACCAAAACGAATTTCTGGAGTAGTTAAGTCAATAAGCATACCCTTTCCGGTTTCTTTATTGTAGTTAGCAGTTCCATCTGTATTCCACTCATAGAAATTACCGGAATATAGTCTAGCTACATCATCAGTAGGATCAAGTGTAATTTGTCCCGCTTTACTTAAACCAAATTGAGCCTTTCCTGTTTTAGCATCTAAAAAGATTGATTGTCTACCAGCGCTGAAACCGAATAAACCAATTTGACTCTTAGTGCTTTCCGCAGTTTTCTTCACGCCCATCGTAATACCGGTAAAGCGATTTGCTTCGTCTTTTGCACCAGCACCAATTTGAGGGGCTATAATATATTCGCCATTTTCATCAATATATAATTTATTACCATCCCAATCATTTAACCACCCAAACTCATTGGTGTTAAGTCTAAATATAATTGGTTTTAAATAAACTATATAAGATGGATCAGTTAATGTAACTATTTTCTGTCTTGCTCGGAGTATGTTATATTCCTCTAATAAACTATCTACATTGTTAATCAATTCTGAATCATGACTATCTAAATTCATAAAAGGATTTATCTTAATGAACTCTCCTGTTTCGGGGTCCATATTAATAGTTATACTATTATCAGAATAAATACAATCATAGAATGAAGATAATAAATCAACAAAATTCTTAATAAGAATGCTTTGATAATTTACGCTTGAAATAACTTTATTTTGTCTTCCCATCCAAGCACTCTGTAATTCTTCAAGAGTATAAGAATTACTATCTAATAAATAAAACTTAGATAACAGATTATTTAAACTTTGCTGCCAACTTACAAAATCTCTACCGGTGCTTTGACAAATCTCGGAAAGAATTTGTAAACTACTATACTCTTCCTTGTTTGCTAATAAATAAGTTACTTGAGCAATAACATCTGTTTCTAATTTAGAACGTTCTATTAAATCAATAGAAGAAACGTCATATAAGTTAGCAATTTTATCATAGATATTACTTATTGTAATATCTGTTGAACTTACCTGCGGCAAGGCGATAAAATCTGATATTTTAGAATAAATATTCTTAATAGTATCTTCTTCTTGAGCCGATAACGCTTTTATAGATGTTATTAAAGAACTTATTTCACTAACAGTATTGTCATAACTATTTATTGTATCAACTACGCTATTAGTAATTGTATTTCCATCAGTATCTGTTATAAATGGCTTTAAGAAATCTTTTGTCCATGCGGCGGTATGACCAGAGATACCTGTCGATAAAGTTGATAAATTAGTAAGGTCACTCTTTGTAAACTTATCACTAATTAAACCGTATACCTTATTTCTTAACTTGTAAATCTCAAGTTTAGCACTTAAAATATAAGTTAAGAAATCATAACCCGCATCAATGATTTCTGCTTGTGTAGTAGTATCAAATGTAACCTGGAAAAGATGTTGATAATTATTTAAAATCTTTTCTATTGTAGATAATTTATTTAATAAATCTGAACGATATGTTAAATATGGATTATCATTATTTACATCCGCTACCCAATTAACAATTTCACTAATTCTATTTTTGTAGCAATCTTTTAATACTACTTGTAACTGAGCTTTTTCATCTTCAAGATACTGGATACAATTTTCATCTTGCCCATCTTGATTTACGCCGTTATTAATTATAGATAATGTATTTTCATAATTTTCAGTTAAAATTGTTAAATTAGTGTATTTATCTAAGAAATATTGTAAATTAGGTATTGAAGAATTATTTAATAAATATTTATATTCAAATAAATTTATATTATTGTTATAAATATTTTTAACTCTTGTAGATAGTTTATTATAAGTATCTAATAATTCTTGCGTTGTATAAGTTCCTAAATCACAATTCTTAATATTAGTTAAATTATTAATGTCAGACTGTAAAACAAGAGAGATATCATTAACAACCTCTTCAGATAACTCAACAACATATGAATTATTCCAATAACTAACATCGGTATTTGTAATATATGCTGTAATTAAATCTGATAACGGTTTTACATAATTTGTTAAAATATCTTCTTTTAAGTCTTGACTTGCTTTAGTCCAAGTGGATACTTGTTTTGCGGCAGTCGCATAAGAGCTAGTATAGTTATCTAATAAGCTATACCAAGCATTATACCTGTCATCATAATCTGCATCTTGCTCATTAAGACCTTCAATCTCATCCGTTATAACGGTAACACCAACCGCCGCATCCGCAGAGTCCGCAGAAGGTAATAAAGATTCAATTTCTGAATAATCAGTTAAAATATCATAATTATCTATTTGAGCCTTTAATGTAGCAACTTCAGCCTCGTCAACCACAACCATAAATCTCTTTAAAAGTTCTTGGGCTTCCGCAAGATTGTGTAATGCAGATTGATAAGAACTTTCTTTTGAAGAATAATTTATATTGTTAATAGTTGGATTCTGAATTTCAAGTATTTCTTGTAAAGCATTTATATAATCAGTATTTTCAATTAAATTTGCAGTATCTTTATATCTTCCATAAAAACTATTAGTCTTAAATATCTGAATAAGGATATCGTAAATTTTCTTTTCATAGTCTTTTAACTCTGAAATAATACTGTTTATACTTGTAGCATAATTATCATCGCCTCTATCATAGTAAGTTCTTTCAAGAGCGGTCTGATAATTAGATGTTGCTGTTTCCTTATTATTGTTTTGCTCAGTTATTTTAGCATCTACCGCATTTATTTCAGCAATAGTATCTAATTCTTTCTGAGTTGGTTCAATATCAAAAGTAGTAGCTAAGTTTTTAAGTTCTTCATACTGAATGACGTTACGAGCTATTTCTGAAGTATCAACATCTAAACTTGTCTGTATCTCTAAAAGTTTCTCACTAACCTCTTCAGGTGTAAGAGATCCTTCTCCAGAAATATTTGGTGACATAACAACAGAAACATAGTTATTAGCCATACCATCATCATATTTACTTACAGGTCTTATATCTGCGGAAGTCTGCTGTATCTTCTCTTTCATTAAGAGTTTTTCACTTAACCGCCATTCATAGTTAAAGCAATCTATATCTCCATTAATCTCCATACCGGAATTAATATTGAATATTGCTCCACTATTACCTCCATCCCATTGAGGATTTGACCCATCCGCCGCATAAGTTACAATACTATATCCTTTTGTTAAAGAAGGAAAATAAGTCATTTTGTCAAATAATTCTTTATCAACCCTTATTAACTCAACGGGATAGAAAGCATAAATAACAGTATCAGCTTCTTCTTTACTACCAGAATTAATAGTAATTTTAGCTTGAATAACTAAAATTTTATTATCACCAATAGCAGTAGTATTCCAATCACTATTACGATTAGTAGCAATACAAAGTCTACCATCTGAAGTCATTGTAAAGAATGGCTTTATTGCAGCTTCATCAAAAATGCCCCACTCGATATTATAATCAAAAGGATTAGCAACTAAAACTCCATCTTTATAAACCTCCACTCCTAAAGGATTTAAACCTGCGGGAGGGAAGTAGTTTACATCACAAAAGTTAGAATCTATAAGGTCAGAGTTTGTAGGTAAAATGTACCAAGGACCATGCGTACTAGTATCATCTGCAATAAACATAAGTTTTAATTTCTGCTCGATACCCGTAAAGTCTTTTTTACCATATCCGACTCCATTATATGTTAATACCGCAGAATACTTAGTACCATTAGTACCATTATCGCCCTCTTTGATAAATTGTATATCCGCAGTACCAGATAATAATAAATCATTGTTTACAACATTTAAATAAACTACGTTATTATTTTTATTATAATTATAATTTTTACTAATTGTATAATCAATGTCAAACTTACCATATTTACTTACAATATAGCTATCATCAGTTTCAGAAAATTGAATATTTTTAGCCTTTTTATAACCATTAATATCAAAATTCATCATTGAATTTTTAGGCAATGTCCAAGTAAATAAGCAAGTATTATAAGTTTCTTCGCTATACTCCTCACCCGCCGCATCATAAATAGTGCAAGATAATGGGTCTATTGTACTAATTCTTGAACTAAGCGGACCGTCATAGAACTCTGACTGAGGTGAATTGCCATAACTATCATACTTATATAATTTATTGCTATTGCTCATAGAAAGATAACTTCCATCTACACTATTAATAGCAATAAGTTTTTGTACAGTACCAACAAGTTTATTATTACCGTTAGAATCTGTACGATATACAGTACATACTATAAGGTTCATATCATTTGTAATTAAAGAACCATAAAATTGTATATCTGTTATATATTCTCTTTGACCTGTTGTTTCATCAATAACTGAAACATAATTTGTTCTACAGTTTTCACCCTTATTCCAGAAATTATTATCTATATAATCTCCGTCAGAACCATATCTCATCCAAGCATAAGTTAGATAAGAATTATCTTCACTATAATCTGATAAGGTATTAACTTTACAGGTTAAAGTAATTAAATCATTCTTTAACGCAAAAGCAGGACTAGACTCAAGAGAAATGGAAACTTGACTATCTAAATTTTCAATTAAAATAGTTTGTCCTACGTTAGTGCCATTATAAATAATTATACACTTGTATTTTGCGGAAGTCTCTACATCACTCTGCTTAACTGTAAGTGAATATTCATCAGTATTGAGAATACTTTCAGATACAGTACCATCCGAACTTTCTTGTTCTGAATATGTATTAAGGCATCTCCATCCATAACCACCTAAAGTATTGTAGTTTTGAGAACCATATACCACACTACTATCTTGTACAAACCAATAACAAGCAAGATTATTTAATGAAGTTTCAGCTCCATTGATTAATAGTGTAGGAATAATCTTTTTAACAGTTCTAAATCTACTTCCTAAGAAGAAATTACCCTCAGTTGCGGTTAATAATAAATGGTATCCCGCAGTTTCACTTGAATCTATAACTTCAACGGGATAAAATTGAATATTACTAAGAAAAATATCATAGTAATCATCATATCGACTATCATTACTTACTCCAAAATCTTTACAGAAACCTTTAATCTGTATTTCATTTGCTCTTGAATTGTCATAAATTAAATCATCTTCAATAGTAACGTATAATTTTTGAGTAACGTAATCTACAAAGTCATATGGAGAGCCATTCATTTTTTCAGTATTAAAGTAATATGTCTTTGTAACCTCTTCTGTGGCATCTCCAGTTATACGCTTAAATGGAAGTGTTAACTCTATACCATAGTCACCATTAACCTTCTGGTATGGATCTTCTATGGCAGTTTTTACGTCTAAACTTAAACAAAAAGTTTTATTTCTCTCTAAATAATGTGAAAATATTATATTAAAATTGCTTCCCGCAATTGCATTAGCATCTTTCTCTTCTGGGCTATGGTAAGTACAAAAAGCTAAATCGGTAACAGAATCAAAAATTGACTCTCCAATTTTCTTATATTGTACCTCAGAAGTTATATCATAAAGACCAACATAAGGATTACTAGAGCCAATAATTGTAAGCGTACTATCTAATGCGCCATCTTTACTTAATACAAAAACAGAATCACCTTTTGAGTAGTGCGTAGTAATAGTATTAGAATATGCTCTTAACGTCTGTTTTAAATATTCAACTGAATATAAACCAATAGACGCATCTACTATATCTACAATAGTACATTCAATAACTTTCACGTTCTTTTGTTTATCAAGAGAACTACCAATGAGAGTTTCTATTGAATCTAATATTTCTTGTGCTATTGTACTCATTTATGATTTCCTCCTTTTTTCTCATTTTATATTATATATAAAACTTGGAAATAAAATATTATTTAAAAAAGACCAAAAAAAAGAAGGGGAGCATTTCGCTCCCCTATCTTTTAAATAGTTTGTAATCCTGTTCTTTGTGCGGCAAGGTTAGGTAAACTTAATAAAGCTTCTCTTATATCATTTACATCATTTGCTGCAGGGAATTCTGCGTTAATGTTGTAAACATTATTCGAACCGCTATTATTAGTTATATTACCAGTTCCACTTACTCCGCTTATCCTTCCTAATGCAGCAGCTATTGATTCCGCAATAGCAGACTGAATAGAAGAATTAATTCCAGATAATTGTCTTATAATTGAAACTGCTTCAAGCATATTAGCTGTATCATCAGCGTTAAGAACTAATTCCTTCTGGTGTAACATAGCAAGTTTTCCATCATTAGAATTCCAACTTCCTGTATATCCACCGGTAGCAAAAGCATAATACTCACTACCCAAACCATTTTTCTTAATGTACTCTTCAGCAGCTTCTTTAGTCGCCATATATTGTTGAATAACATCTCCACCAGGAGCTTTTACCTTAATACCATGAGCTGATGAAGGCGTCACACTAGCACTATCTTTCATTATTTCTTTTAATATTTCTTCATCTGTCCAACCGCTACCTTTATAACTTTCGTATTGTGCCTGAGTATAAAATCCATACTTAGTTAATTCTTGAGCTAATGAGTTATATCCATCAGATCCTGTACCTGCAATAGAAACCCAGTTACCTGCAACAGTATCCCAAATACCATAGTTTCCACTAAATTGGCTTTCAACCTTGTATCTACCCTTTTGATGATTTTCTATATTAATTCTAGAAGAAGAATCAAGTCCACTGCCACCAGTTCCACCCGCCGCAGCTCTTTGGAATTCATATTCCTTCTGAATTGCTTCATCTAAAACTGAAACAAAACTTATAGCAGCATCTCTAGCAACACCTAGTTTCTTGATATAATTCTCCATTTCAATTCCGTTTTCGTAAACAGAATCTTTAACTCTATACCAAGCATCTTCCAAAAAGCCAAGATAACTTTCGTACTCTGCAAGTTCACTAGTAGCTGTAGCAACTAAATCACTAGTAGCATCCTGTAATTCCTCAGTAGCTTCAACATCTTCATAGATTTGAGCTTCTACATCAGCATAATCTTCACCTGCGGCAATGCATCCTTCTCTTACGGCTTCACCGTAATCAAGTTGAGCTTGAGTACATACTGTCATAGCTTCAAGCATTGCGTTCTTAACGCTGTCAGGATTGTTAGACCATATATCAGTAATGTCTGATGCAGCAGTAGCAAAATAGTCTATCGTTTCCCGCATAGCCTCATCGCCATGCTCAACAATAGCGTCATAAGCCTCTCCCGCAGAATTATATACATCAATAGCACTTTCAATAGCAAACTTAGCCATTTCATCAATAGCACGTTTCTGACTATCGATCATAAGATTGTAGTTGTCTGTGTTTACCATGTACTCAGTAGCAAGTAAAGCATTTGTCTCTTCCGCAAGATTAACCTCATGTGCTTTTAATTCATCTGCTTTAGTGTTCATTTGAGTAGCATAATAATCATTATACCAATCAATCATCATCTGATACTGTGCTTTTTCTTCTTCGGTAGCGCCAATCATTTTAGCCTCAAGGTCTGCAATAGTAGTAGACCAATCCTCTGCAAGCTTTATCATTTCCTCTTTTAAATCAGAAACATTTTGCTTTACATATTCATAGGCTTCATATTGAGCATCTAAAAGAGCTTGCTGTTTGTCGTCTAAGTCGCCCTCATCCGCAACATATTGATAACTCCAGTTTCCTGCTGTATCTCTTGTTACTTTAAGAGCATTTTTATTATTGCGGGCATCCTCAAGATCTGCCTCTGCCTGTGCAACAGCTAATCTCTTTTCAGCAAGAGTGATATCGTATTCAGTAAGAGTAGTTCTATCCTCTAAAGATTTAACTTGACTCTCGTATAAATCCTGTAACTTCTGTTGAGACTTAGTAGTTGATGCTTTATCAATAGCCTCCTGATACTTGAGACTTAATTTTTCTAACTGATAAATCTTCTCCTGGTCATCGTAAACTCCATCTGCAGCTTCTTTTGCAAGATTCCACTGTTCAGATACGAAGTTATAACTTGAACCTTTCATCAGTTTCTTTTCAGCATCGCTAAATGCCTTAGCCACTGTATTAGCATAACTCTTAGCAAGATTCTCTAAGTATGCCTCTTCAGCGGCATGAAGGTCTTTGATAGTATTATCCCATGCGGTTTTAAACTTCTGAGCAGCATCAGAATCTGCACCATACTCGGCAGCAGCTTTTTCATACTGACTCTGATAAAAAGCATTCTGGTCTCTCAAAGAAGCTAACTGTGTAAGATAGTTCTTTGATTGAGCGTTATATAAGCTATCAAGGAAATCATAAGCCTGTTGACCATAAAGTAATTCTATAATCTTTGACTGATGATTTAAGTCTGCGTTGATAGCTTCGATACTATTTTGAACTTCTCCAAATTTATCAATAACTTCATCAATAGCAGAATTGTAATTATCCCAACCATTCTGGTATAAGTCAAATAATGCTCCTGCGTCATCTACAAGCTGATCTTGTAATTCTTTTAACTTATCCTGAGCCTGAGATATTGACTCGAACATAGAGCTATCTCCGCCGGCTTCCATCTTATCGATTTCCGCCATAACCTCTTTAGCTGCTTTAAGTTCATCATCAATAGTTCCGCCTTCTCCGCCAAGAGAGTTAGCATCAAATACAGCAGTTTTAAACTGTGTACCGAAATCTGTCCATCTTGACTTAAAGTTATCTTCTATCTTTCCGATAAAGTCATTCCAGTCTCTATCTGCTTGGTGAGTATCAAGTTTAAGAGTTAACTCTGTTTCCCAACCGGTTAAGTTATTCTCTTTAATCTGGCGGGTAATGTCATCAAGTTTATCTTGAGTTTCCACCATCTTATTATAGAATAACTCGTCATATTTATCAAGAACTTCTTTAAAGGTATTATAATCTTTCTCGTAAGCCTCAAAACTTTCATCAGATATGTTACCAGCATTATAATCTGCAACTACCTGGTTATACTGTTCAAGAGAAGCCTTAGTTTGAGCAAGATAATTCTGTATCTGTCCTTCACTATCAAAGATAATTCCGTAACCTTCAAGCTGTTCTCTTAACTCTGCGGCTTCCTTATGCTGCTCTGCGGCAAGGTCATTATATTTCTGAGCCTGTATTTCAAGTAGCTCATTTTCTGCCTTCAGAGAAGAAATTAATTCTGTACGAGATAATTTTTCCTGTTCCTTATCGAGCTTTGATAATGCATGAGTAACTTTCTCAATGGCATTATTAATATCCCAATAACGGTCATACTCATCATCGAAATCTTTTTCTTCTTTATCTTTTGTCTTACTACTACCGCTTCCGCTACCGCCAGTTCCTTCGAAATAATCAACGGAACCCATTAAGCGTAGTTTATTGTATGCGGCTTGGATAGCTTCTTCAGCAGCATCTGCATTAACACCAAAATCTGAAGCACTTAATCCGGCTAAGCCATAAGCATCTTTAGTAAACTGGTCAAGTAATTCCGTACCTGCCGCAACCTTACCTGCAGTCTGTAAAGCAACATCGCCAAGGTCAGAATATGTTCTACTTAATTCATCGGTGGCATCAGCAGCTTCGCCTTCTTTGAGAACATGGAGGTCAGTAATTAAGTCAGCCATTACTTGCTGTCTCATATAAGCCATCTGAACATCCATTAAAGATGAATATGTCTCATTATTAATCTTTAACTGACCATTTTCAAGCTCAAGACTAGCCACAAAGGCGTTATCCATTTCAACTAACTGTTGAATACTATCTATTGAGAGCTTACCATTATCATTATAATCATCAACGACACTCTGTAAAGATGAATATTGAGATTGCAACATATCAATAGTAGAACCAATATTTTTATATTGCTTTTCAATCTCTGTGTTAGCCTCTGCCGCACTTACCGTACCTGCCTGTAGAGCATCCATCTCTGCCTGGAGTTCATTTGTAACATTAATTACTTTTCGAGTATATTTTTCAACGGCTCCTTGAGATGTTAAATAAGATTTTATAGGAGTTAAAGAAGAACTCATAGCTTCTGCTAAATCATTTTGGGCTTTTACCAAAAATGCTTGAGTTTTTTCACTATTATCTCCATTCGCTATTTTCTCTTGAGCATCACGAACATGTTGTTCAGCTTCAGCAATTTTATCTTCATTTTCTCTTAATACATCTGCTAATGCGCCACCACCGATGGTGTCTAAAAGTTCTATATATTGTTCAACACCAGCACTGCCATCGGTAAGTAACTCTTCAATAGCATTAAGTTGATCATCAGTTAACTGAGAAAAATCTATTGTAGAATATTTTTCTTCAAATAAATTTTCAGCTATATCAGCAGCCTGTCTAAATGTTTCGATATTGCTTTCATCAATATCGAACATATCACCAAATTTTATCGAAGTATCTAAATTATCTAATTCATCTTGTAACTCAGCAATAGACTGTTTAGTAATCTCTGCATTTTTACTAGTATTGATTAAACCTTCAAGTAAAGCTTGACTTGCTACTCTTGTTTGAGTTTCAAAATCACTATTTTCGAAGGTTTCACGATCCATGATTAAACCAGTTTGAAGTTTAATCTCAGGTCTTCCGTCAGGGAATAAAGCGTTTATTTCATCTTCTTCAAATTTACCTTTACCATTGGCAGCTGCGAGTGTGGCAGGTATAGTCATAGCAAATTCAGAATCGGAAACTAAATTAGCAAGATTACCATATTTCTCTAAAAATTCGTCAACATCTTTGCCAGTTTCCTTAAAATAATTCTGGAATCTAGCTAAAAATACTAACTCAGCCTGGGTATGTTCTGCAAACTCCTCGAAATAACCTTCGGGATCTCCGAAGATGGCTTCCGCAAGATTATAAGCCTGAGTGTTCTTAAGTCCTTCCCCAGAAAACTGTGAAAGTATCTTATTAACTTCATCCTGTACTTGCTCTCTGCCTTCATCAGTATCAGCATAAGCACCAGAGCTTATAAGTTGGTTATAAATATCATCCCTAGTTGCAAGGAAATTTTTAGTAGTTACATCATTTGCGGTAAGTGTATTTGCAATATTTTCTTTAGTTGCAGTAATTACCTCTTGAGATATAGTATTTAAAGAATTTAAACTACCTTCAGCAGCATCAAGATATGAAAGTAATTGAGTTGACATATCTGTATTTGCTGATTGTAAAATTTCTTTTACAGCGGTAGTATCTTTAGATAATAATTCAACAAAATTATCTAAATTAATTTCATCTACTCCTAATCCTACAGTAGTAATTAAATCTTCAATACCATATTCACTACCAAGATCCTTTAATCTAGATATAATATACGATTCATCTGTATTTTCACCTAACGAACCTTTTAATTGATAATTACCGGTCAAAGCATCGTATGCTCCACCCCAAGCACCACCTGCCGCAGCATATATATCACTGCTAACAGCATTTTTACTGCTTTCAAGAGCTCTTTCTTCTGAAGCTTTATATTCTTCGCCTCTTTTAGCAGTAGTTTCATCAATAATATTATTTAACTCTTCATAGCTTGCGGAAAGGGCTTTTATAGCGAGTTCTTCTTCGCCATATTGTAAACATAACTTGTAAGTTTCATTTCTTAAATCTGTAATTGATCTAACATCTTCTGACTCGTTAAGTTCATCATATGCCTGCTTAAGATTCTTAATATTCTCATATTCTTCTTTTTTCTTCTCGGCAAGCTCCGCATCTTTTCTAGCAGCCTCTTCAGCATTCTTAGCATTCTTTTCAAGATAATTATTATAAGCTGCAAGTGCCACTTTTGCACCAACAAAAGCAACTGTTGCTATTGCAGCAACGTGTCCTAATACACCAAGACCTGTATATACTTCTTTAAGAGCTTTTAAAAGACCTCCGCCTTTCTTAACGATAGCATCTTTTAAACCACCGATACCTTTTTTAGAAAGAATCTCAAATCCTTTTAAAAGAGTCTTTTGAGGATTTTTTAAATCTTCAATACTCTTTATAATATCAGTAATACCATTTTCATCTCTTAACTCGTCTAATTTTTTCTGCTCATTATCATTTGTTTTTTGAGTTCTATCTATATCTTTTTGTACTTCTTTTTGCTTTTTACTTACTCTTTTAAATTCATCTTCATCTCCGGCATTCCATGCATCTATTCGAGCTTCTTCTAATTCATTATATTGCTCTGTTAATTTTTCTATTGCCTTTTTGTTTTCTTCTATAACCTCTAAAGTTATTCGTATATCATCATTTTCTTGTTCTTTTTCTTCTTGGAGATTTTTAAGCCGTTTAAGTTCTTCATCACCTGCTTCTTTTGCCGCTTTTGTCACTTCTTTTATTGCGGGCGTTATTTTCTTCCAACCCGAACTAACAATAGGAAAATAAAAAACCATATTAGTCATAGTTTGAAGTAATTTTTGTCCTATACTTAAATCATTATTACTCCAAATCTGACCAATTTTAGTAATACCGGCAATACCTGTAGCTACTTTACTTATACCGGCACCGATGTCCATCCAGCCTTTCGCTACTGCCCTAGCATCCATAGCATCAGCAAAACTTTTTTGAGCTTCATTAAGAGAATTTTGTGCCCCAATTACGTTATTAACAGCATCTCTAAGTTTTTCTTCTTTTCCTATTTCTTCTTCAATAAGTTTTAAAGCTAATTGATGATTAATAGTATTATCTTCTGAATTATATGCTCCGCCAACTCTTAATTTTGCTTCAAGACTCTCAAAATTAATTGAACTGCCAAATTTATCACTACTTTTTGATAAAAGATCATCAAAAACGCTCTTTGATATAGTATCTCCCTGATCTTTATTATTATCATATAGCTCTTCAATTTTATCACTTAACTCTTTATAAGTATGCTGTAGTTCAGAAGCTCCATTAACTAACTTTGTTTGTAATTTTCCAAGATTGTCAAAATTACTAAAATCTTCTTCACTAATGCCTTTAATGACACTATTCAATTTTGTATAATCATCCTGTAATAACTCTACAGTTTTTTTATCTTCTATTAACTGCGCCCCAGATTTAGTTAATTCATTAAATCGTTTTCTTTCTTCTTCTGTTAAAAGAGACGCATTTTCATAAATTCTATGATAAAATTCTTCTTGTTCAGCTAAAGCTTTATTAGTCTCACCACCTGCGGCTAATCTTGAAGTATCTCCAACAGTATTCCTTAATTCTTGAAGTTTATTAGCTTCTTCTAATTTTAACTGTTCTTGATTAGCCTTATTCATAGCATTTTGGCTAAAAAATGTTGCTAAAGGTCCAGTAGTAGCCCCGGCTCCCATCGCAAGTGCAGCTGGTATAATTCCTGACAGTCCGCCAAATGATTCTACTAAATGATCTACCACTTTAACTAAGCCAGTAAGCATATCATAGAATGATTTAACATCATCACTATCAAATAAACTAGAATATAAATCTTCAGATGCAGCTCTTAATTTATTTAAATGAGCCTGCATTGAGTCCATATAGATTTCATTCTGTTTAGTAAGTGTTCCTTCTGCCGTTGCCGCAGTCTTTAAGTTAGTCTGGAATTTATCCCAGTTACTCATTAATGCGACTAATTGGGTATACTGTCTTGTACCAGCAACAGTCTGTGCTAAAGCCACTTGAGTATCAGCACTTAAACTTTGCCATTTAGAACCCATTTCATCAAGGATATCATCCATATCCTTAAGATTTCCGCTAGCATCTTTAATATTAATTCCAACAGCCTCTAATGCCTGAGAATATTTACCTAATGTAGTACCATCATCAAGAGTATCTCCTAATTCGAGATCCTGGATACGAGCAAATAATGTCTTAAAAGCTGTACCTACGATATCTGCAGACTGACGAGTTTCAGATACTACTGTGGCAAGAGCGGTCGTAGCATACTCATAACTTAAACCAACGGTGTCCGCAACTGCCGCAAACTTTTCAAGACCTTGAGCAATTTCCTCAGAAGAAGATGCGGTTGCCGCACCAAGAGCGGTAATGGTATCGCCAAAAGATTCAAGTGACTTAGTACCATCATCGAAGTTGTTCCAAATAGCCGTCATGTATTCAGAAACTTCATCCGCGGAAGCTCCTAAGGCGTTAGCCATTTTAATGGTAACGTTAGTTCTTTCCGCAACCTGCTCATCATCCAAACCTTGCTGGTAGTAAATAAGAGAAGCATCAGTATAATCAGTAGTAGTTGTACCTAATACCTGTGCTGCATTATTTGCCTGCACCGCAAACTCTTTCATATCTTCCGCAGATTTTTGTGTAACGATACGAATATCATTTAAAGACCTATCTAAGTCTTTAATATATCCTATAGCCTGAGAAACTGTTTTAGTAGCGGTATTTAATATAGCATTAAATCCTGTATACATTACAGTATTTTTAAAACTGTTAAACAATTTATCAGTAAATTTATTTGTATATTGAACTGCTGTATTTAATTGATATACTTGTGAAGTAACTTTCGCAAAAGCGGCAGTTCCTTCCGGTCCTAAAGTGGCAAGGTTAGTCTTAATTTGATTTAAGCTCATTCCACTATTTTGAATACTTTTCTGGAAAGTGTTGAAATTAATACCGTTTAAATTTATATCAAAGGCAGAATCTAGTGCATTTTCAAGAACTCTCACTGAAGTAGTAACTTTTTCAACTTCTTCTGCAGAGAAATTCTGTAAAAAGTCTGTGTCAACAGCGCCTAACTCCTTTAGCGTTCTTTTTAATTCATTTAATCCAGACATATCAACATTTGTTTTAATACCAAGATTAAATGTTAATTGATTATTAGCCATCTCTAACCTCCTTATAATCTCTTTTTGGTCTAAAAACAAAAAATAGACCTCGTTATTTAATGTAAATAACGAGGTCTATAGATTAAATCATTTTACCCTATTTTATTTAAGACCAGAGCTCTTGGCTATTGAAACAACATTTTCCATTTTATCTAAATCAAGAGATTCTAAGGCTTTATTAAATTTATCTGTGGCATCTGGCGCAAAAGCAAGGAATTTATCAATAAATCCTCTTGCAGAATTGCGGTAAACGGTATAGTCATCAACCATCCTAGAAAGTAATTCAAGTAAGTCTGAATAATCTTTTGCGGGCATGGCATCAATTACTGCTTTAATAATACCATCTTTTTCTAATGAATCATATAAAGCAAGGATATCTGCTTTATCTTCATCAGAAATCTCTAAATCAGTATACTTTAATATCAGATATACTTCAAAAACAGCACTGGTAATAAGATCAGTCATCACAGTACCGCCATCCGCCTTCTGCATTACCATCTCAAGCAGATTCTTTTTTTCTTCTGTTGATAAAAATTGTTTTACCTTAATTTTAAGTTTTCCAACCTCTATTTCTTTATCGTTAGGGATTGTATTATTTATTTCATACTTCATAGAAGTGCCTCCTTTTATTTCCTAATATAATTATAACAAAATTTTTCTATTTTGTCAAGATTTTTTAATTTTACTGTATAACTCTCCTATATTGTTAATATGAACAGAGATTTTTCTCTTGTTAAAAGTGTTTTCTACATATTTTGTAAAATCTTCATAAGGTTTATGTTCAAAACTCTTAGAACTTAATCTTTGAACACCACTACTAATTGAAAAATCTTCATTTGAATTTTTATAATGTTGTAAAATTGCATTAATTGGAATTACCTTTACTTGTTCTCTTGAAAAAACTACTAAAAATTTGGTATAATCATCTTTAACATATCCTTTTAAAGCTATTTTCATTGTTTGAGCATTAACTAATTCATTAGTAATTTTTTTATAATTAGAATAATTTATATTTATAGGGGATTTCCTTTTCGCATCTGATATTCCGCTATCATTAACTCTCAAATTGGCATAATGAGCTGCGAACTCCCCGCTATTATCTATTGATTTTAAAATTCTATCAAAGGGAGTTTTTGAAACTAAAGATACGCTTCTATCAAAATCTTTCGCATTTTTTACCGATAAATTCGTTTTTTCGCCATTAAAAGTTATTGCCACGTCGGTTTTACGCTTATATTTTTCTGTTTTAGTAGACGTATCTATAGTAACGTCATCGCTATTATAACTCTTTTTTACTGTTTGACTATCTTGTTGTTTTATATATTTATTTCCTAAGAATATCTTACTATTGTCAGAGTTAAACTCTTGATTCAAATTTTTTTGAATATATTTAATTAAATCATCTTGACTGTCTCCAGAGAATTCTTCTAAAATACTACATATATTATCATCAGCTATTGCCGATAAAATTTCTCCTATTTCACCCTGCTTACCAGATACGTTCGGTAAAATAGTAAACATCTCTAATATATCATTAATTTCTTTAATTTTACCATCAGTCTCTCTTCCGCCAATATTTTTATTTATTTTTAATTTTTCTTTTATATCTTGTAAATTTGTATCATATTCTTGGAAAAGATTTTCTAAAGTGGCAATTTCTTTTTCTGTATATCCAGTTTTTGATTCTATATTTTCTATAATATTTAAAAGAATTTCACTAGTTTTTCTTGCTTTTTTTAACCTCTCTTTAGATGATCGTCCAATATCTTTACAAGCATTTTTCATCTTATCCTTGTATTGCCTTTGAAGTTTTTGTCTTATTAGAAATAAATCTCTAACATCTTGATTTCTAAGCATAGAATATAAGTTTCCATGTAAGGTATAACTATAACCTTTTATTGCATTTGCCCACTCATTATTAGTTGCTTGAACAATCGCATCTTTAATATTAGAATTTCCCAATAATTGAGTATATCTTTCTTCCATCTTTTCGGCAGTTTCAAAATCTTTTTTAGAAACTTTATTTTCCTTTTGATTAAAAAAAGTATCTCTTTGTCTACTCAACTTTTCTAATCGTGGTGGTGTTTCTTTAACTTTTCCATTTTCCACATTTTTAGGTGTCTTTTTAAGACCAAAACGTTGATAATTTATTTTATGTCTATGAATTATATAATTTCCAAATATATCACTTATAATAATACACCCCTTCCCGCAGTTTTATATAAAAAAAAATAAGGGGTTCATAAAGAACCCCTTATTTATAATCTTAATCAGATTAATCAAGTGTAATTGACTTACTATCTGTAGCAGTACCAAGAGTAGCTGTAACTGTAACTTCAGCACCTGATGAAAGAGCACTAACATCAACTGAGAATGCATTACCAGCTTTTGGAGCAACATCAAGATTTGTAGAACCAGAAACTGCAGTAATTGTAGGTGTATCAGTAGAACCTGTTACTGTATAAGAACCATCTACAGTATGTCCTTCAGATGTCTGCTCAGTTAAAGCACCAAGAGTTACTGTAGGAGTAACTACAGGCTCATTAGTATGAGTATCAGCATCAATATGAGTATGGAACTCTGTATCGTTAATGTCACCACCTGTAACAATCTGGATATCACAAACTGTCTTCTTACTTCTGTCGAACATTGTATAAGCAGGCATAGCATCCATTACGAAATCGAAAGTAGAAGGATCGCCAGATGCAGCCATTGTGAATGTAAATGCTGACTGTACCTTTACCTTAGGGAAGATAATTGATGCAGCAAGATCCTTACCTGTAGCTTCATCTCTGAAAAGTGTATCTGCTTCAACGTAGAAGAATCCACCAAATGAGCTAGGAAGAATATTAATTGTCTGTACGCCTTCCTTGAATGCGATATAGAAATCTACCTTAGCAGAAAAGCCTGCTGTTGTATTTGCTATTGTGAACTCTAAAGGATTAGCAGCTGTGATTTCAAGCAGATAATCTTCATCACCAGCAGCACCTGTTACAGTAATATCACTATCTTCAATGTAATCTGTAACTGAACCTGAAGAGTTTGTCTTCATACCGAACATCGGTATATCAGAGCAGTAATAAAGTGTTGTAGCTGTAAGACCAAGTTCACTATTTAATTCATCAAGAGTAATTCTACCCTTACCAGAGTTATCAATATTTACATCATAAGATACATGAATATGTGCAATCTTAGAAGGTGTAGCATCAATAAGACCTGCACCAGAAAGAACTGCCATACCCATAGGACTCATAAGAGCGTCAGTAACAGTGAAAGTCATTGTTTTTTCACCTTCCCAAGAGATGAGACGGTTATAACCACGACCACCCTGTGCGTAAACTACTGTTGTAGCCTGCTCCATGTTAGAAGTTGTAGCTGTATCTATGACAAAAACGGGCTGTCCAGCTTTAAATGTTTTGCTTCCTATCTTTGTACCGTTACTAAGAGCTTTGAAAGTAACATTACAAATTTCACGAACACCAAAACGTCCTTGCATATATGTTTTCCTCCTTTTTTAGTATGCATTAATTATGTAAACGGTACAATTTTGTTACCGTTATACCTCTGACATCCAATCTTCTGCCTCGTCTAAACCAGTAGCACCTGCAAGTTGTGCAGCATAATGAGCATCCCATTTAACTTTAAGAATATATCTTTGAAATTGAGTTTCTATTTGTTCAACAGTATAATTTAAAATAGTGTTTAAATCCATCTGTAAACCAATACTTAATATAGATGCATACCTTTTATATACACTAATATCTTTTTCATTTTCAAGTTCCTTATTCTTTTTGTTTTTACCTTCCATTAATTTATTTGCTATGGCTTGTGCTCGGCTATCCGCGGGAATATATACATTCTTATCAGAATCGGTACCTGGGAACATTTTAGAAAGAATCTGTTGAAATTCAAGAAAATTAGTATCATCTATGAAAGATACTATCCCCTCTTCCGCCTTAACTAACTGTATATCTCTTTCACGAATTTTTATTTCAAAGTTTGGAAATAGTAAAAATAATAAAGACATAAAGTTTTGTCTTGCATTAACTTCTTGTTGGTCTTTATTATTTACTATTGCTATAAATATCTCAAAATCACTCTTATTCGATAAACCAGAATTGTCCTGAGATTTTCTTATAATTTTTGGAATGTACAAGATTAAATGAACAGCTATTCTAAAAGTTGTTTCGCCTATTAATCCAATCTCTTTTATAGTTGGATTATGTATTACTATTTTAGCAGAAGTAAACGGTATATCATTATTTGTAAAAAATAATAATTTATTTTCCATTTATTCTTCCTCAACAGGTAAAGCGTCATCAACTCCATGAACGGCACTATATAATAAACAATAGCCGCATAAATCTTCATCAATAACCAATTCGTTACAACTGATAAAGTTAAATGTTCCAATACCAGATAATCTTGCTCCATTTAAAATTGCATCTATATAACCGGCAATCTTTAAAGGTCTAATTCTATAGTTTCCAATATCCCAATTATCTGGATGGCACAATATATCAATCATAACAGTGCAATCTCTATAATATTCATTGCTATTATTAGGGGTGAAATTATCAAAAGTGATAATGATATAAGTTTGACTCTCTTGATTTTCACCCCTAGCAAGTTTAGGAGTATATCTTACATATCCTTCTTCTATCAGTTTTCCAACTGTAGTTTCCCTTACCTTCTTATTATACTCCGGATTAGTTCTATTATCTAAGCAATCTTTAGTATTTATAACAAGTAATCTTTTTAATTCATCACTACAAGGCTGATTATCTACAAATAATCGTTTAATAATCTCCTCTAAATCTTTTTCACAAGAGAGAAATGATGAATTATAGTTACCAATATAACCATTGTTTTTTGCTATTCTCATAAAAAGCCTCCTTGTAAATCTCCTTGACTATAGCGATTTTATTACAATAGGCAATTCAGCAATAACATTATCACCATCAGAATATTTTATAACAAAATCTCCCGACCTACCAGTTACAATATCAATAGAACAAGTAGTTTGTGCGGCAGCCGTTATCTTCGCTTTACCGTTAGATACCGACCATGTACCAGACATATCAGTATTCTGTATTGAATAAGATAAATCTGTATCATAAGGATAAACCTGTAATGGTCCATCAATATAAGGTACAGTTGTGTCAGGTTCTATTATTTCAGTTTCGGTTTGAACATCCTGCATTTCATTATCAAAATATTCTTCCAGATATACTTCTATAATATCAGGTTGCGTATATCTATCAACAGCCGCAACCCGCCAGTTATGATTATCAAATTTTAATATTTGGTGTCTTTTGAAGAACTCATTAGTTTCTTCATTTTTAATAACATAAAACATTAAAGAATAATTCATTTCGTTATATTCTATGCTATGTTTCTGTTTCCAAACTAAATCTGTTTCAACTGGTCCCCGCAACCAAATGTGATACTTGTTTTCTTTTGCTTGTATCTCATAGTCACAACGTCTTATTTCACCTCTGAAATAAGCTTCTTCGGTATATCTCCTATCTATAACCATCCAATAAGTTTGAGTCCTATCCCAATAAAAAACCTCTCCAGGTTTCATACCAGATTCAAACTCTATCGAAATTTCCTTCTGGTCATAATCTGTAGATAACTTTATTGGATTGATTAAACATCGCCATTTTTCATCCTTAAAGGTAATCCATTCCGCTTGGTAACTATTTTTCTTAGCACTCCTTAAAGATTGTAATTTACCTTTAACTATACGGTCATCATTCGTAGGACCGCCGATAGCGTTCATGCGGGCCTTCATTAATTCTAAAGACATTCCTTTGCCTTCTCTAACAGGCTAAGACATTCAAAAATGCCTTTCCTATAATCTAAAAAATCATCCTTTTCGGTTAAAAGTGTTAAAGATTCTAACCTACTTAAGAGTCGGAATAAGTCTATCTGACCGTTAAATAAACTGTCCATCCCGCCAATCTCTATAATTAAATTATGTAAGGATGATTGCCAATCTTTCCCCTCTTCTCTATCGGGTAGCAATTTAAAAATCCTATTGCTAATTCTAATGAAATTACTCTCAATTTCACTATCATTAATCTGAATACCATATTTTAATGTCATTTTACTACCTCCTTTTAGGTTATATTTAACCCATACGAAGGCTTAGTCATTATTAAATTAGCCGTTGAGCGAATTTCTCCATTAACATTAATTCTTCGTTTGTATACTCTCTGCAGGTGAAAGCATTGCCGCGAAAACTCTCGTATCATAACTTGTAACTTAGCCATATGATTAGCTTGAGAGGTCATTTTAAAATCAGCTCCGGTATAACGCATTTTGGTATTTTCAGTTATTGCTAACTGACGATTAAACCATTCAATAACCATTGCTAATGATAGTATATTTATTTCCTCCTGTGTTAAAGAACTATTAAATGCACCATCTCTCCATCCGGAAAGTGGTGCATCTGTATAATTACTTTCATATCCGTTATAGATACCAAGAGAATCATAGTAACCAATTTCATAGTCAGTTATATCAAACCTAGGAAATTCGAAAAAATGCATAGCGTTTAAAAGGATACCTTGTAAGTCTTTATAAACATCAGATTCCTCCATCTCCATATACATTTCCTCAGTTACTCTTTCAAAAAAACTATCATAAATGGTAGTGAAAGGTGTAGTTTTATTTGCACTCATCTTTCACTCTCCTTCACGTTTAATTATTCTTCTCGTCTTACGACTCTCCTTTTAGGAGCATCGGCAGTGTTACTAGTAGCGTCATCCGCAACTCGTCTAACTTTTTCAGACTGCTTTGCAGAAGTATCTTCAGAACCATCATCAAATTTTGTATTCTGAATCTCTATTGCTTTGGTAACATTAAAATTAAGTTTCTCAAAAATAGCATCTCTTTTTGCAACGTCATTAAGAGGAAGAGATACTGCGAGACTTTTTACAATATCGAGAATACCTTCTGGTGCAAAGTCAAGTAAATCAAGAAATGCGGCTTGAGAACCGTTAATAAGAATATCTTTTACCTGATCTTCCGTATAGAAATATTCTCTCTCTACATCAAAACCCAATTCGTCAATAGCTGCTTTATCTTTTACAGCAAGTTTATTTAAAATCAGCGCCCTTCCGCCTTCTGAGTTATATAAAGCAAATAACTCACCAAACGAAATTTCCTTAGTCTCTTTCGGAGTAAAATGTCTTTTAATGTGAAGTTCCGGAAGAGTATATCCTAAAGAACCAACTGATATATTTGTTACTTTAATCATTTTATTGTTATCCATATTTGATTTTCTCCTTTTATCTCTTGTTAAATAATTAAAATGGGGGAGTAAAATTCTTACTCCCCCTTATTAATTTTTAATTACTGGTTAATAACGCTAAGTGATGTGTTTTCATATACGCAGATACCAGGATTTACGAGGTAAGCTGCAACACCAACCTTCTGATATGTCTGGATTTCTTCAGACCAATCACGGTTCTCGAAAGACTTAACCTGAGCTGTTCCCTGGAACGCAATCTTAATAGGCTTCTCTGAACCTGTAGGGATAATATAAGCAAGAGCAGGATTGATAACCTTTACTCTGTTTGTATCATCTTCGAATGACTGAGGAAGAATAATAACATTATGTCCCTTGTATGAAGCAAATGTACCATTTGCCCAATACTCATTCTTCATCTCATTAGACCATCTGTCTGTGCTAACTGCTGTAGTAGGAGCTGCACCAACAGTAGACATAGCCCAAGCTGTTGTAGGAAGCATTGTTGTAGCAAATTCATATGTACAGTAAATAGTAGATTTACCATAAACATCTGCTGTCTGGATAAGTCTATCCATTTCTTTTTCGTCGAAAGTTGTATCTGTATGATAGTTAGCAGGTCTACCTGTAGAAATATCTGTTACAGCTGCTGCAAGAGCATTAGCGATTTCCTTGTAGATAGCCTCGTCAATACCTTCAAGAACGATCTGATAATACTCATCAAGAGTGTATCTACCAGATAAGAGCTCTTCCCACTCAATTCTAGCAGCACCACCGATAGCTGATACAGGAACTTCGATCTCATAACCATCGAGTTTAAATGTCTCATATCTACCAGCAAGACCAACCTTTGTGATGAACTGCTTTGCTCTCTTCTTTGAAGCCTCTGAAATTCTTACCTTGAATACAGGCTTATCATTGTTACCATATGTCTGAACGTCAGCAAATACGCCGTATGCCTGAAGAACTTTAACAGGAACAACTTCTGTAAGACCTACTTCGATAAGTTCGAAAATAAGGTTCTTGTTGTTTCTGTAATCTGCGGCAGTCTTACCAAGTTCATTAAGTTCTTTATTGAATGTAGTTCTAATAGCCTCTGCAGAAAGATCATTGCCCTGGAAAGAGAAGTTCTTAGCAGGATTTAAAGATGCTTTAGCATTAGCTCTAGCTAATTCGATAAGTTGTGTTCTATCTAACATTTATCTTTTCCTCCTTACTCAATTCTCATTAACTTAACAGCAGGCTGACCATCTGCAAGTGTATAAACTTTAACTACCTGGAAAACAGGTCCAGCATAAGATGCAGGCTGTGTAGCTGTAAGATAACCATTAGCTGCGATATAAAGTGATGTTGAAACTGCAGGCATTGCAGCTGCTGCTTCTGTGCTATCCTTAATTGCATTGATGTCAGTTACTACAAAAGCATCCTCATCAATAGCGTTTGTTGTGAAAATATCTCCAACTTCTGTTGAAATAAGTCTAGGATAAATTTCACCACCAATGTAGTTACTCTTTACCATAGCGAAATCTTTATGATTCTGCTTTCTTTCATCGGGAAGGTCTTCCTCGTTATAAATAAGCATCCACTCACCAGCTCCGGTAAGATTTACTTTTCCATTAGCATAATCATATTTTGCGAATCTACCATTCTCGATAACATCGCCCATTGTAGCTGTATCAACAGGTAACTGAGCAAGGATTTTACCCTCAACGATACCTGCAAGATGATTAGGCTCAACCTGAGCGAAACCGATTCTAGTATTTGCTTTAGCAAATCCTGGCATTTCTGTATCCTCCTTTGTAAAATTAAAAACTTATAAATTCTTTTCAACTTCTTTAACTGCTTTAACCCATTCCGGCATAGCTGAAAGGTTATCTGCCGCAGCAAAGATGATAGGCTCATTGTTGATTGGTTCTTCTTCAACAACTTCTTCTGTAGCCTTCATTTGTTTTCTAGCAAACAGAATAGAAAGTTTAGATTCTATTTCGTTTAAACTATATTTATCAATATTCTGAATTACATCAGCTTTATCTGCATCTGTTAACATAGAGAATGAATTGATTAACTTATCTTTTTCTTTCTTATCTACATCAGCTTTAAATGCAACTAACTCGTTATATTTAGCCTCTAACTCAGCATACTGATTCTTTAATGTGTTATACTCTGATTCTAAAAGAGAGTATTTTTCTTCTTTTTCTTTGTCAGCATCTTCTTTATCATCAGACTTATCGTCATCAGGCTTGTTGTCTTCGTCCTTAGCGAACTCAGCAGCGGCAGGAGCTTCTGGAGCTACCTCTTCAGCAGGTGCAGCAACAGGTTCTTCTGCAACAGGTGTAGCAGCTTCCTCAGTAGCAGAAAATTCTGCTTCTGGAGCAACTTCTTCACTAGCCTGAGCAACAGGTTCCTCAGCAGTAGATACTTCCTCCGAATTAGCTTCAAGTGTACTTTCAGCATTTTCAAAAGTATTCTCTACAGTATTTTCAATTTTCTCTTCATTAATTTCAAGAGTTTTGTCCGAATTTTCTGAAAAATTTTCTTGAACTGTAGGAGCAACTTCTTCTGTCATATTTTCATTGGTAGGCATCTGTACTTCTCCTTTCGGTGTTTCTATTGTTTCTTTTAATTCCTTCATCATAGAGAATAAAGTTCTATTAAAAGTTTCATCTTTTGTGAACTTTGAACTAACTTCTGGTGCAGTAATGGTAGCACCTTCAAAACAAGGTTCTACATCTTCACCTAAAATGCAAAGTTTCGAAAAGATTGCGTCATTTATAATGAAAAATTCAACACCTTTATTAGTGTCAGTTGACCAATATCCTTGTAAACTTTCTTCATCAAGTTCCATTGATTGATAATTTCCATCTTCAAGGATTCTCTTACATTCTTCGAACTGCTTAACCCACAGATAACCTTCTGTCATTAAGTAGTCTTTAATAGTAACATTCCCAAACTCATCAGTTTCTTGAAATTTTTGGAACCATATTCTGGCGTCAGGAGAAACAAAACCATAAGGTACTGTTAAAGTATTAAACTTAATTCCTTCGTCATCAATGATAATCTGCTGTCCATGGTCTCCAAAATCTTCCTTATTTTCAATATAATGTCCGACAATAGGTACGCCTGGAAGAGTTTGCGCCATTTCAGACGCAACCTCTTTTGATATGAAACTTCCGTTTCTATTTTCTCCGACGTACAAAACTTTTATTTCACACTTTGCAATCGTTGGACTTATTGAAGTAATGTGAATGAACTCGGGAGCGTCAATAGTAGCAACGCTTAATTTTGCTGGCATAACATCCTCCCATTACATTGATTCTTTATTTGCTATCGTTTTTTCCGATACCATTTCGCCCTTTTCTTCATTGGTAGGTCGACCCGCACCACTTTCCTCCTTATTTCCGCTTTTATTAGTAACCTGGCTTATTGTATCGCCATTCATAACAGAAGACATAAGCGGAGGAATAAATACATTAATAAGATCAAGTATATCGTTTTCAAAATAAGCATTTGACAATATACTACTCTGTGATTCACCAAGAGCAACAGCAGGAAGCATCTTAGAGAATCCAATTTGCATTTGTTCTTTATACATTTTAGAAAGTTCTTTATAATTATATATTGTTGTACTTAATAATTGAACTCTAAATTGTATTTTTTTACTTTTATTAAAATTTACTACTAATTCATTTAAAAATTCTTCAAATTGTAGTAATAAATTATACATTGTAGCAGCATCATTCTCAATAGAACGATCCAATGCGGCGGAACTATCGGTGTTAAACTGAAGATATGACACACCGGCTTCGTTATAAAGCTGTCTTTCAATCGTTTTAAGGTCATCCGAACTTGATGTAGCACTTCCTGTCTCAGAAAAACTTTCTACATCAACGTCCGCAAATGTTGTTAAAACTTCAGTACCAATCGCATCTCCAAGCATCTGAACTGCATTGTTATGCATCTGCTGGATTTCATCTATATCGAAAATCAAATCTCCATTTTTATCAAGTGGAAATTTCTGTACGATAAGCCGCATAATTCTTTGCATTAATTTTTTCTTATTTAAGTCTTGAGCTTCGTCAAGGTCTATAATAAGAGGAATAACCGATATAAAAGGCGGGAACTCTTCATCATTAAGAGTAAATCTAACCGTCATAGTAGGATCTAATAAATACCATCCCGCACTATCACCGGGGTCTACTTTTAACTTACCCTTTTTATATAAGTCATATCCCTTTTTAAACTCTTTCGGGAATAAGGTAACTACACGTTGTCTCATTTCTTCATTGCTATACTGGTCATCAAAATACTTCATATTAAACTCAACCGCAGGTTTAGTTCCGTACTTATAACGACTTCTACAATAATTTAAAGGCAATTCTTGTAAAACATAAGAATTTCCTTTTTCTATTTTATATCCATAGTAAGCTCCGAATCTCATTACTTTTAATGCAATTTCACCTAAAATTTTCTTTATTGAAGCTGCATCTAGTACATTAAGACATTTAATAAACTTCTCTATAATATCTTCACTTTTCATTTTCTTGTCGTTGATATATGGTGTTACAAACCAATCATATCTATACATATATGCCATATATCTCAAAATACGACCATAAATACCGCAAGTTTTAAAATAAAAATTAGAAATTTCTCTCATTAATGAGAGGTTACCATCACTGATAGCTTTTAAAACATATTGCTTATCACCAAACTTTGGATTGGCTTTTTTATAACTACCAATATTTATGATTGCATCATCTAATTTTTTAATGCCAACTTGTATTTTATTAAAGTCCATCGGAGGTCTTACTTGATTATAGTCTGAATATATGTCTGCTAATCTATTACGCAAAAGTATCTTGCACCTCCCTTATCTATTTTAACGGCATTAGTATCCCGCCGCCTTCATAATATAATCATAATTAATAAACTGTTCTTCCCAATAAGGAATAATTACCAGTGTTAAATTATGTCTCTTGCAGTATTCCCTTTTCATTTTATCATTATACTGTTGCTGATATAAACCCTTCTTGCCGCCAAACTTTGATTTAGCCTCATAATGTTGAATACCCTGATATTCGATTAAGAAGTCTATGTTACCGTCATCGTCGAAAACGGCAAAGTCAAAACGTAAAGGCCTCCCGCTACTACTTACTAAATCTGTAAATATATACTCTTCCTGAAAAGGTAAGCCCGCCATCTCTAATATTTCATGGATTTTAATTTCTCCTCGACTTGCTTTCATCTTTTTTCTCCAAAAATATTTCCTAATAACTAATATAATGTAAAAAATAAGGTTTGGGCATTTATAAAAAATGCCCAAAATTTATTTTATTTTCCAAAAAACATCATATCCGCAATATTATGAGTTCTTCGTCTCTTCTTTTTATTTTCCTCTTCCTTAATGTAGTATAACGCATATTCAAAAGCAGAAAATTTATCTTTAGGGATACCTCTATTATTCTGTTTTAGAATTATATTAACACCATCATTGGATTCAACAAGATTTAACATTTGTTCCTTTAGAATGCTAGTCTGTTGATATGGCATTAAATATTCGTTACGTTCATCCGGAGTCATATTTTGACCTACTTTTGTCTGCATCAATTTAGCTTTTGCGGTTTGTTCATCTATCAATAACTTTATCTTGCCGCTACTTAATTGGGTCTGTACATACGAATGCGCTTCAGTATTGATAGGTGCATTAGCTTTAATTAAAAACATAGCGTTCTTTTCCGCACCCTCGATTCTTAACTGTTTATAATCTTGGTCAGCACCTTCATAAGTTCCGCCTTCAACACCAAAAGCAGGAAGTTCAGTACCATCAATAGGATCGATTTGAGCTTTTGTCATAAAGTCAACAAATCCAACTCCAAGTCCGTTAGCATCGATAACAACTCGTCTAGCTTTAAACTGATAATAAAGTTTCTTTATATAAATAGCTTGTTCTTCAAAGTGGGTCGCCGCAAAAGAATAGAAATTAACAAGAGACTTAATAGAATCTCCTTGCGGTTGCGGCGTTACTTTTATAACTGCCACTTCCGAGTTACAATCTTTTCTACCTACATCGACACCGAGTATATAATAAGCACTTTTACTTGATTTTCCACTAAACTCTTTTTCAGACAAGAGCAAAACTCTATGTCTATCAAAACTAGCACTGGAGAAATAAGCATTATCCTGGTCTCCACTCCAAACGCTACCATATTCTCGGTCGAAAGATGCTTCATTATAAGTACCAGATAACTTCATTTCATTAACCATGTCCTTTTTAACGGCACCTTCTAGAATAGCTAATTCATAGTCTCCGCCAAAAACAAAATATTTATCTGGTTCAAAAATTGATGCAATTAACAACTCAATTTGTTTATCGTAAGCGAAAGAATTTTTCCATCCCGCGGACGTTATATATATTTGAGATTGGTTAATGACTTCATCGGGATCAGTTGTTGTATCCGGTAAATTCCTATCAATGTTAGTTGTAGGAATAATAATCTCGTTAAGAGACTTCTCTTCTACAAGAATAACCTCTTCTATCAGTCCGCCAGTACGTCTTTGACCACGGGAAGATTCCCTTGCCGCCAGTATATCAAGAACAGAGCCATTTTTAAATATATATTTTAAGTTATCTTTTGATGTTTTAGATACACCTCTATCAAAGTTTATTTCACGACCAAGTGCGGGAATTAACTTACAGATTTCTTCCACTTTTGACATAGTAATTAATGCTGCCTGCTCTTTACCACCGGTAGTAACAAATAGCTTCGCGCCAGGGAAAAGTATAGCTTTCAGCATAAGAGACATTATAGCCAAAAACGATTTACTGAAACCTCGAGTAAAAGTAGCATAGACATATTTATGTCTCATGCATGCCCGCAAGAATATTCTCTGAGTATCCCTAAATTTAAAAGGACAATCATCTCCTTTTATATCATCAACAAAGATATCTGGATATTCTCTATAATAAGCAATTAGTTTTCTTAAATCTGGCATCACCGCCTCTAATCGCTCTTGAGAGATTTCATCCTTTTTTAAATCACTAATATGCGAAGCAGACATATCTAACAAATTTTGTAAACTCATTTGTTATTATCATCCCCTTCCTCAAGAGTCTCTTGAACGGTTTGAGTATCTTCTATTTTTCCATTCTCTATAAAATTACTATACTCAATATAATCTTCATTTGAATTTTCTATGTTGTCAAAGCCTTTTGCTCTAACCTCTTGCAACTCTTTCTCTCGCTCTTCCGCACTTTCGTGTAATTTAATATAATTTTCAATCTGTTGAGCAAGAGCAGTATCTTGAGAAATTAGTTGTCTTTGATATCGTTTAAGATTCTCTATCTTTTCATCAATAATATCTTTTGTAGTTTCAATATCATGGCGGGGTATCTTGCCGCCAACCTTCTCTGCAAAATATACTAACTGACCAACAGAATCAAATTCACCGGTCTTTTCTTCTTTTCTCTGAGCCTCTGTAAACTTAGCCGACTTCATAAGGGCATCGTAAACTTTCGCAAACTTTTGATATGAATCTACATCGCCGCTATCGATAGCCTCATTCATCTTTAACGAGGTCTTACATATCATCTTAAGAGTATCAGTTCTTGCCGCACCCTGTATATCAAAAGAATCCATAAATTCTTTATACAATTCTTCCAACGATACCCATTGCGCGGGAGTGTAGTAAATACCCCATTTCATCGCTAAGTATTGCTTATCCTCTTCGGTTAAGTCTGAACCTACATCGGGAAGTTCTACAACTTCATATGGATGATCATTTACAGGGTAAGGACTAGGAGGACCGCCCTGCCCGCCAACCGCCTTTGTAGGGTCAAGAGCCATAACGGGAGGTGCTTCATGCATCTTCTCGTATGTGAGGAATTGAGCCTCACTAATTTCGCCATTTTCATAGGCTTCTTTCATTTTACAAATATCTTCTTCACTTTTGGCGTGCGGACTTGCGAGGTTCGCCGCATCCTCTTCCGCCTTCTTCTGAAGCATCTCTGTATCTTTCCAACCATACTTTTGCCAATTCTTAAGTCGCATCTTGGAAAGATATTTACCCATAACCGTCATACCGGTCATTTTATAAGGGTCTTTTTGGTAAGCCCTATCCCGCAATACATCCCATTCTGATTTTACGTAGGGGACATCAAACTTTTCGAGTATCCATAAGAATGTATCCTCTTGCCAGTTATTGACATGCATTGTAAGACAGGCTTTGCACAGCTCGCATTTAGTTCCATCTTTGTAAGTATAGAACTGTGTTAACGCCATCGTCTTCCCGCATTTAGAGCAGTACTGATGGGCGTTTTCCACAGGTGTAATTTTAGCTATCGCCGCCATACCTTATAATTTTAACTCCTTTCCGCGATTCCGCACTTGCTTTGTTGCGGCAGTCTTTGCATATAGAATAGAGTCCATCTTTACTTGATTTATTTTTTGAGAAAAATCTATTAGTACCTAATTTTATCTTGCCGCATCGAGTGCATTTCTTCCAATAACCCTTTTCTTCTTCTGTATAGTGCCATAAGAGCCAATTTTCCTTAGCCTTTTCCGCAATCAATTTGGGAATGCGGTTTTGCCATAAAGAAGATAAATGCTCAACAGAATAAGTGGTGTTGAATTTTGTTTTTAATCGCTCTTGTATTTCAATATTTGTGAACCCTTTTACTTTACAATTGATGATTTCTAACATTATAGGGTTCTCCGCAAAAGTTTCTAAAACTAGGTTCTTTAAATCTTCTAAAACCCACTTAACGTCTCCTTGCACATTTGACCAATTTCCTAAATAAAGTTTTTCATAGTTACAAAGAAGTGCGGAAATGTGCTTGGGGTTATAGAAGGAAATGATACCGTCACTCTGTACATCGCCTTCCGCATCAATAGTAACATGTTCAGTAAAGTCTATTTTAGAAAAAGCCTTTATTACATTGATGCAGTTTACAGATTGCGGTTTGAACATACTTCTTAAAACATACTGGTCTTTTTGAAGTTGGGTAAGCTGTTTATGAAGTATTCGTGAACGTTGACCCTTTGCCGCCTTTGCTTGCGCCTCTACTTGTTTTATATCTTCAACAAGTTGCCGCAAACCAGGTATTTCATCATATTCTTCTTCTGTTATTTTTTTATAATGATAAAAGATAATGTTTTTATCATTAGTTATCATATTGTAAATTGCGTCGCCGCAATTCTCATTATCCTCAAAGTGATTAACTAAGCCTTCGAAGGAGGTTTCCCGCCTATTCACAGTTACCATGTGATTTTCGGTAACAATGTAGTGCTTTTTGAAGGTGGGGTCCGCCATAACAATGTATTTACCAAGAGCCTCAAGGTAAAAATTAGTTAATCGTTCAGGAGGAGTATTTGCAATGATTTCTTTTACTTTTTCGACTCTCTCTTCGCAAGTGGTAAGAGAGTAGTCCATTTTTATATAATCTGTTTCCATTAAAAATTCTCCTTTTTTTAACTCTAATATTATTATAACAAAAATTTTAAAACTTTTCAATAGTTTTTTGGTCAAAAATTTTGCGGGAAGAGGGTTTTTTAAGTAGGAGGGGAGGGAGGGAATATAGTAATCGTTTTTAGAAATGAAAAAAACTTTTGGAGCGGGTGTTGTGGAGCAAAACCCATTTTACCGAATTCGCCCAGAAAATCCCATAATACCACCCCCACCTATTGCAAAATCAGAGACCCTATCTTGTCTTTTACACGGGGGAGGGGTAGGAATTAATTCAAAACAGATAAGGAATCCTCGGTTTGTCAACTCAAGAGACAAACCGAATTTGCGTATAATATCAGTTTTACGTAAAAATTGGAACGATTTCATCATCACCAAAACGAAGAAAAAAATCCGAAAAAACACTTTTTTACCTTTTGACATCGATGTCATTTTCTGATGGAAAACTGCCTTTTTCTCTTGGCGTTTCGCATCATCGCAATATGGTAGAAATCGCAAATCTTTCAAAAAATCCAGGAAAAACGCACGATGGCTACACGCAGCTACACCTATACATTATTCGTCGGTCCGCATCCTACCCGCGCGGACCGAATTTTCGCATTATACCATATCTACCAAAATTTGTCAATAGTAAATATGCACAAAAATATAGAAAAAATTTTCCCGAAATTTGTACAGTTTATCTCTTGACATTTTCTTTATGGTATGGTATAATTGTAGGCTAACAAGGATCCTGCTGCCTTAACTGGTCCTATTGTATTAAATAAAAAAAAATAAATTTTTTTAAAAAAAGTATTGACAAGATAAACTTGTAATGTTATAATGTATTTACAAGATAAGGAAAGGAAAGGTAAATGATTATGACAAACACAACAACAACTAACAACAATAAAACTTATAATTGGAGAAATGCTAGAAAAAGTCACAAGTGTATCGAAATCTCACCCTTTGAGAAAGAAGAAGCTAAAAAAAGAAAGAATTTAAACGTTGGTGTTTTCAGAGGCTTCATGTCTGATGGTCACTATCTCTAAAAGATAGTGACTTTTTATTATTTTAAAAATTTTTTAAAAAAAGTATTGACAAGGTAACCTTGTAATGTTATAATGTATTTACAAGGTAAGGAAATAAACAAAACAGAAAGTAAGAGGTAAAGGTTATGACAGTAGTAGAAATCAAGGAAATGATTAAAAATATGAAGGATACAGACAAAGTTATCTTTGTAAAAGAAACAACAGATAGAGATGGTTATCCTTATGAAGTAAAAGAAAATATCGTTGCTATCGTTAAAGAGGGAACAGAAAAAGTCAATGTTGGTTGTGGTATCATGAGATATAAAAGATAAAAAAATTTAAAAAAAAGTGTTGACAAAAGGTATGACATATGATAATATATAATTATCAAGAGGAAAGGTAAGGTAACAAATATGAAAGTAACAAAAGCAATCGAAATCACAAAAGAAATCTACGAGAAATATAAAACAGGTATTCCTTCACAGGCACAGGAAGAGGTTTACGGTAGAATTGCGAAAATGGTATTCATCTATAATCCTTATGTATACAAGTCAATGGATGGAAAATATTTTGCAAGTTATTCATATTATGATTGACAAAATGAAACAGATATGATAATATATAATTATCAAAGGAAAGGTAGGTATAAAGTTATGTTAGTAGTTATAGTGGTTACAATGTTTTCAATAATTCCAGCAGTAAAACTTGAGCAGAAAATTAAAAAAGTTATGAATATCGCTTGACAAATGCTCTACCTTATGGTAGAGTTGTCGGTCTGCGATGGGTTGCCGCAGACCGATTTTACTATTATACCATCTCTTGCGGATTTTGTCAATAGGAAAATTGCACAAAAATTTACACAAACGGATCCCGATATTTGTGCAACTTTTTCTAAAAAAGGTGTTGACAAAATAAAAAGGGTATGATAATATATAATTATCAAAGGAAAGGTAAGGTAAACAGATATGAGCAAAGTAACAAAGACAATCGAAACTACAAAAGAGATTTATGATAAGTACCACGAAACAGGCGTACCTTCAAAGGCTTATGAGGAAGTTTATGGCAGAGTTGCATCTATAGTATGTATTTATGGTCCTTGCACAGTATATAAAACACCCGATGAAAAATATGTTGCAAATTATTCATATTATGATTGACAAAATATTGGTTTTGTGGTAATATATAATTATCAAAGGAAAGGTAAGGTAATAAATATGAAAAGAGTTAGAGTAGAGTTTTGGTGTGATGCAATAGAAATTGCAAAAAAGGCTATCGATGCAATCATTTATGAAGATAGTTATATAGGTTACGTAGTAGAGTATGTGGCTATTTAGGCGGCAAGGCGATATGCGGGAACGTGTATCGCCGGCGCGTCTGCACTTGAGACGCGCCGTTCTATCTATTATACCATACCTTGAATATTTTGTCAATAGTAAAAATGCACAAAAATAACAAGAAAAAAATCCTATAATTTGTACACTTTTTCCTCTTGACAAATTCCTTGCGGTATGGTATAATGATTTGCGGCTTGCGGTGTATCATAAAAGATATATTGTATTAAATATAATTTGATACAATATAATTCGTTAATTTTCACAAAATTTTAGGATTTTTTTGTGAAAAATAAAAATTAAAAAATTTTTAAAAAAGTGTTGACAAGATAAACTTGTGATGTTATAATGTATTTACAAGGTAAGGAAATAAATAAAAGAAAAGAGGTATTTAGTATGAGCAATATGAAAATGATGGTTACCGTTAACAATACACCTGAGGTATTAAGCAAAGGATTTGTAGTTGCAAGATACTGGGATGGAGAGCTTTGGTATTATGGCAAGTATGATTCTAAACAGTTCGCAAAAGAGGTTGCTGAACAGGTAGACGGAATAGTCTTGACAATAGAATAAGGTTAAATATGGGGAGTTGAAAAAATAACTCCCCAACAAAAAAAATAAAAAAATGCTTGACAAATAAAATCAAAGTGATATAATATAATTATCAAAGGAAAGGTAGGTAACTAATATGAATAAAGAAAAATTTTGGGATAACATCGGATACGTAATAATGGCACTTTTACTTGTAGGACAGGTTACTGTTGGTTGGTTATTTATGGTAGGTCAGGGTGCTTACTTACTCGGTAACATTATAAATGTTATTCGTGATTTTAAACTTGGCAGACCTCGAGCAGATAAAGTAAAAAATATTTGCTTTACTGCCATAACAGTAGGACTTATAATTTTATATATTTTTTAAAAAAAGTCCTTGACAAATGAAAAAATTTTTATTATAATAAGTATATAAGATAAAACAAAAGAAAGGTTAGGTACAAAATTATGAGACAGTTAATTTGGGTTAAGGCAGACGGAACAGAGTCAAAGACATACGTTAAGGGGGCAACTACTAAGTTAGTAAATCTCCCCGAGGATAACGGCAAGTCAAAACTCCTTTTCAAACTTCTCCATCAGCACTACGCAGAGGTTGGCGCAAAGGTGGTTGAAGAACTCAAGAACGGCACTTACAAGTCAGAAAATTACGCTTTATATATGTAGCGGCAAGGGGGCTTAAAGCCCCTGCCCGCAAATCATCTTACCTCCTCCCTATACCTTAAGGCACCCTATTTGCAAGGGTGCCTTACTTTTTGGGCGTGTCGTCATGGGTCGCGACGACACGTGTTTTTCATTATACCATACTCTGAATATTTTGTCAATAGTAAAAGTGCATAAAAATTCATCTCTTCGGATCCTGAAATTTGTGCAACTTTTTTTTTAAAAAGGTATTGACTAATGGATGCGAGTATGGTATATTATAATTACAGAAAGGGAAAAGAAAGAAAGTGGATAACCTTTCAAAGAGATAGTTAGCAATGAAAAGTGAAAAGTAGGGATTTCTAAATTAAAGAATTTAGAGGTTTTGAAAAATAACTTTTTACCTGACGGAAACTTTCACCGAAACTTAAAAAATTTTTAAAAAAGTAGTTGACAAATATTAACAGATATGTTAAGATATAATCAGAAAGAGGAAAGAGAGGTAAACAGTTATGATGAACAAAGAATATTTTGAAAACTTATTACAGGAATTAGTTGCTTGTGGAATAATCTACATCAAGGAATACAAAGGCACTGTTAATGTAACTTTTGAAGATGTGGATTTTGTTGATGAAAGAGCCGAAGAATTAGAAAATTTCTTCTATGAAATGTGTGAAGGAGATTTTTATCTCTCAGGCGAAATTTTTGGTAAAGATTACGTAGTAGGTTTTGGAGATATGGAATAATAAAAATCTTCAAAAACCTATTGACAAATACTCACAAGTATGATATAGTATAATTAACAAAAGGAAAGAGAGGTAATGAGTATGAAGAGAGTAAGAGTAGAGTTTTGGTGTGAAGCATTAGAGTTAGCAAAGAAAACTATTGATGCAGTAATTTATCAAGATAGTTATGTTGGGTATGTAGTAGAATACGTTCCCGCTTAACTAAAAAAATTTAAAAAAGTATTGACAACCTTTAAATTATCTGATATAATTTAATCAAGATAAAAGAAAGAGAGGTAAACGCTTATGAAGAACTACACAATTAGATTTTACACAACTGTTGATACAATAATCGAAATGAACATTGAAGCAAAGAACATGCTTGTTGCAGAAAACATTGCTTATGATAACTTTGCTAATGGTGGTTATGAAGGCTCTATTGTAAGAGTTGAGGCTTCTGGAAGAATTTAAAAAATTCTTCCAAAACCACTTGACAAAAATTATTTTTCTGGCTGGCGCGCTTACCTTCGGCGCGCGCTGAATTTTACATTATATCACAGCACCGATATTTTGTCAATAGTAAAAGTGTACAAAAATTTACCTCTTCCGATCCCGAAATTTGTGCAACTTTTTTGTATTTACCTATTGACTTATTCTGTAGTTATGGTATACTTGTATTATCAAAGAGATGAGGAATAAGGACCGAGCCTACAGGGTGGGCGAGAATTGTGGTGACTAAGTCCTAGGGGTGTCACCGCACTCGCGAAACTAACAGAGATACCCATTAAATCGGTGGTGCCTATCACGAGGCAGTTTCTCCTAAAAGATATCGTGACAGTGACCCTTAACTTTTCCACCACTAAGGCAATGGAAAATGACCTATGTTGTGCTATCGAGCAAGGTCGGGCAGAAAATTGCATACCGGTAGCAAGTTGGAGAGGGGGTTTTAATCCCTCTCCTTTTTCTTTTGAGCGTCGCGTCAACTCAAGAGACGCGACGTATTTTCAATTATGTTACGCATAACATATTTTTGTCAATAGGCAATTTGAACAAAAATGCAATGGAAAAGATCCTGAAATTTGTGCATATTTTTTTTTAAATTTTTCTAAAAAGTGTTGACACGCACCCTATAAAATGGTAGTATATATATGTAAGGAAGAGATAACAACCAACTTGGAGGTAAAAAGATATGATAAACATTAGAACACTTAGAAACATTAAGAACAACGGTGGTTTAACACTTAAGAACGGCAAGGCTATCACTTATAAAACAGGTTGGCAGGTTGCCACTGAAGGTGTACAGACAACCGATATCAACGAAGTCCGCGGACTTATTAAAAAATACAATGGTAACTGTGGGCTGTGGCTTGAAAATGGCGTATGGTATGTTGATAAAAGCCATAGAGTAAACACAAAAAAGGAAGCACTCCGAATCGGTAAAGAGTGCAACCAAATATCAGTTTTAAAATGGTCTGATATGTCCCTTGCCTACTGCTAAAAAGTAGGCAAGAAAAAATAAAAAAAATTTAAAAAGTGCTTGACAAAATAATCGGTATATGGTAATATATAATCATAAGGAAAACAAAGAAAGGTTGGTATAGAAATATGTTTATAGTTAAAGGTTTTAAGAACGGCGTTATGGATACAATTCACTGCTTTGGAATGTCTGAGGCATACAGAGCATATCACAAAATGATTAACTCAGGGTATGTCGGAATCGAGATTTCCGAGTCCGATATGCTCGTTTAACCTCCTACCTTACCTACGGGGCGCCAATTCGGCGCCCTCTTTTGTTTTGGACGGGCAGCGATGAACCGCCGCTGCCCGAATTTTTAATTATATCACCCTTTGCGATTTTTGTCAATAGGAAAATTGCACAAAATTTTTAACAATTTCATCCTAAAATTCTATGTATTTTTTCTTGATGATCTCGGTGTGGATTTGTCAATAGTAAAAATGCACAAAAATTTACAGCAAAAAACTTTATCTTTGTGCAATTTTCTTTAAATTTCCCCTTGAAATCTATTTTTGCTTTTGATATAATGTATTTACAAGGTAAGGAAAACAATTCAGTTGTGAAAGGTAGGTGCTTATTATGGAGATTTTAGTAAAGGTTAACAACACACCCGATGGATTCACTCCTAAGTTTGTAGTAGCAAGAGTTTGTGATGGCGAACTCTGGTACTGGGGCAACTTTGAGGATGAGGCTACTGCTTATGAGGTCGCAGCAAAGCTCGACGCAGTTGTGATTCCCGCCAACAAGTAATCACTCAAGAGGGGGTGCAAACCCCCCTCGAGTAAAAAATTTTTTTTAAAAAGTAGTTGACTTTTTGTCCGTATGGGTGTATACTATGTATATAGTTAAGGATAAGTATTTTTAGGAGGTATTGCTTATGTTTTATGTAATGTATGGACAGTATGGAGATTTCGTTAAGGCTTTCGATACAGAGGAAGAAGCTCTTGCTTACATCGAGAGTAAATCTTGCCCTGATGATTATTGGGTTTGCACTGATGATGAAGAACCCGATGACATCGATTCGGATTTCGGTTTTGACTCTTACGAGGGTTGCTACACCTACGATTGCTAGGTGTGGCACAAAAAATTTTAAAAAAGGTATTGACATTCCCTTCGGGGTATGATAATATAATAATGTAAGGAGCGGGAGGGCGACGCGAAGAGCGGGTCACAAGTAGACCGTGTAAGACCTTTTAAACGCAACGAACACCCTGAAAGCAATCTCGGGTAGGAAGCCGAGAAGCCCTTACAAAACAAAAGGCTTGAACTCCAGAGTGTGCCTTAAACACGAGAAGAAAGTGAGTAAAAAAGGAAAGACTCCGGAAGGAGTCTTTTTTCTTTGGGCGTGGCGTCAACTCAAGAGACGCCACGAATTTAGCATTATACCATGGTCCGCATATTTTGTCAAGAGTAAATATGCACAAAGATCTGGTCGGTATACTCCTAAAATTTGTGCATCTTTTTTGCTTCTACCTCTTGCAATGTTTTAAAATTTATGTTATTATATCTATACAAGGTAAGGAAAAACATCAAAGCGAGGTACTTAATATGGCATACTACAGATTTTGCAACATTATCATTTCAAGAAACGACTTAATTTCTATTGTCTGCACTGAAATTTTTGATAACGGCAGACGTGATGTACTCACAAAAGAGTTACAAAAAATCAAAACACCCGAGTTAATCAGACGTAAGGTACAGGCTCGTGCTTATAAGTTAGCCTTAAAGCTCGGTCTTGACGTTGACTATGTAGGATATTATGAAAAGGAGGCATAATTATGGGAGATTTATTTTTAGCAATACAAGAGAAAGGGTATAATCCTGAGTTGGCAATATGTACACCCGAACCAAATAATGATAGATATATCATAGTTGCTATCCGTGGTCGATATGTCGGAAAATATGATACTTTTAAGAGAGAATGGGCTTGACATTCTCTCTTGAATATGGTAAGATATAATTATCAAAAGAAAGGTAGGTAATGATTATGAGAACACTTTGTTATGCACTTGATTGGGAAAATACGGGAGTTTGTCTTGCACTAACAGTGCTTGAAAGTCTTTTCCCTTGTTTCGTATCTTATAACGATATCGATGAGGATACATTCGAGGTATCTATCACATGTCGCCAGGAAGATGCGGCGGCTATCGAGAGAAGGTTGGCGGCTCATATGTAAGCCGCCATCTCCCAAGGCTTTGAACGTCGCGTAATCTACCCGCCACGCGACGTATTTTGCGATTATACCATATTCGGTAAAATTTGTCAATAGGCAATTTGTACAAAATTTTTAGCATAGGAATCCCGAAATTTGTGCATATTTTTTCTATAAAAATGTTGACATATTTTTACTATGTGGTATACTAATAATGTAAGGAAGATAAACAACCAAATCGGAAAGGTAGGTAAGAATTATGGTAGTAATGTCAGATGTAGCAACAACACTTAGAGAGTCAAGAGAGGAAACTATCGAAGAGAGAGAGTATCAGGTTCAGGATGCTGTAGATAGCATCGAATATGACCTCATTCAGTTAGAGGAAGATATAGCAATTCTCTTGGATAACTATGGCGATTATGTGGATGATATGACAGAAGAAGAGGAAGATAACTTCTGTGCAGACATTCACGAAAAGGTAGTATTCCTTGAGAAAGTAAAGGAACTCCTCAGAAAAAGACCTATCAGATAGTTACAAAATAATAGAGGTGGCGGCAAGACACACCTGCCGCCGCCAAGAAAGGTAAAGGATATGAAAAAATTTACAGTAAGAATTTACGCAAGGAGTTTAGAGATATACGAGTATAGCGATATTTATGCTTCAAACTACGTAAACGCAAAACGGGAGGCATCTACAAGATATCTGGAAAGTCACTCTTGGGAGAGCATCTTTAAGGTGACTATAATATGTCCCACGGGTGCCATAGTCACATATGACTGTCCATTCTAAAAAGGTGTCGCCAATAGCTTTGGCGGCACGTGATTTGCTGACACGTGCCGCATTTTTTGTCAATAGGTATTTTCAACAAATTTTCATTTGAATTTTTGTGTAATTTGTCTATTGTATTTTTCCGTCAATTTGCTATAATGTATTTACAAGGTAAGGAAAACAAGCAAAACAGAAAGAGAGGTAAATGCTTATGATGACAATAGAAGAAATGGTAATGTACGACCAGCTCGTAGATATGGGTATCGCAACAGCAGACGAACTTAACCTTGCAAGAAATCTTGTATCAGGCTCATGGGAGGATGTATTGACAAGCGTACTTTATATCAGAACAGGATATCGCTCAATAGAACAGATGTTTGAAGATGAGGAAGAGGACTAAAGTCCTCTTCCACAAAAATAATAAGAAAGTGAGGTGTCGCCTATGTATAGAAAAGTCACAGTAGCAAGATATATTAATGGTAGAGATTCTATCAGATATAACAAAAAAATCAGAGTTTTAGATTATGACACCCACACAAATAAAGGCTCATGGGTTGATAATGAAAAAGCCTATATCAAAGCAATAAAAGTCACACCTAAATATATTTTTATTTTTATTTAAAAATCCCTATTGACTTTTATTAAAAATAATGTTACAATGGTATTATCAAAAGAAAGAGAGGTAACTAAAATGGAAAATTTTGTATCAGTAGTGCTTGGATCTATCGCAGAGGACATTAAGGTGTCAAAAGAGGATGTAATAGCAGATTTCGTCAATTTCAACAAGGCTATCGACGAGAAGATGGCGGAAGGCTACTCTGAGGATGAAGCAACAGAGATGGTTGCATCCTCATGGAACTTTGCTTGGTGGGATACTCAGGCAGAGGGATAAGCAAGTACGCGACGCTCATTAAGTTGGGCGTCGCGTTAGCACTTGTAACGCGACGAATTTTCAATTATACCACACCCTGTAAAATTTGTCAATAGGCAAAATGCACAAAAATGTGACTGTTGCAATCCCGAAATTTGTGTAACTTTTTTTCTAAAACCCCTTGCAAAGTTCTAAAATGTATGGTATTATATCTTTACAAGGTAAGGAAAGCGAGGTATTAAGTATGACACAGAGAACAGATATGACAGTAGAGGATATGGTTAACTATGAGTGGATAGTTGAAAGTGGCATTTGCAAAGCCTCTATACTTAATGCAATAGCCGTTGCTATGAAGAATAGCACATGGGCAAAAGTATTCGACGCCGTAATCTTTTACTATAAAGGTTTTAAAACCTTTGACGAGTATTATATGTATGTTATGGAAAATGAATAAGAGGTGGTAATTATGAGAGAAATTAAGTTTGATATCCGTAAAACAATGACAAAAAAGGCATTTAAGGAAATGCAGAAAAATAGCCGTAACCTTAATGGATTCAATACCGGCACAAGAGATATGAAAACGGCAAAAAGTCCGTCAAGGTCTACACGCAAAGCCGAAACGAGAAAAATAGCAAAAGAGTATTGACAAAAACTGCGGCAAGGCGTATAATATAAATATAGTAAAGAAAGGTAGGTAACTAATATGAGCGATGTAGTAATTATGAGAGAAGAGATTTTAAGAGATATGAATAACTCAATACTTGCAACAGGAGATGAGGATATCTTCGATGTATGGTTTTCAGTAGGTGTCCCCGATATGTGTGACGATGAAACATACGCTGAAATAGCCGAGGATGAAGAGGAATATAACAGAATTAAAAAAGTTTTCAATAGACTTATGAGAGAAAGTGAGGAGTAAAAAATGACAATTTTAATGGTACTTGGAATAATTATTTTAGCTTTAGGGATGGTAGCCTTAGAGGGTTGGGTAGTAATGATACTTTGGAATTGGCTTATGCCTATGGTTTTTGGCTTACCAACTGTTACCTATTGGGTTGCATTAGCACTTATGTTTTTATTTTCTATATTAACAGGTGGATTAGTAAGAGTTAAAGAAAGAAAGTGAGGTATAAAAAATGTTAACAATCGTTTGTCTTGTACTTGCAATTATGTATCTTGCGGAGTTTAATGTAGGAACAGCCCTTGCTATTTGTACTATTATCAAGGCACTCTGTGAAGTATTTGTAGCAATTATAAAAATTATTCGAAATGATTAAGGAGAAAAAATTATGACGAAACTTGATAAAGCAAAAAAGGTTATAGAGCATTATTACACCGAGGCAAGTTGTGGTATCTTTAATACCCATAACCTTGTTAATGACCCTATGGAAACTTTATATGAGGAGTCAGATGTTATCATTGATATCTGTCGCCCGTATGAGTATTTTGAGGTCTTTGGTCTGTCTGAGGAAGAGTTTTCTGAACTCGAGAAATTCTATATGGATTTAGAAACATCGGTTTATAGTCCCCATAATCCTCAAAGATTGGATGAGGATATAAGAGAAAAGTTAACTGGGTTAGAGGAATCTATTGAAATTCGTAATTATAATAAGCCCTATACTATGAAAGAGAAATATAATCTCTGCGTTAAATTAAAGAGAATCCTTGATATGTTTATGGATTAAATTTATAAAATGGCTCGGCATTTCTATTCGCCGAGCCGTGCGCATTTCACACGGCTCGTATTTTTGTCAAGATGGCAATTTGTATAAAAATAAAACTGATATTTTGTGCAATATTCCCTATTGTAATTATCCCATAATGTGTTATACTATAATTACAGAAAGGAAAGAAATGCAAGTGGATAACCTTTCAAAGAGAAAAATGGCACTGATAATCATAAAAGTAGGGGTTGTTAAGACTTTAGCAATTTTGAAAAAAGATTATTACCCATTGGAAACTTGCCCGACAATTTTGAAAGAGAGGAAATAAAAAATGAACGACGGAAACAAATATATAAGACCACTTACAATTAATATACCTCCCGATGTAGAGTATTTTCTCAAAGAGTGTGACGATGAGGGGTTAAATTTAACTGAAATCATTGATGCAATACTCAATGACCGAACTGAAATAAGTATAGGTGGAATCAATGCCGTTATCGCCTATGAATCAGTAACACATTTTTAATTAAAAGAAAGGAAATAAGAAAATGGAATTTATCAAGCCTACAACTATTATAGTACCTAAGAATTTTGTAAAATTTCTTAAGGAACTCGATGAATTTGCCAATGATACATTTACCAATGATACAGGAGAAGATATGATCAGTTTATTAAACGATATTGAAACTGAAGAAACTGAACACAATGAGTATATCAAATTTGAATATGAGGAGTAATTAAAAGAGGGGTTAACCCCTCTTTTTTTTGTTCGGCGGCTCGCTTGCATTCGAAGCGAGCCGCATTTTGTCAAGTAGTAATATTCGATAAATTTTATAACTGAAATTTAGTAATATTTACTACTTGCATTTATCCCTTATTTTGCTATAATTATACTTGTAAGGAACAAGAAAACAAGTTAAGAAAGGTTGGTAAAAAGAAATGGCACTTACAAAAAATGAGAAATTTAAACTTGATGATTTTATGTGTAGACATATCAATGAGTATTTGACAACAAAAAATGTTCCTATCTCAACTATTCATTCTGATATGGAAAATGATGATGTTATATTTTCCACCCCCTTAAAGTTGGTAAGCCTTCAGGCAAGTGGCAAAAGAATAGATGAAAATATTAGTATAAAAAGAGATGGTAATATTTTAGTATTCGTAAAAGGAGCCTTTTTAAAATTTAATGGTCTTTCTTATGAGTACGGCAAGGTTACCAAAGAAAAAAATATTATTCACCTTACAGGTTATACGGGATTACAGTATGACGTTATCACAAAAGAGTTTAATATCAATATAAATAACTGTAAAGACTTTACTCGCCATTATGGTAATTTTGAAAATATGGCTAATAACTATGAATGGATTTTTAACTATCAGAATGACATCCATGAGATAAAAAATATAATTGAAATGTGTGAAAATTTTGGGTACAAGACAATGCCTAAAGGGTTGTCTAAAGAGTTAAATGGAAACAGTTTAACTGCCGATTATCTTAAAAAGTATCTTTTAAGAAATTATAGTGGTAAATATTACAATATAAGTGAAAGTATGTATCGTTACGCAAGTGGAATTTCAATTCCCGATTTAATTAAAACTATATCATGGATAAATGAAAACATACCTTTTGAAAGTTTTATAAAAATGGTTAAAAACGAAATAGTTTCAGAGGATTTTCGTAGTAATCTTATTATCAATGGTGACATGGAAACATTCTTTGAAAGTGTTAGACGTATGCTTAAAAAATGGGATGATAAAGAGCCGTTTAAATTCAATTTTGAAAGAGGTCTTACCTATAACTGTGACGCAATGAACGATTATACAGATAAAGAAAAAAATAAAAAACTTGCTACTAAATTACAGGCATTTAACTTTATCAATAATCTAAAAATCAATGATGATAAATATATTGTAGTAGTACCCCAAACGCAAAGCGATAAACGTGAAGAGGGTAGACAGCAGAATAACTGTGTTGGCTCTTACTATGATGATTATATTATGTCAGGTCACGGCACTGTTTATTTCATAAGAAAGGCAAATAATAAAAATCACTCTTTTATCACTTGCCGTTATGATTATCGTGATAATAGAACTGTCGAGGCAAGATATGTAAACAATAATAGTATCGAAGATGAAGATAAAGAAATTATAAAGAGTCTCGATAAAATAATCAAAGAAAAACTTAATGAAAAAAGAAAGGAAGAAAACTAAAATGAGAAAAATCACTAACCACATTTACCTTGATGAAGAAAACGGCGCTATTGCCATTGACGCAACAACAGAGGGAGAGGCAAGAGAAATTGCTTTAAGATTTCTGCGTGATAACGGCATCCCCAACCTTTACGGAATTTCCGTAGGGGATGAAACGGCACTTGCAAGACTTGACATCCCGAGAGGTATGGAAGATACATTGCTCAACCACGATGAAGAGGGAGAGCAGATGGAAGAATATACAGCCCCTCTTATGCGTCAGACACTCTCACGGCTTATTGATATGGGACTTATCAGAGAAGATACCCCCTATCAGAACAACGATGACGATTATTTGTGGTAAAAATGTGGCACGGCTAAGGGTAAAACCTTTGGTCGTGCCATTTTCTGTCGAAATGGCACGAATTTCGCATTATACCACCCGCCGCATATTTTGTCAATGGTAAATTTGTACAAAAGTAACACAAGAAAAATCCTAAAATTTGTACAACTTTTTTCATCATATCCCTTGCAATTCTCAACGTATATGGTATAATTTAATTACAGTAAAGGAAAGGAAAACAAAAGTATGGCAGATAAAATTTTAGTATTTGATATGGATGGAACTATCGCAGACCTTTATGGAGTAAACGGATGGTTGGAAGATTTAAGGTCTTATAATCCTCGACCGTATGAAAATGCTCTACCTATGTATGATATGGATGAACTTAACAGGGTAGTTAATACTCTAAAGGAATCTGGTTGGAGAGTAGTTGTAACCTCTTGGTTGGCAAAGCAGAGCCACCCTACCTATGATAACAAGGTAAAGAAAGCAAAACTTAAATGGCTTGAAAAGTATAACTTCCCCTATGATGAGATACACCTTGTTAAGTATGGTACAACAAAAGCAAATTGCACTCGTCACCACGGTGGTTATCAGGTCTTGGTTGACGATAATGAGAAAGTGAGAAAGGGTTGGAAATTAGGTAGCACAATAAACGCTAACGAAAATATATTAAAAGATTTGGTGGCTCTTATAGGAGCCACCGCCTAAAACAAAAGAAAAGGAGAAAATAAAATGAAAAAAGTAATATATGTGTTGACTTTATATGACTGTAATGGATATGATGAAGGTCGCGATGATGATGAGGTTTTAAGTGCTTATGATAGTAAGGAAGAGGCAGAAAAGGGAATGATTAAGTATTACAATGATTATATCTTTCCAAACTATGATGAGCCTAATGCCAATACTATCGAAGATGTAGAGGCTTATTTAGATGAACTTAACTTTTATTACGATATTAAAGATATTTACTACTATACAAGATAAAGGAGAGATATAAAATGAGAAAATATTTAACAAATAATGAAATTGCTTGTGAAAGTTATGAAGACGCAATGGAGATATCAAAAATTCTTATAAAAAATAGTTATGTGGTAATGATATCAAAAGAAGAAGAAATATACGTTGTAAATTATATATGGTCAGAAAGATACGCAGACAGAAATGATGTATGCTTTCTACCAACAGAGGATGTTGAAGAAGAAATTTTTGGTGATAAGTAGCGGAGATGTCGCGGTTAGGGGCTAAAGTCCTTGGTCGCGGCGTTTTCCTGCGGAACGCCGCGTATTTTTTGTCAATATGTATTTTTACTAATTTTATTTTTCAATTTTTGGTAACATTTATCTATTGTAATTTTCCCATTATTTGTTATAATGGTATTATCAAAGAGGTAAATAATATGAAATAACTTGATTTTATTCAAGAAAAATAAAAAATTTTTATTGACAAATAAAAAATTTTCTGTTATAATAAATACATAAGATAAAGAAAGGAAAAACAATGGAACTTATCACAATTATAGGTAGCATTTTAATATTCCTTATAGTTTTCGGTTTTCTCGGTACACTTATTGCAAGATTGATAGTGGAATCAACTTACATACCTGATATACCTCTTGTTATTGGGACAATAGTAGGAGTAATAATTTTAACCACTATCTGTACTATAATACTTGTAAGTCAGTGCGAGGGAGTTGAAGAACATTTACAAAATGGTTGTGAGTGCGGCGGTCGGTATGGTCTTTACGATGTCGAGTACAGTGAAAACCGTGGAGATATTTATTACTATAAGTGTGATAAATGTGGAGATATCTTTGAAACCACTTTCCGTATATCATTAAATGAGGAGTGATTAAAATGAAATATATTACTGATAATGAAATTGCGATAAAAAATAAAGATACGGCTTTGAAAATGGCAGAAATGCTTATATCTGAAGGCTATTGCGTAATGTTAAGTAGAGAAGAACAGTTATATATCATTAACTATGTATGGACACCTTCTGTAGAGTCAGACCGTAATGATGTAATATTTTTATCACGAGAAGAATTTGAAGATGAATTTTTCGCAAGTGATGAAGAAAAACATTGACAAAATAAAAATTTTATGATAAAATAAATACATAAGATAAAAAACTGTGGCACATAAAAAATATCGAGGGGTTTTACGAACAGTTTCCCCTCAAGAAACAGGTAAGTGCCTGTAACTCAATTGGCTAGAGTAACCGGCTTTTAACCGGTAAGTTGTGGGTTCAAGTCCCACTAGGCACACTAGGAGTTTTACTGTAAAGGGTTTCTTCCATGCGTAAATAAAAACTATTACACGGGGCTTTTTGGTAGCACACAGTATTTTCCTCGAAAGTTAGAAAGAACTACCCCTTGGTGAAAAGGGCGAAACACTGAGATGAGTTGCACATCGCTCTCACGGTAGCCAAAATAACTAGAGCAGTTTTAGCAAGAGGTTTCTGCTTATCAAAAAACCTCACGGTAGTTTTTTACGGAGTGACAACCATTTTTCTACCTTAAAAGAAAAAATTGTTGTTAAAAGGGTTTTTAGTGTTTAGAATAGTTGTCGATTTTTCCCCTTGCAAAACACATCAACTATCAAACGCGTTGAAAGGCATCTCTGACGAGAGATGTCTTTTTTTTTGTCGGCTCGACATGGGTCGCGTCGAGCCGAATTTCTAATTATACCACCTTCCGCAAAATTTGTCAATAGGCAATTCCACCAAAAACGTCTTCCCGCAACTCCCAAAATTTGTGCAATATTACTACTTGTTTTTCCTACTGTATCTGTTATAATATATATATCAGTTAAGAAAAGAAAGGAAAGTAAAAATGGACAAAAGGATAAGTTATAAACTTGTAATTGACACGGAAACGTGTCCTCTTGATAAGGAACTTAATGATGTTAACCCTTATAATATGTTTACGTATGATGTTGGTTGGGCAATTGTTGATAAAAGAGGAAATGTATATGACACTAAATCTTATATTAACGCCGATATCTTCCTTGATGAAAAAGAACTTATGCAAAGTGCTTACTACTATGATAAAGTGCCTAAATATTGGGAAGATATAAAGTCGGGTAAAAGAACTTTAACCTCATTTTACAAAATTAGAAAGTCATTACTTGACGATATCGAAAAATATAATATCAGTGAGGTTTATGCCCACAACATGCGTTTTGATTATGGTACTTTAAATAATACGCAACGTTGGTTAACTAAATCGGCATATAGATACTTTTTCCCTAAAGATGTAGTTATCTGTGATACTCTAAAAATGGCAAGACAGTTAATTGCAACTATGCCAACATACAAACAGTTTTGTATTGATAATGGCTATATGACTAAAAATAATCAAGTACAGTTAAAAGCCGAAACGATTTATAAGTTTATCTCAGGTGATGATGATTTTATCGAAAGTCATACAGGTCTTGAGGACGTTTTAATCGAAAAAGAAATACTTGCGTACTGTTATAGAAAACATAAAAAAATGACAAAAGAATTGTGGGAAAGGGGTTGACAAGCCCCTTTCCGCATGGTATAATAAAGAAAAACGAGAAAGGTAGGAAATGTTTATGAAACTTTTAATCACATTTATCGTACTATCAATTATCAATGTAGTTTTCTCTACTGTTCGTTCAATTACCACTATCAAGAGTGGAAAGACAGTAGCAAGTTTTATCAGTGGTGGGTACTTTGCATTTTACAATGTAATGTTGATTTACACCGTAGCAGACTTTCCGATGTGGGAAAAATGCGTTATCACTTTTGTTTGTAACGTAATCGGCGTGTATGTGGTAAAACTTATTGAAGAGAAAATGCGAAAAGATAAGTTATGGAAAGTTGAATTAACAGTAGAAAAAGACAAGACTGAAAGCCTTGATATTCACTTAACAGAACTTGATATCCCTCATAACTACATTCAGAATATTGGTAACTACACAATTTTCAATATTTATTGTGCAACGCAAAAGGAAAGCACATTAGTAAAGGAACTTGCAACCAGGTATAATGCAAAATTCTTCGTATCTGAAACGAAAACACTTTAAAATGTCAAGAGAAAAGGTAGATAAAAAATCTACCTTTTTTTGTGTAATTTTACCTATTGACATGCGGCAAGAGGTATGGTATAATGGGCGGTGCGTTCGCTACTCAAACGCACCGCATTTTCGTTTATTGTATAATTTGTATAATTTTAAACTGTAAATTTGGTCATTATTACTACTTGTATTTATCCTATAATATGTTATACTTATATTATCAAAGAAAGAGAGGTAAACAGTTATGGAAAATAAAAACATTATGGATATCATTGAAGAAAAGATTAAAGAGATACCTTTAAAGGGTTCGAGAGAATCTGACTTTTTGGAACTCGGTATGCGCATTGTATACGCAGAGATTCTCGATTATCTTACAGAAGAAGAACTTACAAAAATAAGAAAATAGTAGTTGACAAACAATAAAAAATATGGTATAATAAATATATAAGAGGTGGCGGAAAGGTAAACGCCGGATGTGACTCGTTCTCTGAAAAGAGTGTAGAATTGCAGGTTCGAATCCTGTCCTCTTAACTCTAAATCAATTCATACTTACCTTCCTTTCAAAAGGCACTGTTCAGTTTAAGACTTGGGCAGTGCTTTTTGCTTGACAAATTTTAAAAATTATGTTATAATATTATTAGAAAGTGAGAAAGTATGATTTATAAAGTTGACAATGTAAACAAAATTGACTATTATCGGCAAGATAAAGATTCTAAACAACAAAAGAAAAAAGATAAACGAGAACAAGAGAAGAAGAAACAAACAAGTTTTGAGGATATCTTTGCGGAAGAACTTGAATCTTTATCTAATTTTGATGTGAAGATATAAGCTGCGGCAAGGCACTTTACTCGACCGCGGCGTGTTTTGACGCAACGCCGCGAGTTTTTTGTCAAGATGTATTTTCACTAAATTTTAATTTCCATTTTTGTATAATACTACCTATTGCTTTTGTCCCGAAATAGTGGTATTATTAGTATATCAAAGAAAGAGAGGTAACAGTTATGGAAAAGAAATTTGAAAATAAAGATAGAGTTTTAATGGAAAATGCCTTTTTTACTCAGGACAATATAGGTGTATATGGTTGGTATGGATTAGACTATTTTGAAATAGAAAATAAAGAAGATTTTATAAACCTAAAACGAGATGAATTTTTAACCTTATATAATTTAGTAGTAGAAATGAAAAAAGAAATTGACAGATTAGAGAATTTATAGTATAATAAAGTTAATCAAAGAAAGAGAGGTAAGCAAAATGACAGATTACGAAAGATTAGTTTTAAGAATGAATATTATCGGTGGTATTTTTCAGGATATGGGTAACGAAAATGTAACCGAGAATGACCTTGAAAATATCGCTAAAGATACTGATAGGTACAAGAGATTTGTTAATGATTATGTAACCTATGGAATTGAGTGACGGCTCGAACATACGTTCGAACCGCACCTCCGCAAAATTTCTGCTTGACAAATACCATTAAAGATGATATACTTATATTATCAAAGAAAGAGAGGTAACAGTTATGGAATTACAAGTAACAATTATTAACCCCACAGGAAAGTATAAGCCTATGTCTTGTCTCGTACCTATTCCTATGAAAGAGGTAGTTGCAAAGAATTATGAGCCGTATAGAAATAAGGGTGTAATTAAGATTTGTCAGAACAGAAATATGACAAGCCGTGACCTTAAAAAGTATGGTTACACACAAGTTAAAATCCGTATCTATGATGCGAAGAAAATCGAAACAGAAAATAAGGAAAGATATGACGCCATTAAAAGAGAAAAGTTTGCAAGTGGCGAGTGGAAACCCTCAAAGAGAGATATTGAGAAAGGACTGGCATAAAAATGAAGAAAATAATATATGTGTTAACTTTATATGATTATGAAATAACTGGTGATGATTGTGATGTTTCTGATAGATGTGCGATTTTAAGTGCTTATGATAGTGAAGAAGAAGCAGAAAAAGGGATGCTTAACTATTATAATAACTATATCGCTTTAGACAATAATAGTCCTATTGCTAACACTATTGAAGAAATGGAGACTTGTTTAGACAAACTTAACTTCTGGTACGAGATTACAGATACTCACTACTACACAAGATAAAGGAGAGATATAAAATGAAAAAAATCCCAACAATAACAATTTGCGTAACAAAAGAAGAGCAGAAAATTTTAAAAAATTTTTATGATACAGTATGTAAAGATACTAATATATCTAATGATGATAGTATTGATATATTAGATAGCATTGCTAAAGAGTGTCCCCTTACAAATAATGATTATATAAAAATTGATTTTAAAGAAGAATAAAAACAAAATATAAGGAGAGATATAAAATGAGATTTACTGTTACTAAAACAATAATTTTAAATAAGGCAGAACGTGATGTGCTTACACGATTTGAGGCGATGATAGATGAGATGAACTTAAACGCAGATGAGATAGAACAGTTGTTGTTTGATATTTACCGTGATAAAACGCATAGCACTGGGAGTGATATTCTCATCAATTATGTAGACGATTAAAAAATAAGCCGTTCAAGCATTGACTTGGACGGCTCGTTTGCACTTGAAACGAGCCGAACTTTCCATTATACCACCTGCCGCAAAATTTGTCAAGAGAAAAAGTGAAAAAATTTTCACAAAAAGTTTTCCTAAAATTTGTGCAATTTTTTACTCAAAACTACTTGCAATTATTTTAAATAAGAGTATAATTATAATTGTAAGGAAGATAATACACAACAGAAAAGAGGTAACTGTTATGAGTAAAAAATTAAAAGGTTTAAAAAAACTTAATAAGGCTATTGGGACACCTATTAAAGAGCGTTTCGGTATTAGCAAAGTTTCTATGACAAAAGACTTTGAATATAGTTTTGTCAAAGATAGGGTTGGTTGGTCTTTAGTTGAAAACGCATACGCACAGGAAGATTTTATCTCTTTTGTTAAGGATAGATTTAACTATGAGATAGGCAGATATAACTTTATAGCAAGTCTTTTGCATGAAGTCGGACACGCAAAAAACAATGATGATATCATTGATAGCGTTCAGGATTTTTGCATTGACGAGAAAGAAAAAATAGCAAAAGAAATCAATAATGCTACCGATAGAGAAGAAATAAAGAAAATAAACTATAAATATTTCTCTCTCCCCGATGAAATTATGGCTACGGCGTGGGCAATAAAGTATATGAAAAAACATCCACGTATAATAGCAAAAATGTGGGATGAAATGTGGTCGGCTATTTTGGACTTTTACGAAAAAAATCACCTTGAGGAAGATTAAATCTTCCTTAAGGGGTTGACAATAGCAAATTAAGTGATATAATAGTATTAGAAAGGAGATAAAAAGTATGGCTAAAAAGAATATTGATAAAGAGGCATTGATAGAGAAGATAATGGCGGAATGTGCTAAAGATGGTGAGCCTGTTACGCGGGAAGAGGCAGAGGAAATGGCGGAAATGGAAATTAAAAGTGGTGACATTTCTAACTATACCATTTCAGAGAAAAAGGAAAAGGCTGTCCGTAAACCTCGTGAAAAAAAGGTTGATGATGAAAAGGCAAAAATTATAGAAATTATAGGAAAAGCCTTGACAGATAATGGCTATAATGCTATAATAACTAATGTAGATAGAGAAATAACTATTGACAATATGTCATTGGTACTTACAAAGCACAAGAAAGGTGGTAAATAATATGAAATATTTAATAATTAAGTGTAATGAATTAAGTGACCAGTATGAATGTGATGCCGATAGAACTCCTGTATGTTTGACTGATGATTTTAAAAAATATGATAGATATGAATATGAGATTTATGAAATCACATCTGAAAATACTTTCAAATTGATTAAAGAATACGGCACCTCTTCAAATAAAGGAATGGCTGTCTATAAATGGTATAATGAGGATGATGATAAAGGTGAACCCGATGAAATTATGGTAATGGATAAGAATTATACTCGTGAAGATTATACAAAATCAAAAATTAAGCAGATAAAATCTGATTACCATTTTAAAGATAGTGTTAATAAAATATATACTGATATAAAATGCTCAGGTAGTCATGGAGAAGAAATTAACGACGAATGGGTGGTTATTGGAGAGTATATAGAAGGTGATTATTGGGAGAGATGATATTAAAAAAGAAAGGGTGATGTAAAATGACACGTAGAGAAGAAGCGATTTTTACTAATGAACTGGTAGAACTTTTAACAGGAGATGATGATACAACTGATAAAGAATTTTTTGAACGGATAATTTGTGCAAATACTGTTATTGCGAGATGCTTGTCCCGGTTTAAAGATGACTATGATGAGGTTGATACTAAACCTACTCCCACTGTTAAAGAAGAGACTCCTGTACCTCCCTATTACGTAGCAAGTGTTAGTAATGGAAAAACTTGTGCGAGTTTAGGTTTTTACTCAATTGAGGAAAAGGCTCAAGCAAGTATTATAAAATATGAAAATACGTTAAACTCATCAAAGTCCTATGATAATTGGGGTGATTTTATACATGATTATTGCAATAATGAAACTCAAATCACTGATTATGATATCTCAATGGAATATCTCGATGTTGATTAAAAAGTGCCGTAAGGCACTTTTTTATTGTTCCGACGGGTCGCGATGAACCGCCGCGACCCGAAATTTCCATTATACCACTTTCCGCACATTTTGTCAAGTGAAAATTTGCACAAAAATTTACAAGTTTTAATCCCAAAATTGTACTTTACTTTTGCTAAAATTTTTGGTATACTTATTATAGATGGAAAGGAAACAAGCCGTTAACGGCTATAAGTAAAGGGGTTTCCGTGGCTATATGTGAGGGTTTAGGTAGTCATCTAAAAAAATAAAAAATTTTTGTTGACAAACAAAAAATCTTATGTTATAATAAATACATAAGATAAAGAAAGAGGAAAAGTCAAGTACCTCTTAAAAAATTTAAAAAAAAATAAAAAAAAACACTTGACAAACTTAATAAAGAATGTTATAATAATAACATAAAGAACAACAAACAAACAAATTTTTTAAGAAAGGTGGTCATTAACTATGGCAGAGAAGAAAGTAACTAAGGTGGAGAAATTTAACGCAATTGCAAAGGTACTTGCTGATGCAGGTGTTGAGAAAATCTCTATCCGCAACGAAGAGGTCAATGTAGCAGAGTTCATCGGTAACGAGGTTGCTCTTATCGAGAAGAAAGCATCAAAGGCTACAACCAAGAGAGTAGACAATTCAGAGGGTATCGCAAAGGTACGTGAGGTACTTGCAGACGGCAAGGCTTACACTCCTACTGAAATTCAGGCTCTCACAGGACTTGTCAATACGCAGAAAGTCGCTTCAGTCCTCAAGGCTATGGGCGATAGCGTAAAGAGAGAGTCAAAGGGCAAGAAAGTAACTTACAAACTTGCCTAATCGGAAATGGGGCTTTTAATAGCCCCACTCCCTTAGGGGAAATTGGGGATGGATGGCTACCCCTGTTCCGCGACTAAAACCTAACCCGAAGGAAAAAGCGTGATATCCCGTAGAAAAGACGTTACAACTCCGTAGGTGATAGATGCTACGTATTAAAAAGTCTATCGCTACCGTCAAGGTTATGAAAGTTCAACCTGACTTGCAGAGAAAAACTTGCTCCCTGTGGAAAGCGTGGTTATCCTTTCCCGTTGTGCATTACGTTAAATCCCGTAGAACAAAGAGCAGATTTACTACGATAGAAAACATGCTGCCCGGTTGGTACCACGATATAATACTACGCTTAAAGATTTCCACGTGAAAGAAATCTCTTAAAAAGCATCCCACTATTACGAGGTCTGCAACTCGCGTAGGGGTGCTTTTTTTGTTTGGTCGGGCAGTTCGCTTCTCAAACTGCCCGAAATTTCCATTATATCACATCCCGCAAAATTTGTCAAGAGGAAATTTACACAAAATATAAAAAAATTTAATCCCGATTTTCGTCATTTTGCCAGTAGTATCTTTTAAAAAATTTTGATATAATCTATATATAAACAAAAGGGAAAACAAAAATTTTTTAAACGGGAGTTATAAAAAATTTAAAAAACCCTATTGACAAATTTAAAAAAATTTGATATAATTATTACATAAGGTTAAGGAAAAACCAAAAAGTTTTAAAAAAAAGTCTTGACAGTTTTCAAAAAATCTGATATAATAAATATATAAGGTTAAGGAAAACGCAAGAAACAAAAATCAAAAAAAATAAAAAAAAACTACTTGACAGACCTAAAACCTTATGATATAATAAAGATGTAAACAAAAACAAAACAAATTTAAAAAAGAAAGGTGGTCATTAACTATGGCAAACACAACAATTCCCTCAGTAACAAAGGTAGCAAAGTTCAACGCACTCGCAAAGGTACTCACTGATAACGGTCTTGCGAAGGCAACTATTGACGGTGTAGAGGTTGACTACACAGAGTTTATCGCACACGAGGTAGAACTCCTTGAGAAGAAGGCTTCAAAGGCTACAAAGAAAGTCGATAACTCTGCTAACATCGAACTCGTAAAGGGCGTCCTTGCTGACAGACAGCCCCACACACCTACTGAAATTCAGGCTCTCACTGGTCTGGCTAACACACAGAAGGTAGCGTCTGTACTCAAGGCTATGGGTGACGCCGTAAAGAAAGATGTGAAGGGTAAGAAGGTAACTTATACCCTCGCATAATCCACAATAGCCGATAGGGGCAGGAAAACAAGACCTGCCCCCATACCACAACGGAGAAAGGAGATAGCATAAATGGTATATAACTATGAAGGACATACCTACACGATACCCGATAATGAAATAGCATTGCTTATGCAAAAATTGTCAATATCCAAAGAAGATGCTATTGACCTTTGGTTATGTGACAACGGCAAAGAGGAAAATGAAGATCAGATAGCGCTTGATAATAGCGCAAAAGGGGCAATATCCAACTATGTAGTTGGTGAAAAAAAGAGTCAGGCGCCCCGAAAACCTCGTACTGTAAAGGTTTCCAATGAAAAAACCAAACTTTTTAACGATATTGTTGATTTTTTAATGGAAAATTACAATATTTCCGTTGAAATTCCCAATAGACAGATAAATATTGACTTTGGGAGAGGTTGTAAGTTGATTTTATCGGAAAATCATGCAAAAAAGTGATAAAATTTTGTTAAAAATGGCGAAAATCGAAAGATTTTCGTCTTTTTTTTATTTTTTACTTGACTTTTGCGGCAAGATATGGTATAATTGCCAGGTCGTGCACAGCCCGCACGACCTGTATTTCTTGTCAAGTGGTATTTTCAACAAAATTTTAACTGGTATTTTGTGCAAAATTTATACTTGTATTATTCCCGAAAATGTGTTAATATAAGTATATCAACAAGAGAAAGGAAGCAATTAATGGACAAAAGAATAAACTACAAGATAGTGATAGACACGGAGACTGCTCCTTGTGACTATCTTCTTGACGAGGTGACTCCCGCAAATATGCTTGTATATGATATAGGTTGGGTAGTTACAGATAAAAGAGGCATAGTCTATGAGAAAAGGTCCTTTATCAATTCAGATATCTTCTTTGATGAATCCGAATTAATGAAAAGTGCCTATTACGCAGACAAAATTCCACAGTATTATGCAATGCTTCAGAGTGGAGAGACAATAGCAAAAAGTTTTTATAACATCAGGCGTTGTTTGCTCGAGGACATTGAAAAGTACAGCGTTACAGAGGTTTACGCACATAATATGCGATTTGATTACGGTAGCCTTAACAATACTCAAAGATGGCTTACTAAATCGAAATATCGGTATTATTTCCCTAAAAATATAGAAATATGCGATACCTTGAAATTATGCCGACAGTTAATAGCTCCTATGCCCATTTATAAAAAGTGGTGTGAAGAAAATGGCTATATGACAAAACATAAGAAACCACAACCCAAACTTACGGCGGAAATCGTTTACAGATTTATCAGTGGTGATAACGAATTTACTGAAGAGCATAAGGGTCTCGATGATGTAATGATTGAAAAAGAGATACTCGCCTATTGCTACAGAAAACACAAAAAAATGAACGCAAAACTTTTCGATTAAGCGATATGCACAAAGTTAGAAAATAACTTTGTGCATATTTTTTTAATTTTATACTTGACAAACGCGGCGGGGTATGGTATAATCAGCGGCGCGACCTTGGTCGAACTGCGCCGTTTTTTCACTTTGTCAACCCCTAAATAAAAAAATTTTTCACAAATTTTCACTCCAACTTTTGTGCAACTTTTCCCGAAAACCCACCAACCTACTAGGTTGGTCAGTGATTCGCGAAGGAACTGCTCATGTCCCGCCGCACAATAGCGCCAATAGCCGCTCACTCTGGTAACTCCGGGGCGCCCTCGCTCCTTTCCACCGTTTTCCCGAACCAATTCTAGTGGCAATAGCGCCGACACGCGATAAATCAAGAGACAAGGTAATCTAGGAATTCCCTAAATGCGGCGACTTGACAAATTAAAAAAATTATGTTATAATATTAAAAAAACCCTAAATTTTTCTGCGGTACGTCACCATGGTCACCGCCATTGAAAACTTTAAAAATTTTTGTTATAATAAATATATAAAGAAAGGAAAAAATTTTAAAAAAAAATTTTTTTCCTCATCCCGCATAATAAAAAATTTTTCTGAAAAAATTTTTATATCGGGTCCCCGCAACGGGAGATTTGACAAATTAAAAAATTTATGTTATAATAAATATATAAGATAAAAAGGAAAATAACAGTTCTTTGATAAGTTAATACTGTATTACTCTTGCGGTAATGTCCTCCTCTGGTGTAATTTTACTGCTGTTGTCATAACAATAGGCGGAACGTAAGGGTAATATATGTTGCGGCAAGAGGTGTAACTAGTTGCGTAAGGAAAGCGCCAAAAGGTGAAAACTAGTGGCGTAAGGAAAGCGCAAGAGGTAGTCTAGTTGGTAGAGGATACCCAACTTGACTCCATGTTTCAATTCCATTCCGCCTCTATTGTGATGCCGCTAGATATAATATGGTGTAGCTACGTCCTACAACAAGAGGAATGGATGTTGAGAGGGCGGATAGATAAAGAGATCGGGAATAGCTACACCATCGTGGTAAAGTATGATGGCGGCATGCCATTGTTCCTATACTCCTATGTCCTTGGCAGCAGTTCCTGCATATACTCTAGGGCTACCACATAAAACAATAGCAAAGGTGTAATAGCCTTTGTGAACCTGCGGAAATGTATCTTCCCCCTTTAGATGCGGCGACGGTTGTGGTGCGGTCCTGAGTGGTAGGGTAAAATCCTGCTGCCTGCGGCAAGACGTTTATTATGTTTTGTAAAAAATTGGTCAAAGTCATAAAATTTTATAAGGAAAATTTTCACTAATTTATGCAAAGGAAAATTTAGGGGAGAAAAGTTTTAAAATTTAAACTTCGCTTCGCTCGTTTAAATTTTAAAACTTCACGTGGAGAAACGAAGCTACGCTTCGTTTCTCCACGTAACAATTAAAAAAGGTTAGTAACTTTAAAATTATAATATATAAATAATATATATATATATATATATATATATATATATATAATAAATATAATATATATATTTAATAATATATATAATATATAAATAATAATATATAGAAACCGGATATGCGGGAAGAAGTATTTTGAAGGGCTTGCCGCAACAACTAGAGCATGGAATGTCACGGCTAGTATAAATAAGCGGGATGCAATCATCTAAGCTGCTTAATGCGGCTGCCGCTCTCTATCGTAAATCCCTATGTATATGTCTTTCACAATTCTTTCTTTTGTTTGGCTGGTCTCCGCACACTATCGTAATTCTCTCATATACCCCTATTTCAAGTTCTTATAAATTTTTATACCCCCAGTTTAAATACGCCCCTATTGTTTCAGTGATTATTCAAGACACCCCTCTTAAATTTCGCCTTCAGAGATAAGCCCCCTCATAAAATTTTCCAATTTCTGAGAAATACTCGTGTTGTATCATTAGGCTCATCAAATTTCAAGCAATTTCTTATCTAAATTCGCCTTAAAATTTCGGTGGCGGGGATTAATTTTTGAGCGAGAAATTTTTTAAGGGAGATGTTATTAGAGGAGCGGGAGTTGAGAGGAGTTTTTTAGTTTTTGAAAGTGGTTATAATGGAATGGAGCTGCGGCACCACCAACTCATCAAATTCTACAAAACTTCATCAAATTTTGCAATTTTAACCACCATCTCATCAAATTCTGCAATTTTAACCATAACTCCATTAAATTTTATCCACACCCCTATTAAATCTTACCAAAAAAAATTTTTTCAAAAAATTTTTCCCCTCCTCTCTACTTTACTCCTCCTCTTCTCTTCTCCCTACACCCCTATATTCCTTACCTTCTCATAAACCTTACTCTTTAATATCTCCCACGCATTAAAATTTCTCAGATAAAGCAATTCCTTACATTCATCACTCGTCATATCTGCTCCCGATTGAGCTAAAAGTTTTTCAAACTCTTCTTTTTCTTCCATAAAAATTAAAAACTCGTCTAATATTCCTCTTCCTATTTTTTGATAATCTTTTGTCATTTTATTTTCTCCTTTAAAAATTCAGCGCAGCCCTAACATTTTTGCGAACTTTTGCAACGAAGTTGCAAATTTGCAAAAATGAAGTTACAAAAGTTTGCAAAATTGCAACAATTGTTGCAATTGTAAGATATAAGATAGCTTTGTACAATGCAAGTAAAATTGTTACAATTGCAACAAATCATTGTTGCAAACCTTGCAAAATTGCAACAAAAAAATTGCAAATTTGCAAAATTAAAACACAAAACCATCTTCATTTCTTTTCTTCCAACCAATATTATGGTCAATCGTAGATTTTGATACCCCTAATATCTCAGCTATCTCCGCTGAATTCTTTTTTTCTTCATTAGCTAATCTATAAATTTCAGCATCGTCAACCTTTTTCTTCCGACCATTATTTAAACCACCTTGTTTTTTCTGCTCATATTTTAATTTACTATAATCTATACGCCCTTTTAACATATTAACAAAAGAAACAATAACGGGATCATCTTCATGTTGCGCGGGAAGCTTTACTCCATACCTAATAATATCTGCAATAACTTTATCTTGCATATCAATATCTAAGGCATTAATATTATCAAGCCATTCTTTATGTACAATAAAAGTAATATCTTCTTCCATTCCCTAGTCACGAAGCTTTACTTCTTTGTTAAACACAAAGAAAGACTTAGCTTTTTTCCCCTTTCCCTTTGTATCACAAAACTTATCCATAACTTCAGAAAAAGTTTCGTAAAACTCAGAAGTATTCTGATAAACCCAGCATTTAAGCCCCGGTTTATAAATATTATCTTCTTCATAGAGAGGTTCAAATCCTCTATCCCTTAATGCAATTCTTATCCTTAAGGAATAAACTCTAAAAAAATTATTAGCGTTTGTTTCATTGGCATTCATATTTTATTATAACTCCTTTACTAACTCTCTAACTTCTTCATTATCACTATTTTTCAATTCGTTAATGAGTATATCTCTAGCAATAAAAGAAAAAGTTCTTCTTTCCTGCTTCGCAAGTATCTCCAGTCCCATTTTTAACTCTTCAGGAACTACTATTGAAATTGTTCTTGACATTGGCATTCTCTCTCCTTTCCCTCGTAGCTTCGAAGCTCCGCTTCTTCGCTAGTCGCTAAGTATTATATAATATTATGGATATTTTATTCCATCTTATACTATCATATAAAAATAATTAAATAAAAATTAATGAACTTTGACCACTCTTAGCTTCGAAGCTCCGCTTCTTCGCTAATCGTTGAATAAACCTCTTATCTTGATTTCTTTAAAAATTTTTGATATAATAAATATAGAAATTAAAAAAGGAAGTGAATGATAATGAAAATACTCTATAAAGCGGATGATGGAACTATATTTAATGACGAAATCTCTTGCCGCCATTACGAGATAAACTCAGAACTTAACTCTTCATATGGCGGCAAGAGCATAACGTGTTATGATAAACATAACAACATCATTAAAAACCCAGATTTCCTGTCAGAAGAGTTATATAAAACAGCAGAAAGAATCTATGTCGGGAATGAAGAAAGTGTAAAATATCTCACTAAAATTGCCGATTTAACAGGTTTTATATGTTATGCAGATATATACAGCCCCGGTTTTTGGACATTTAGCTACGATGCTGAGACTTATATAAAAGAATCTTAAGAAAAGGAGAAAATATAATGGACACTTACAAATTATTTAAGGAACTACTTGAAAAAGGATACTCAAAAGATGAAATCCTCAAGACAATAGAAAAGGCGGAAGGCGCTATTAAAGAAGAGGAAAAGCAGAAGGAAAAAGAAACTCAGAATAAGCTCAAGATTGAAAGAGCAAAGCAGAATCTTATTTATGCAGTAGAGTCATATCTTAATGCTATTGACTATACAGATAAAGCAAGTAACAAAGAAAAAGCAGTAAAGTTGACAGAGTCTTTTATCGACAATTTAACTTCAACCGAAACTACAAAGTCTAAAACTAGCTATTATATTGGCGGGAAGAGGGCTTCGAAAGACGAGTTTGATAAATATATAAGTAATCTCTGTAAATATTTCTACTAAGAAATAAATAAAACACGGTTTCGTAAGGAACCGTGTTTTTTCATTCTATGGAATCTCTCTTTATTGCAATTATCTTTTTCTTTTTTCTCGGCTTAGTTGCGACAACTCTGTGAAAGTGCTTGTCTAAATATTGCTTTATAGCTCCTTCCCAATACTCTTCAATAAAGTATTCTACAGTTTTACCATATCCCTCTTTATAAATAATGATGCCCCTATCAAAAAACTTATCAGCCACGCGGCGGAAGTTGGTACGGACAGCACTTTCGGAGATATCGAGAAGATTACAAACATCCATTTTAGTCATAATTGCCACCTTTCTGGCGAGAAAAGTATTACCGTTAATATTATCGTCGCTACCATAACCAGTATCGCCGCCGCAAAAAGAGACAGTAAATACTTTCTCTGCTTTTCTTCCTTAATGTTACCGACACTATATCCCGCCACACAACATAAGAGAAAGTATGTGATACCTAAAATATATATAAAGTATTTCATAAATTCACTCCTTCCTACTGTAATTATAACAAAAATTTTTTTACTTGTCAATTTCTTCATTCTTGATTTTTTTATAAAATTATAGTATAATAAAAATATATAAAGAAAGAAAGGATTTTAAAAATGACAATAGATGAAGCAATTAAACACGCAGAAGAAGTTGCAAGCAGACTGTTTGATGATAATATACATTGTATTAAATGTGCGGAAGAGCACGAGCAGTTAGCAGGTTGGCTTAAAGAGTTAAAAGCATATAAAGAAAAGGAATCAAAGACAGGACATTGGATAGATGTTAGTGGATTTGGTTATGAGAATTATAAATGTTCAGAATGTGGTGACCATTTTCTTAAAACTACAGAGGATTGGTGGAGTGAAGCAAGACCTAACTACTGCCCTAACTGTGGTGTAAAGATGGTGTTTAAACCATTGGAATGCGAGGAAGTAAAGGATGATACTTGAAGAAAAAGAATATTATATTGAAATTGACCTTAAACTGTCAGACGGAACGCTTATAGGTAAAGCGGAAATTGAACCTAATGAAAAGATGCTTGAGAGATTTGAAATATTTGAACCATATCAGAATAAGGGTTATGGTCAGCAAATGCTATCTGATTTAATTGATGGCTACGGAATAAAGAAATTGTGGGTTCGGTCTGATAATGAAAAAGCAATCCATATCTATAAGAAAGCAGGGTTTACAGTAACAAGAGAGACAATGTATGAAATGGAGAGAATAAAATGACAATAGATGAAGCAATTAAACATGCAGAAGAAATTGCAAGTAAAGAGTGTGAGGATTGGATATATTGTATTAAGTGCAGGGAAGAGCATAAGCAGTTGGCGAAATTACTTAAAGAGTTAAAAACACAAAAGACTCCTCTTGATAAGATAAAAGCTGAAATAGATAACATCAATTTGAATGAAGTAGCATTAAAGTATGAAAATAGGTTTTATGGATTTCAGCAAGAAGTCATAAAAATAATTGATAAGTATGCTGCGGAAAGTGGAGAAATAAAATGATAAGAGAAGAAGATACTATCAGTAGACAGACGGTACTTGATACCATATCTGAATTAAATGCTATATCATTCTATGAAGCACAAGAAGATAGCAAGGAATGTTATTATGAGATTAAAAAAGCAATTGAGCAGTTGCAGCCAGTTGTGTCAAAGCAGAAGAGAGGACATTGGATAGAATGTAAAGATAGGTATGATATTTGGTATAAGTGTTCAGAATGCGAAAAAGAATATGATAAGCATTATATAAGTCATATAAAGTATTGTCCTAACTGCGGTGCTAAGATGAATGTAGAGGAGTAAAATGACAAGAGAACAAATAATAGAAATAGCTGATAAGTTTAATGAGTGGCTTGATAATATGATAGCTGAGTATGAGATTAATGAAATAGACTTACTGATATTGGAATTTTGTATATTAAGAAAGTTGATGGGATAAGAAATGACAGAAGAACAAAAGATGGAGATAGTTGATAACTTTGATGAATGGCTTAATGATTTGGTGGTTGAATATAAGATTAACAAAACAGACTTGTTAATATTAAAATTTCGTATATTCGAAAAGTTATCAGATAGAATACACAAAAATGGAAAGTGAGGAGTAAAAATTATGCGGAAAATGATAACGTATTGTGATAGATGCGGAAAAGAATTTGATAAATGGAATTATAAAGGAGAGGAACTAATCGGTGTTGCAGAATTTGTTTACGACCATGGTAAACAATATCTTGATTGTCAAAAAGATTTGTGTAAATCATGCTATGATGAATTAGAGAAGTGGTGGAATTTTAAACCTGCGGCAAAGGATACCGAAACTATAGTAGAGAATACTGATACGGAACCAAGTAAGAAACATAAGGATGTAAGATTTAAAGTTGGTGATAAAGTAAGAACTCTTGTCGAAACAGTTGAAGGCTGTAAACTTTTTCCAGTTGGAACTATAGGTGAGATTACAGATATAGATGATACTCAGGGTTTACCTTATACAGTAAGGTCAGAAGAGTTTAATGATTGGTGGTATTATCCTGGAGATGCACTTGAACTTATTGAAGAGGAGGAATAAATAATGAACTGGGATAATATAGACATATGCGAATTGGATAGAATTGACTCCATAAGAGCAATAATACAAGTTCTTAATTTATTGGAGCGTGATATAGACTCAAGACGAAATAAAAATGTCATTGATTCATTAGCTTATAGAATAATATATCAGTATTTAAAGGAAGCACGTGGTGACTTTTATGCAGCTCTTGAAGAAGATGAATATAGAGAAAGATTTGATTATCTTCAGAATTATTTAAAGGTGGTGAATAAAGAATGACAGACTCACTTGTAACTACAATTAAGACTTCAATAATAAATGATTTTCGACGTTATCAGGAAAGATGGTTAATAGACCATTATGATAATAGACCTGATGAAGATTTTATATTTGATTTTCTTTGGGAAACGGCAGAGAATTATGTTTCAGAATGTGTTGATAAATAAAAGCGGAAAGTGAGATAAGTGAATGAGTAATTTAGTTGATTATGCAAAAGATGAACTTAAAAGAATTGGAATGGTTGACTCCGGTGAACCTTATAATGATATGGCAACAAAGAATATCTTGGATTTGATTGAGTTATTTTCTTCTCAGGGTCATAGCGGATTTACTGCATCATACGTTATTAATGCTTTCAGTAGACTTGCAATGTTTAAACCTCTTTCACCGCTAACAGGCGAAGATGATGAGTGGAATAATGTTGGAGACCATTTTCAAAACAAGAGATATTCTGCAGTATTTAAAGATAAAGATGGTACTGCATATAATATTGAAGAAAAAGTATTTACTGACGATGGAGAAGTTTGGTATACATGCAAAGATTCTAGCGTAAATATTACTTTCCCTTATGTAGTTCCAGATAAACCTGAATATGTATATAGGAATAAGAAAGAATAAATAATATGGAAATAGAATTAGTGATTAAGATACCCGAAGAACATTATAATGCTGTAAAAAAAGGTCAAAATGAAGAGCCTTATATTAGAGAGTTCGCAGACGCAATAGTAAACGGTATTCCCTTGCCACAAGAACATGGTGATTTAAAAGATATAGATAAAATCATAAGTGATGGAATAAATAAAGGATTTTGTGATTGGTATGATGAAATGGCGGAAGAGGTTGCGGAAAGAGCACTGGACGAGTTTTTGTATATGGATAAGTCACTTCGGGAGTGGATAAAGATTATTGCATCTGAGGATGCGATAAGCAGACAGGCAGTGCTTAATGGAATAGATACATATATCAATAAAGCACAGAGTATAGGAACACAAGATGATTTTTATTCCTTTGCCGAATTAGTGGTTAAAGAATTGCCACCTGTTACTCCACAGCCGAAGATAGGGCATTGGATAAGCCATAAAGAACATTGTGAGAATTTAGGAGTAATGCCAAGTGGCTTAGGTGCTTATAAATGGTGTTCTAATTGTGATTGTGGTATTGATGTTAGAGAGTGGCATAAGAATAATTACAATTATTGCCCAAACTGTGGGATAAGAATGAAAGAGGTATAGAAGAAGAATGAATATAAACAGTACAAGAGAAGAATTTGAAAATCTTGATTATTTTGAACCAACAGATGAATTTAATGGAGTCGTAATTATTCCTACAAATGAATTGCATGATAGCGGTTTTGGGTGTATGAAATTTGCATTAATGAATGGCACTGAGGTTGTAGGATGCGTTGGCGGAGGTAGTGATGTTATATATCTTAATGGTATTGGAGGATATGGTAAATACAATCAGGATTTTACTGATATGGTAAAAAGAATTGATTGGTCTATTGATTGCTTATCAAATGGGTTAATAAGACTATTTTGCTCTTATAAACTTGACATAGATAAGTTTATAGGTTCATATTTTAGTTTATATATAAAATAAAAAGTAGAGGTAGAAAAATGACGATAAATGAAGCTATTAAGCGCGCAGAAGAAGTAACAGGAAGAATGACAATAGATGAAGCAATAAACCATGCAGAGGAAGTTGCAAGTAAAATGCTTAATGAACGTGTGCAATGTATTAAATGCGCGGAAGAGCATCAGCAACTTGCGGAATGGCTTAAAGAGTTAAAGCAGTTAAAGGAGAAAGAACCAAAGATAGGGTATTGGATAACTCTAAAAGATGAATATGATGATATTGTCGAAGCAGTTTGTTCATACTGTGGCAAAAATGGAAATCATAAATGGGCGTTTTGTCCTAACTGCGGCACAAAAATGGAAGGAGTGCAGGAATGACAATAAAAAACTTACAAATTGATGAAATAAATTGTTTTAGAAATAACCGCAGAAATGGGGTTATTATTTCATGGAGTGCAAATATCGGATTTGGCGAATTAACATTGTGTCAGGGAAATGAAGATAGCAAATGGAAAGCCGATACCGAATGTATGTGTAATAATGAAGATAAAGAATTTATCCGCATGATATTAAATAAGTGGGTTGATGAAATGGAGGTTTACGGATAAAACATGAATTAACAGTAACAGTAAAAGAGGTGAGAAATGAATATTACAGATTTTATAAGCATTGTAGGAGGCTTTATGTTATGTTCGTTATGTTTCGGGTGTGTATTTTATTTAATACTTGAAGAAATGGAGGATGATGACGAATGACATGGAATGAAGTAATTGAAGCATTGGGACAAAAGCCAGAAGAAGAATTTGAAGAATTAAATTTTGTTCAAGACCATCCAAAGATACCTGTAACACTTCAAACTCCAATATTTCTAAGTGAAAAAGCTCAAAAGGCTTATGAAGATGCTATGAAACATACATTCAGTTATGATGAAATGTTTGCAGAAATAGAGAAGTTTAATCGTTTACAGGCGGAATATAAAGAGCAAACACTTGCAGAGATTATTACTAAATATGATTTTATTGTTGGTTCAATAGAATGTAAGGATAGATTAAAGGGAATCTTGCCGGAAGGAGCAAATATTGTATGTTCACCTTATATAGAGAGTCCAACAACAATTTATGCTATTAAAAAGTTTGATATAATAGATTTCTGCAAATAATAGATGGCGGCAGCCGGTATAGCTATAACGGGGGTATTATAACTATCACTACCGCCGCATTTTTTGATTTCTTACAAAAATTTTGTTATAATTATTATATAAGAAATAATAAAAGAAAGAGGTAAATAAAAATGAAATATTTTATATATGCAGCAGAAGGTATGTATCAGGGACTTCATGGTATGGAAGATTATCGTCTAATTGATACCGATGATTATGACACTGCACTAGATGCAGCTATAGATATGTCTATATCAGTAATGGAAAGTTATTCATCAATTATGGAAGATCTTGAAGATACTGCCGCAGAAGTATATGAAAGAGATTCTGAAGAATATGATAAGTATTTAGATGAACTTATGAGAGAAAATACATATTTTATCATCTATGCCTTACAAGATGGATATGAAGATATGACAGACAAAGAGGTATATGATAAAGTTAATGAATTAGGAATAGATGAATTTATAGAAACTTATTGCGAAGAAGCTTAATATTCGCACATAAAACAAAGAAAAGAGGTGTTGTTTAAATGAGAATAATAGATAAGTATTATGATTTCTATGACTGCTATCAAGACTATACTGATAATAGAGTCTTTGATAGACGTGGTTCTTTTCTTTTGACTAAAGACGGAATATGTCAACAGCTCTATAATAAAAGAGGATACTGGGGTAAGATAAGAGATAATCACTTAATCTTAATTCAGTGCGGAGGTACTTTCTGGTTAGAGTTATTAACTGTAACTGCCGTGGATTCTTTAAATCCTACTGATTTTAAGGTTGAGCTTCTTGACCATTGGAGAAATTATAATAAACCCAATAAACTACTTGTAGTTGAGGAAATCGAGGGTTATGATTCTCCATTAGATGATTTTGGACATGAGTTTAATTATGATGTCATTATAAAGAATACAGAAATTATAAAGAAGGATGTAGATACTTGTAATTATAGAGGACGTACCCTTTCTGAAACTTGGATATGGGACAATAATTTTAATAATCGCATTAAATATGACAAGCCTATACTTAAATCAAGTGGCTTAATTAGCGTTATAGACCCGTTTGAATTCTTTATTGCTATTGAGGAGTATTTTTCAATAGAGAAAACTAAGGCGGAGACCACTGAACCAAAGGGTGCTACTAACGATGATAAGATTATTATGCACGGATTTGATACAAAAACTTCATTTAGGGGGAAATAAGATATGGTAGTAACTTGCGTAAGAACAAATGATATAGGGTTTACACCCTCAAAAATGTATGAAATAGAAGATGGTAGAATTATAGATGACCAGGGAACTCCTAGACCTCTTTTCATCAGCAAGAATGACCCTGGCATCAGAACTATTGCCGATATAAGAGATAGAAAAGATGGTAATTGGAGCTGGATAGGCGAATTCTATTAAAGAGAGTGAGGAGTAATATTTATGAAAATGTTATGTATTATAGGTTTAATGGTTGTTCTTGCATTTTTCTTTTTAGCTGTTTTACCACTAATATTTGGAGCAATGATTCCAGACCCAGATGATTTTGGAACAAGCTATACGCTTGGACTTATAGCAACTATGATTATAATTATAACAATTATATCTGTCAACATTGTTAATTTTTATTTTGCTCCAGAGTCCTTTGGATATCAGGAAATTGTATCTGAAAACTATGTAGAGAGTGAGGAGTAATATTTTATGACAATATTATTTATTATAGATTTAATAATCATTTTTGCACTTGTAATGTTCGGTGTCTTCTTATTAACGCTTCTAGCAAAGGACATATTCTTTGGAGAATTTCTTTATGGAGAAAGGAGAGTTCGATGAGTAGATATATAGTAACATTTGATAAATCAAATGAGGATATTCCAACACTTGTTGTTAGTAGAGAGCGTATGTTTATAAATGGACCAGGTATGGATGTTATTAAAGTGATGACTGGTGATGAAGCCATAAGAGTATGGAATAAACTTGGCTGTAGAGCAGGAGAAATTGAACCAATAACTAACGAAAATGAAGAAAGTAAAGCCGCAAGAATAGTGCTTGATAAACTTTGTAAGTGCAGTCTATTTCGCGGGAACTATGATGCTAAACATGGTGATAAAGCTTTTATGGATGGTATAGGCACTGTCATGGAAGCATTAGCGTTTATGGTATCTGAAGAATGCGGCGAAAATTTTGCCGATACTTTTGTAACAAACTTAATAAAGAGTCAGGAGGATAAATGATGACTTACTATATTAATCCTATATGGTTTTATTTAATAAATATATCAGAAGGGATAAAAACGCTCTTTGGTGTAGCGGGTGGTATTGTATTGATTCTTTCTCTCATTGCATTGTATCTATGGGGTCTAGACAATGCAATTGATTTTACTAACATGGATGATGATGAAAAGAAAGTGATTACCGCTATGAAGAAAATTATAATCGCAAGTTTTGTATCAATATTTATCTGTGTTCTTATTCCATCTAAGGAAACCTGTGTTGAGATGATGATTGCGTCACAGGTAACACATGAAAATGTATCTGCTACAAAAGAAGAGATATACGAATTTATTGATTACGTAACAGATAAAATTGATACATCTGACGAAGAGTAAGTTGCGGCAAGACCTTTTTTGTCTAAATTGATTTTTATATAAAATTTTGTTATAATTATTATATAAGAAAAAAATATAAGGTGATAAGACAATGAAAAAGTTGATTTGTGAATGTTGCGGCGGGCAGATAAATTCCAAAACAATGAAATGCGAATATTGCGGGACTCAGTATAAAAGAGATTATGAGGAAAATACTCCTCAAATTATAAGAGTTGAAACTTATCGAAGTCCGGTAAGAGAACTTAGTTGTCAAATTGATGTTACCGAGCTTATTAACGCAGGTTGGGATGCTCAAACAATATCTGATTATGCTGTATCAAAGATGCGTAACAAATTATCTGAGGCTATAACTCCTTATATTAGGATGGAAATTCGTAAAGAATACCTCAGTACCAAAATAGATGGGCGTATTAAAATAATAGAACCAATAAAGGAGTAAAAATGCAGATATCATCAAAAGATAGGGAAATTATAAATAATGTTATCAACGAATTTTTCTCTATGGTTGGAGAGGACTGGAACTTTTATATTGACTATGAGAGTTCTTATCTTGAAGAATTGGTTAATAGCATCCCAGGGTGTAGTCTATATATTGGAGCAACTAAAATGGTTATTGTTATTGATAACTGTGATTTTGTAATTAAGATTCCTTTTTATGGGGAACAGATATATGATTATGACTCCGATGAATATGCTTATAAAGATTTTTTATACGCTGATAATGGTTATAATGACTGGGATTATTGCCTAACTGAAGCCAATATCTATAACATGGCGGTAAAAGAAGGGGTAGAAGAATTTTTCCCCGAAACATATGAATATCAAGAGGGATATGACATCTTCCCGCCAGTATATATTCAAAAGAAAATGATATTATGGGAAGATAGCCACTATGAGTTTGAATCAGAAGAAGAGAAACAGGAAGCATTGGCTGAGATAGAAACATATGACTCTATCTTTGGTTTTTGCGGGGATATGGATAATCGTATGCCGCCGTATATCTTTATCTATATCTGTTTAAGCTATTATGGCGAAGATGAAACTTTTAAGTTACTTCGTTTTATTAAACGCCATAATGATATTATAAATGATTTACATTGTAATAATATTGGTGTAAGAAATGATGGTAGTCCTATAATTTTTGACTTTTCTGGTTTTAGAGAAATGATAGGAAACAAGGAGTTAATATGAGTAATAATAATAATAATAATAATACAAATAACGGAATAGGTTTTGCGGGAGTTCTAACAATAGTTTTTATTGTTCTTAAACTTTGTCATGTAATAAATTGGTCATGGGTATGGGTACTTAGTCCTATATGGATTAGTTTTATCTTATTCATACTCTTGATGGTTATTTTTGTAATAATCGTTAAGAAGAGGTCTTAAAATGGCTAAAGATAGGGAAAGACCATGTCAATTCTATATCTGTGAGGGACATTGCGGCAAGGGGCGTGAAGGCACCTTCCGCGATAAATGCCAGACTTGTGACAAGTACGTACCGCAAAAAGGTAGTAGACCTGCCCGCACAGACAACAGAAAGAAGAAAATGGAAAGAATTATAAAGAAAGAGAAATGGGATTAAAAGTTATATCTTGAAAGATATAACTTTTTTGATTTTTTATAAAAATTTTGTTATAATTATAATATAAGAAATAAACAAGGAGTATATTATAACTATGGTAGATTTTGTAAAAGAAATTAAAAAAACTGAATACGATTTTCTTCGTACTAATCCACTTTTAGGTGATAATATTATCCTTTTAGGATTAGGCGGCAGTCATGCCTATGGTACTAACAATGAAAACTCTGATATTGATATCAGAGGCGTATTTAAACCTCGTAAAGAAGAGATTCTTGCCTATGGTTTTGGCAATAGATCAGAGCAGGTTGTTGATAACCCCACTGATACAACTATTTATGCTCTTGGTAAAATCACAGAGTTGTTGCTAAATTGTAATCCTAATACTATTGAAATTTTAGGTTTAGATGATGACCAGTATTTACTTATGACAAAAGAAGGTAAACTATTAAGAGATAACAGAAAGTTATTCCTGTCTAAGAAGTGCGCGAAGTCGTTTGGCGGCTATGCGAATGCTCAGCTATATCGTCTCAATCAAAAAGCTGCTCATGCTATGAGTCAAGCAGATTTGGAAAAGCATATTTTTAGAACAATTAACTTTATGGAAGAGCATTTTGCGTCTGAATATACTCATTATAATAATGATAATCTTAAATTATATATTGATAAGTCAAACCAGGAGGGTTATGATACAGAAATTTACATGGATGTAAATATGACACACTATCCTTTAAGAGATTGGTGTAACCTCTGGAACGAAATGAAAAATACTGTTACATCTTACAGTAAACTCGGCAAGAGAAATGAGAAAGCTATTGAGCATAATAAAATCGGTAAACATATGATGCATCTAATTAGGCTTTATCTTATGTGTTTTGATATCCTTGAAAAAGAGGAAATTATTACGCATAGAGTTGCGGACCATGATATGCTTATGGAAATCAGAAATGGTAAGTATATTACTGAAGATAATCAGGTTCTTCCGGAATTCTTTGAAATGGTTAACGAATACGAGAAAAGGTTACAGTATGCCATTGCGAATACAAGTCTTCCCGCAAAACCTGACTACAAGAAGGTACAAGAATTAGTAATGGATATTAATTCAGATATTTTAAGAGGGTAGTTATATGAAAGTATTAGATTGGATTAAACCTATTGATGCATCTCCGCTTAAAGCATTATATTATGTCGCGGGAGATGAAGAGTTTGGAACTATCTGGGATGGTTGCTTATATGATACGCCATATTGGGTTGCGGAAATGGAACTTGCTGAAGCTAAAGATCTTAAAGGTTATCCGCCTATTGCTTGGAGAAGAGACCTCGGTGAGGATTATAACCATGAATCTGGTTTTATAGTTACCGTTAAAGATGAATAACTTGTTTTTTATAAAAATTTTTGTTATAATTATATTATAAGAAATAAAAAGAAGGTGATTTTTATGTTAAACAAGATTAGAAGGCTTATAACTCCTACGAGAAAATTTCAGTGGATAATTGATAATGATTGTTCTTGGACCGGACGTAGTTATAATGGTAAGTGGGTTTACTATTGGTATGGAGATATCAAAACCGGTTATCCTGTTAAAGTAAGTAGAGAAATAGTTGATATTTACGATGCAGGATATACAGAAGGATATTGGGCAGGTTTTAAAACAGGAAAATCTATTGGAAATAATGAAAAGGAGGACTAATTATTATGGGACTTGATAATGGAATTGAAGTAAGAGCTAAAACATCTGCGGGAAGGCGTTATCTCGATGCTTTTCCAAAACGCTTTGGTATAGAAGGCGAATATGATGAGGGATATAAGACATATGAAATTGCTTATTGGCGGAAATGCTGGAATGTTAGACACGCAATTTTGGATATCGTAACTTATCGAAATACAAAAACTGATGGAGATTACCGTTTCTACTTTAATGCGGATGTACTTGAGGAAATTGCGGATAGGCTTAAAGATTTTCTTAATGAAGATTATTGGAATGACGGTGAAGGCTCTAGTATTTGGAGTTGGACAGAAGCCATTGTTAATATGGCTCAAAGCATTCAGCGAATCCGATTTATTCTTGAGGATATCGAAGAAGGAGAGATAAAGGCGGAAGATCTTGAGTTTAGTTTTTACGATTCATATTAAAACTATAAGGTAAGAGTTAAAACTCTTACCTTTATTTTTTATAAAATTTTTGTTATAATTATATTATAAGAAATAAAAAGAAAGAGGTGTATTAAAATGGTAGATGTAATAGTTCGTTCTTGGTTAAGTTGTGATGGTTATGAATGCTGCGGCAAGACATTTAAACTCGATAAGATTAAAGAACTTAAAGAACTGGTTGCGGGAAGAGAGATTAATTGGATAAAGGGACAGAATACTTTTGCGGGGAAGCCCGTTAGTGACAGATTCGCAAAAGATATGAAAGAATTATATTACGCTAACTAAGGAGGTTGATGTATAATGAAACTTAGTAAATTTATAAAATATATTGATGAATATACAGACTGTATTATTTGGGGTGCTAATACTCCCGATGATGAATTTAAAGTAATCTTTCAGGGAAGTGTTTTCGAGATTCCTACAAAAATAAGTGAAGGATATGAACTTATTAAGGCTAAAAATAACTACGATGAAAGAGCTGCGGCATCAGTAACACTCAAAGGTGGTAACCTGACAAAAGGTCAGTGTACAGATATGAGATTTACAGTAGTAAAGAAACAGTAAATATAAAGAAGTATATCTTTAATACGGATATACTTCTTTTATTTATTTCTTATAAAATTTTTGTTATAATATTTATATAAGTTAAAAATAAAAGAAAGGAAACCTTAATATGACCGTTGCAGATAGTTATAAAAATTATGAATATGATGAAACAAAAGCATTTGATAAGGGTGGCAAGCCATATGTAAAAGCTACTTGTAAGTGTGATAGATGCGGCGGTACAGGTATTTATGCCGTTGGAGTAGAGAATGGACACATTAAGCCTCATCCCGCATATGATGGAGTATGTCTTAAATGTAATGGTTCTGGTATCGAAACTAAGGATGTACGTCTTTATACCGAAGAGGAATATGCTAAAGTAAAAGCCACTAATGAGAAAGCCAAAGTTAAAGCAAAAGAGAAACTGGAAGCTAAAATGAAGGCGGAGTACGAGCAGAATCGTATCGAATGGCTTAGTCAGAATAACTTTTCTGAAGATGGCTTTACTTACATTATTACCGGCGATAGTTATTCTATAAAGGATGAATTAAAGGCGGCAGGGTTTAAGTTTAGTCCAGTTTTAAAATGGCATAGGGCTTCCGCAGAAAGATATGAAGATAAGGTAATTAAGATTTTCGTAGATGATGTTATATCTTTTTCCGCATGGGGCAAGGGAGTTTTCAACATTGACGCGCAAGAGTATGTTGATAATAAATTGCGGGAAGCTATGCCTCCGTCATCAAGCGAATGGGTTGGAAATCCAAAAGAAAAACTTGTTAATATTGAGTGTACTATCAAGTCTATTATAGGATTTGATACTCAGTATGGTCATAGTAACCTGTTTACTTTTGACTATAACGGCAATATTTTAACATGGTTCACCGCAACATATCAGCCTTATTCTGTTGGAGATGTGATTTTGTTAACAGGAACTATTAAAGAGCATACTGAGTACAAGAATGTTAAACAGACTCAGTTAACAAGATGTAAAATAAATAAAAAAGGAGAGTAAAATGGATATAGAGAATGTTTATGAGGAAGATATGTCAAGAGCACAGGACTTTATCGTGGCTCACAATGATGATATAGATTTTATGACCTTCCTTTATGAAGTTAGAAAGTCTGATTTAATTCATAGTGATAGATGGAGTATGTGTTATGATTGGCTGAATGAACATTATCCAGAAGCTACTGGCTCTATTGTCACAGGTTTAACTTATCTTACTGAACTTTGATTTTTTAAAAAATTTTTGTTATAATATATATGTAAGATAAATAAAGAGAGGTAAATAATTATGGTAAACAAGAAAACAGGACAGAGAGAACTTTGTTATGTAGTTAAAATTGATAATATAGAGCCAATAGTAGGCTCAGATAACTGTGAAGCAGCTATAGTAGGCGGATGGAAGGTTATGGTTAGAAAGGGTACTTTTAAGCCTAATGATCTTGCTATCTATTTTGAGATAGATTCTCTTGTACCTGCAACAGAGACTTTCAGTTTTCTTGAGAAAAAGCATTATAAAGTTAAGACGCAGAAATATACTTTTGGCGGCAAGAACCCTGGTTTTTATTCACAGGGACTCCTTATGACCGCAGAGGATTTCGGTGGCTCTACATACCAGGATGGTGATGGTCAGTTCTATATCCATTTTGGAGTAGATTCATACCTTAAAAAGAATATCGACTTTGGTGTAGGTGAGTTTCTAACAGAGGAGCTTGGTGTTAAGCATGTTGATTATTCATTACAGGAGAGAAAAGCTGCAAAAGATAAGGGTGAGAAGTATAAAAGAATGGCGGCAAGGCATCCAAAGCTCTTCCGCAATCCTATAATCAAAGCAATTTATAAAACTGATTTTGGTAAAAAGTTTCTTTATCTTTTTCTTGGTAAAAAGATTAACAAGGAAGCTAGTGCGAAGCAGTGGCCTACGGGTGTTTTCCCAGGGGTATCAAAGACAGACCAGGAACGTTGCGAGAACATGCCGTGGGTGTTAAACGATAAAACTCCTTTTATCGTTACTCAGAAATGCGACGGCTCTTCCGGAACTTATATCCTTTCAAAGAAAGGTAGAAAATATGAGTTTTATGTATGTAGTAGAAATGTAAGGATGCTTAGCGAGGATCAGGAGTGCTTTTATGGTACTCATAACTACTATTGGGAAGTTGCTAAAAAGTACGACATCGAGAATAAGATGAAGAAATATCTTGACGCTAATCCCGATTTAACTTTCGTATGTTGGCAGGGTGAGATTTGCGCTCCCGATATCCAGAAAAACCCTCATAGGTTAACAGAAACTCATTTCTATTGCTTCCATTGGACTGATGATAAGGGTAGAAAAGATATTCGTGATGCAAGAGATTTATGGGTAACTTACAATATGGAAGTAGTTCCTATTGTTGATATAATTACTCTACCAGATGATTTCGAGGAGTTTAAGCTCAGCGCGGATGGATATTATGACGCTTCTGTATGTGAAGGACATAATGACTGTGCGAGAGAAGGTTTTGTTTATTACAAAATTGATGACCCGACATTCAGCTTCAAGAACGTCAGTCGAACATACTTATTAAAACATTGATTTTTTAAAAAATTTTTGTTATAATATATATGTAAGGTAAAAAATGCGGGAGCCGATATGGTTCAGTTATAATTTTATCGGTTCCCGTAACAATTTTTAGGGCTGTCGCCAAGCGGCTAAGGCACAGGGTTTTGATCCCTGCATACGTTGGTTCGAATCCAACCAGCCCTGTTATAGATTCGCACTTATGTCGGAACTGGTATACGAGACGGACTTAAAATCCGTTGGGAGTAATCTCGTGTGGGTTCGAATCCCACTAAGTGCAGTAACAAGAAACCACCTTTGAGGCAATATACCTGTGGTTGGTCGGTGAATGGTTTAACAACTGCTAATCCGATGGGGAATAATAGTTAATAGCTACCCAAAACCTCGTTAAATACGGCATGTACAGAACTTGGCTGTACGATTTTAAACATTCGACAGTAGCATATTATAGGTTCTTGGTGTAACGGTAGCACGACTGTCTCCAAAACAGTAGACATGGGTTCAACTCCTGTAGTTCCTGTTATTATAAAAACTAAAAACGGGCAGGTATGCAAGTGGTTAAAGTAGGCAGTCTGTAAAACTATTCCGATAGGTTCGTTGGTCCGAATCCAACCCTACCCATTAAATTAGTATAGAAAAGAGTAGATGAGATTTCTACCCCAGGCTCTTAGAGCCTGGAAAGTGATGTAAAAGTAATGCATATCCTATATATATCTGCGTAGCCAAGTGGTTATGGCAGCGGTCTCTTAAACCATATACCGTAGGTTCGAATCCTACCGCAGGTATTTAATTTTATATTGGAGGTGTACCCAAGTAGGTGAAGGGGTCAGTTTGCTAAACTGATAGGTCGTTTAACACGATGCGAGAGTTCGAGCCTCTCCGCCTCCGTAAAGGACGGGTGCCGAAGTGGTCATAACGGCGTAGACTTGAAATCTTTTGTGTCTGTAAAAGGACCCGAGGGTTCGAATCCCTCCCCGTCCGCTCAATAAGTTTTAACAAAAGGAGAATGAAAATGTCAAGGTCTTATAAAAAACAACCATGGTATACTGACGGTTCTCCGCACTCTACAAAAGAAAGCAAGAAATTTGCAAACAAAAAAGTCAGACGAACTGACGATGTACCCTTAAAAGGTAAAGGGTATAAAAAAATTTATGAGACTTATGATATTCACGATTTTAAATCGAGATATACTAAGCAAGAATGGATACGAGATTATAAAAAAATAAGATATCGTAAATATGAATCTTTTGAAGATTATATCAATTATTGGGAAAAAACTTATAGGAGAAAATAAGAAAGGAGAAAAAAATGGGAAGGGTATTTGCTAGTTCAGATTGGCACGGCTGCGGCAATGTTGCCGATAAGGTTTTTGACTTTTTAAAACCTGATGATACGCTTTACTTTATTGGCGATGCCATTGACCGCGGACCTGATGGTATAAAAATTTTAACAAGATTACTTTCAGATTCAAGAGTTAAATTCATTATGGGAAACCATGAACAGTTTATGGAAGAGTGTCTACCGGAAGCAATTTCAACTCTTAAAGCCTCTAATGATATTTTATCTTATGAGTGGATTTATAGTTGTTGGGTAAATAATGGTGGTTCAAGAACTATTAATGGTTTATATGACTTATCTATTCCCGAGGTTGAAGAGCTTTATCAAAAGATAAAGAATTTACCTTACCAGTTGCTCTATAAATCTCCAAAAGGACATACAGTATTACTTGAACATGCCGGTTATAGTCCATTTGTTCTTTCTCCAAGACGCCATGATCCTCTTTGGGATAGAGAACATTTTCGGGATGTTTGGGATGCAGGTTATAGACCAGACTTTTGCGGGGACCCCGATACAACCTATCTAGTACATGGACATACACCGGTTCAGTATCTCACATATGAATATGGTTATTATGGTAAACCTGCACCAGGACCTAATTATCTACAAGAGAAACATAATTTCTTATACTCGGATAAAACAGATGCTCTCCCTAAACCGGAAGTTATCAGATATTGCGAAGAACATAAGTTCTGTATAGACATGTGTACCATAGTTAGTAACAGAATTGTTTTATTAGATTTGGACACGTTTGAAACAGTTTATATTGACGGTTAATATTTATAAAGTAGAGATATGATTCTCTACTTTATTTTTTTATAAATTTTTGTTATAATATATATATATATATATAATAAAAAAGAGGAAAAGAGGTTTTAATTAAATGCGAATAGGAATTTGTTTTGGCGGGTATTGCCCTTTGCATCAAGGACATTTGGACTTGATAATGAAATCAAAAAAGTTGAATGATAAAACTTATGTAGTTGTCTGCGGTTACGATGGAGAACCCCGCGGAGCGTCGATCGGGCTCCCGCTTATTAAAAGATATAGAATTATAAAGAACTTCTTAGAGGATGAACTCGTTGAGGTTATGTATATTAACGACACAGAACTTGGTTTAGATGAATCAATGTGTCCGGATAATTGGAAGATATGGACTCAGGAAGTAATGAATAAGGGTAAGTTTACTTCAGAAGGCAATACAATTACTTGGTATGTGGCGGAAGAGTTTTATAAAGAGCGACTTGAAAATAACTGTGCTTTTAATTGTACAGTATCGTTAGAAGATAGAACATTAAACCCTATCTCTGGTACTAAGTGTAGAGAGAATCCTATTAAGTATTGGAATGTAATTACTGCACCTTTTAGAGCCTATTTCAGTCATAACATACTAATTGCGGGAACCGCATCAGAGGGTAAAACAACATTGACAAGAGATATAGGTAAATATTACGGAATACCTTATTCGTATGAAAAAGGTCGTGATAATTGCCATTTAAAGACAGACCCCGAGTTCAACGTAAAAGATTTTATGTATAATATTTATGAGCAGCATAAGTATAATGAAGAGCTGATCTCGAGCCCGCAGAATCCTGGAATCTTTTTGTCTGATACTGATAATCTTGTAACTTTAATGTATGCAAATTATTACAGAAAAAGAGAGGGATTTGCTTTAAACGATGAAGAGTTTAATGTGTTATATGAAATGACGAAGGCATATAGACCTACAACTAAGTGGGATAAGATATTCTTAATACAGCCGCAGCCAAAAGGAATTGTGGATGATGGAGAGAGATATATGCCAGATAGCGACTATGCTATTAGATGTGAATTTTTTGAATATCTCAAAAAATTATACGATGATTTTGGTTATGAATATGAAATATTAAACGGAACATATTATGAAAACTATATGACAGTAAGGAGATACATAGATGAACTTTACAGATAAGATAAAAGCTGAATTTATTAACGGAAGAACTAAATTTGATTGGATATATCTTGCTTTTGGTCTAATATTACAGACATTCGCTATTGTTTATGGGTATATAACTGGAACTCCAGATAGTATCATATCAATTATCTGTTCTATTGCGGGAGTAATTAGCGTAGTGTTCTGCGCTCAGGGTAAGATTAGTTTTTATCTCTTCGCATACATCCAGATGTTTACATATACATTTGGAGTAGCAATTCCTAATCACTTATGGGGAGAAGCTTGGGAAAACCTGTTTTACTTTATAACACAGACATACGGTATTTATGCTTGGTATAAAATCTACAGAATTAAGAAAGATAATCAGTCTGCGGAAGTCAAGGGTAAAAAGCTTAAGGCTCTTGGTTGGACAATAACAACACTTATCTTGGTAATTGGAACAACTATATTAACTATTATACTTAAAAAGACAAATGACCCTCAGCCATTCCTGGATGCTATTAGTACAATTCCCGCATTTATTGCTCAGATACTTATGGTACTTGGATATAGAGAGCAATGGTTACACTGGCTTATCATTGATGTCACTTCTGTTATAATGTTTATCGCAGTAGGCAATTGGGTAATGGTTGCAATGTTCATCTTCTGGACAATTAACTGCATTTACGGATGGTATAAATGGACAAAAAGTGCTAAATATGATTAAGTTAAAAGATAAGTGAGAGATGTTATAATCTCTCACTTGTTTTTTTATAAAAAAAATGTTATAATTATAATATAAGAAATAAAAAGAGGTGTATATATTATGGATGATTTTCCTATTGTAGATTATGATTATATTAAAAAGAATGGCGGCATGTGGTTTTGCGGGGATTATGACTTTGATGACTATGTTTTATATCTCGTTAATGACCAAATCGTAAAAGTTAATGTTGATATTTCATATTTAAGAGAATTATTATTTGAGAAGAATCAGGTAATCTGGAGTCTTGTGGGACTCGATCAGAAGGAGGGTAGATAATATGATACATTTATTCGGAGCTAATTCTCCAGTTTTTGGAACTATGGCACTTGCAAGTGGCAGTAAGGCAGATGAAATTATACATAGATTTAATTATGCGGCTTCAAATAACGAACTGCCAACATCACAGAACGACTTTGATGTACTTATTAGCGGTATTAACGATTTAATGCCATGTGATAAAAATAGAGTTTTAAATTCAGTTGAAACAATTTACAGGAGTAAAGGTTACAATGTTAAATTTAATTGATAAGTTGTCTAAAGAAGATAAAACTAAAATTGAAACTTATATTTATAATCATAGTATCGTTGGAAGTAGTTATTGTGGAAACGATGCTTTTTTGGCGGAATGGGCTAAGAATAAAAAGACATTGTTCCATTTACTTGGCGGCAAGCTGATGTATTCTATACCTATTCAGTATGATGTTACTAAATGTGAAAACGGAATCCATTCAGTTCTTAGTAATCATGTTTTCGTAAGAATGTATAAGTGTTTTGTAGACAGCCTATCACATGCAGTAAAAAGTTATGCCGACTATGCCACCCTTTTTAATTTAATAAATATTTTTTCATTAAATAATAACGCCTTAAATAGTGGATATAAGAAAAAGGTAGAAGGTAAGGAGCATACTTTAGTATTAACAGAAGGTATGAAACTGATAAAGGCTATCAATAAAGTTTTTTCATACTTTAGCGAGGAGTTAAAGAACTTTGCAGATGTAGAGGAGTTACAGAAGAGCTATGAAGATTTCCAGAAACAGTATTCAATTTTAATTAACAATAATAAGATTAACTGTAAACTTACTATTTCCATCCATCCACTTGACTTTTTAACAATGTCTAACAACAATAGTAGATGGAGCTCATGTATGAAATGGGATAAAGAAGATGCAGGAGTTTATCATGCGGGAACCGTTGAGATGATGAACTCAAACAATGTCGTTTGCTGCTATCTCGAAAGTGCTACTCCTTACAGTATAGGGTTCGACCCCGCCACAAAAGAGGAATTATTTTGGAATAACAAGAGATGGAGAATGTTAGCTATTGTTACTCCGGAGATTATTCTTCAGGGTAAGGAATATCCCTTTAAACATAAGCCTATTGTTGAAGAAATACTGAAACTTATTTCCAAACTGGCAAAAACAAATTGCGGGTGGAGGTATAAGTATGGCTTAAGTAGATATAATGATATGAAATATATTAATGATGGTTATACGATGGATAATAACCATCTTTGGATTGCGAATGGTAATACAACTAAGCAAAATATCATTATGGATACTAATTTGATGTATAATGATTATTTAAACAATTCAACTTATGAGTTTTATTGTTATCGCAACCCCGTTAAGAAAAATACTATTATAAATTATTCTGGTAAAGCAATTTGTTTATGTTGCGGCAAGGATAGAGGCTACCGCTCTTCTCTCACTAGAGATTCTGTGGATGAAGTATACAATGAAAGATATGGAGATATGCCAGAGACCAATCTCTGTACAGATTGTTTAAGGAATATAAAGTGTCTTTACTGTGGAGAATTTTTTGATGACGAGATATTAGAGCATAAAAAAATAACAGTATATGCAGGTTCTAATAATAATAATAAAAGTTATATCTGTGCAGGATGCTTAACTAGTATGGTTGGTAATTGTCCAGAATGTGGAAACTTATTTGTAACTAATCATGGTCAGATTATAGAGCAAAATATTGATGAGGGAAAATGTGTATCAAAGATTTATTACCTCCCCGATCCTTGTTCTTCTGAATCAGTATGGAGCGATAATATTCGATATTTTAACGATAAACCTTATTATCAGCCTTGTCTTTGTTCAAAATGTACAAGTAAAAAGATATCATCAAAATATAGCTTTGAGTTAAAGAAAACTGAATCTTCCTATAGACTTGCATATTTGAGTTTTGAACCTTTAAAAGCAAAGCCTGACATGAAATTTGAAGTTCAGGCATATACTTGTGATGATATTGATGCAAAAGAAAATAAGAAAATTTTTGCTAAATATAGAGGTAGTGATGTAAAAGACCATCACCCTTCTATTGAAGAAGTCATTGATGCCTACGAAAAAAACTTGATTTTATAGTAAAATTTTAGTATAATATAAGTAGGAAAGGAATTTTGAACTATGAGATATTCAATAAAGTTTTACAAAGGATGCAGAGTATTATCTGCGGCAGATGAGGTTATTCTAAAATACAACTTAGAGCCGGAAATCTGTGATTATATAAAAGAAAACCATCCGAATCAAAGGATAGTGCTTAACATTAAAGACGTAGACATAACAGTTGAAAATAGGCATATTGTACTAGATTCATTAAAAAAGGTATGTAATTCTCATAAGGATAGCACGGTTTTATTAAGTTGGGAGAGCCAGGTAGATTTAGCTCCCGATTTATATGAATTAAATATTCCATTTTTCTTTGACTTGCGGGTAACCACATTAGATACCCTTTCTAAAATAACTCAGTTAGGAGTATCTGATGTTTATATTTGCAATAACTTATGTTTTTCGTTATCAACTATTGCCCCAATATGTCACAAGTATGGAATTAATATAAGAGTTTATCCTAACGTGTTACAGTATGATAAGGAGAAAACAACTCCTCATTTACGCAACTTTTTCTTAAGACCTGAAGATATTAAGTATTATGAAAAATACATAGATTATCTTGAGTTTTTCGGAGACCGCTTAGATAAACAAAGCGTGTTATTTGAGATTTATAAAAGCGGAAGATGGGAAGGTAAACTTAACGATTTAATTCTTGGCTTTGAGGATGAAGTTTTTAATGAGGAAGTTATAGTAGATTTTGGTAAGTATCGTACAAGTTGCCGCCATTCATGTGACAGTGATAAGTGTAATTTATGCGGTGCGGTAAACGATCTTTTAAAAACTTACAATAGAATAAGAGAGGAAAGCGATAAAACATTAAAATTTATTAGCGTAGAGTGATTTATGACAAAAGAAAACATAGATAGATTAAAAAAAATTTTAGAACTTTCCGAGGAAGAGCTATTTACTTTTTTAAAAATAAAATTATCTCAGTATTATAACAAGATAATTGTTAAAGAAGATATGTATATAATTGCGGACGGGGAACTTCCAATAGGGCTTGTGGCTCATATCGACACAGTATGGTCAACCTCTCCTATGATTATTTATGATAGTGAAAAAGAGATAATGACAGGTGTGCATGGACTCGGTGCTGATGATAGAGCCGGTATTTTTATGATACTCCAGTTATTAGAAGAGGGTTTCCGCCCATCAATTATCTTTACCAATGGCGAAGAGTGCGGCGGCATAGGCTCCTTAGACTTGGTAAAGGACTACCGCAAAAAAGAAAAGTTCTTTACGGATTTAAGATGCCTTATTGAACTTGACCGTACAGGACATTGTGATAGTGTTTACTATCAAAGTTCAAATAGTAGCTACGAGAAATGGATTAATAGTTTTGGTTTTAAAACCGCAAAAGGAACATTCACCGATATTAGTATTATTGCTCCTATATGGGATGTTGCGGCGGTCAACCTTTCTGTTGGATACTACTATGAGCATTGTGTAAATGAGCTTTTATATATTAGGTTTTATGAAGATACTTTTGACAAAATGGTAAAGATACTTTCTTCGACGGAATTATTACCTAAAAATTTAGGGTTTTCAGATGCTTACCAATGTTTATTTTGCGGGAAGCCCTTTAGGAAAAAATCCGATATAGAACCGTTTACTTTTGTAGGGGAACAGGTAAACAGTAGTAATTGTTGTGAGAAATGTTATAATTTATATTTTAAATCAAAATCTTATTGATTTTTTTAAAAATTTTTGTTATAATAAATATATAAGAAAAAAGGAGAAATAAAAAATGGCAGCTAAAGGTACAGTTAGCAAACAGAATGTAGCAAATAAGATAATATCAACTTTTGCAGGTGCTTTCATTGCGGCAGACGGTAAGACTATCCGTATACCTCTTGTCGAGGATGGTGAACCTATTGAGATAAAGGTAACGCTTGTTGCGGCAAAGGATCTCGAGGGTGACGGAGCCGTTACAACAGCCGAAGTGGCAGAGGCAGCTCCCGCCGCAACGGATAATATAGAGATAACAGAAGCCGAAAAACAAAAAGTAAATGACCTGTTAAATTCTTTAAACTTTTAATTTGAAATTATAAAAAATTTTTGTTATAATAAATATATAAAGAAAAATAACAGATATAAAAAGATAACTTGAATTTTTAAAAAATTTTTGTTATAATAAATATGTAAGATAAAATAAAAAATATTTTAGAGTAATCTTGCAGATGAGCCAGTAAGCAAATGTTACTGAAATCATTATAAAAGGAAAGATATGTGCGGTTAACTGACCTTAAAGTTATAACTATCTTAGCTTAATTGGTAAAGCAATATTTGATAAAAGTTCAAATCTTTTAGATAGTTCGCAGTGGTGTTATTTACGCAGTTTTTAGGGGTTGCAGCGTCGGTTGTCATCACTATAAATAATAAACCAACTATAAAAAAATAACTCGAGTCGACGCGGTTTTAGAGTCGTTCCGTAAAAACAAGCTCCGTTTCAGTTAAGTTGTTGTGAGTCCCAATGTTCGGTTCTGATGGTTGAGTGATAAACCTATAAAAACAACGTAGTAGACTCCGTAGGTTGAAATTCCTGGCGTGAATCGACAAAATGTTTGCAGACAATAGTTTTGGTGGTATCTATAGAAAAACTACAAGTCTCAAGGAGGCTATGGAAAGTTGCGGCTAACGCGAGAGGGCGGTCTAGTTGATAGTTCTAGGTTGAGCGTTCCTGAATAACTATCCTCAAATAAGAACAAGTGTCCTTCCTTTCGAGGTAAATACCTGTGGATGAGCGGATAGGGTCGCAGTGCCAAACCCGCTGGGGAGCCGGCATTAAGTTTAATAAACTCCCAATACCTCGTTAAACATGGCATCGCAGAGAGCTTGGCTCTGCATTCGGCATATAGTATAATCAGGACAGTGCGCTGCGGCAGAGGCAGAGGTCTAGGTTCGAATCCTAGTGTGTCAACTAAAAAAATCTTAATTGATTTTTTAAAAAAATTTTGTTATAATAAATATGTAAACAAAAGTGATAAGCCACTTAATAAGAATACTAGTACAACTTATTAAGAGATTTCCGCCATGTAGAATGGTTTTAAAAGGTAAAATAGTGAAGCTCCAATATGTACAGCAAAGCTACAGATAAAGAAAATTTGGACTGTAGGAAAAGGAATGAAATCATTTTTAAATATATCGCCTAATCGTCTAGGGGTTTAGGATATCCGCCACTCATGCGGATGACGTCTGTTCGAATCGGGCTTAGGTGACTCCTTGAGAGTGAGAGGTAAACTCTCCACGAATGGTGACACGATCTACGCAATGGTGTAAAATAACACACTTGGTACAACTAAGAGAAGAAGAGTAATGAACTTCTTGCGGGACGCATATTCGTGAAAAGACCTATGAAACTCATCAGTCATAGGCTAAGGTTGATAAAACCCGCTCAGTAACAAGAGAGGTTAGGATTGTTACGGTTTTGAGTTGCTTTACCAGAAAAACAACCGGTTGGAACGAGTTAGACCCGACCGAAGTGCGAGGCGTTGCACAGAAACTTAGGATGGCAACCTTTGATTAAAATAGCCAAAATATGTCCGGTTAGTCAAAAGGTTAAGACATATGGTTTTCATCCATAGAATGCAGGTTCGAGTCCTGTACCGGATGCTTTAACATGGGGGTATCGCTAAGTAGTTTAGCATACGACTGTTAATCGTACTACCTAGGTTCAATTCCTAGTACCCCCGTTATAATGCTTCCGTAGCACAATAGGCAGTGCGTCTGATTTGTAATCAGAAGGTTAACGGTTCGATTCCGTTCGGAAGCTTTAATAGTATAAATAATAATAATAAGGATAAAAACATTATGAGAACATTAACAGTAATTATTGACATGCAGAACGATTTCATAACTGGAGCACTTCCCGCCGCAGGTGGACAGGAAATAGTTGGTAAAATTGTTAACTATATTAAAGATAATCCCACAGATGATTATGCTTACACTCTTGATACTCATTATGAGAATTACCTTGAGACACAAGAGGGAAAGAAACTTCCTGTTAAGCATTGTCTCAGAGGAACTAAAGGATGGGAAATGGTTAAGGATATCAGAGATGTTCTTCCAAGAAATGCTGTGGGTTATGAAAAAAGTCATTTTGGTTCTGTTGCTCTTGCTCAGTATGTTGCGGCAAAGGGCTTCGATAGAGTCAATTTAGTTGGTGTTTGTACTGATATCTGTGTTATTAGTAATGCTATGCTGATTAAGGCATACGCAAGAGATAACACTGAAGTATATGTAATGTCAGATATGTGTGCGGGAGTAACTGCGGAAAGCCATGAAAATGCTCTTGCCGCAATGAAAATGTGTCAGATTAATGTTGAATAAAATAACTTGAATTTTTAAAAAATTTTTGTTATAATAAATATATAAGATGAAATGTGAAATATTCCAATATAATCCTTTAAGGTTGTTTCATCTTATAAATTGTGGTAGTCGAATAGGTAAAGACTTTTAACTTCGGTTGTAAAGTACATTCAGGGTAATGGAAATTATGATAGGTGCAAATCCTATCCCACAATTTAAATTTGAAGGTATTTATGACAAATGGTTAAAGTTAAATGTGATAAATGTAAGAAAGAGATTGATTTAAATAACTATAATGCTATAAGATTACCAAGAAATGTTAATTTAGATTTATGTCCACAGTGCTATACATCGTTAATGAAAACGATAGGCAGTTGGTTAATAGAAGAAGAAGAATAAAGTGCTATAATTATAGTGGCGGAATAAGTAGACGCTTAGCAAGGGCGAGAAAGTAAGCGAGCCTCTGAGCAAGTACCGTGCCCCCGAGGTTCGGGAAAGGATAAGCGAAATCATGTAAGGTGTAAATCCTTACCTATAATTTAAATAAATAATGCGGTGGCGGAATAAGTAGACGCTTATAGCGAGTAAGTTAAGGACGCAGAGGCTCGTAGCAATCTTAATATGTAAGGTGTAAATCCTTACCCGCATTCTATAAACGGAAAACTAATTGAATTAAAACAAGCATCGCACTTGTTTATTAACTCTTGTGATGGTAAAGATATATATAAGATTTTAGGTAGTATTTATACAGAGTGTATGCCTACATCATCATTTAAGTAGGAAACCAATTAGTATAACTCCGAAATGCACAATTAGTTTTCCGTTAACTTTTAAAATAATAATTTACCAAGAGTCGTAACTTTTGTTAATTTTAACAGAAGAGAGGATCCACCATGCAAATGGGGACTGAAATTATAATCGACTGAGTTGAAATACCGGTTAAAAAGATCCAAAGGTAAAGATTTATAAGGCGACCTAACCTTTAATCTAGGAATCTCTTTTGCATAAACAAAAGTATGCAAGAAAACAATGTCGAATAGCGGTTTAAGGGCATCCCGTCAACTCAGCATTGTAAAATAAACGAGTTAGAAAGCCCTTAAATATACTTTTTATACCTCTTTTCTTTCGGGCGGGTTGGTGCGTTGACTCGCCTAATATACGCGGGAATTGATAGTCCGGTTATCTAGTTTATGAATATAAACGAAACGGAGGTTCAAATCCTTCTTCCCGCCATATAAACAGGTTTATCGGGGTACCTGATAACAACATCCCGTTGAGATATACAGCGGAGGGGTGACACTTCTATTCACCCCTCATAACGCTGAATTAAAGAGACAAAAGGAGAAAATTAAATAATGGAAAAGGCAGATATTTTGAAAATGAAAAAGTTTCGTCTAAGTATACTTCGGAATAACGGTAAGAATAATGGCGGTACATCTGGAGTATGTAAAAGACTTGAAAGAGAAATCAGAGCGCTTGAGAACGGAAAGACGTCATAAGTCAAAATAGAAAAGTCAAAAATTTTTTAGCTTTTTGAAAATTTTTTAAGCGAATTTGTAATACATGACCGAATCTCATAATTCCGGTCTATAAACATAGAGAGGTTGCGGCGGCTGGAGGTTAGCGGGTCCACCACCTAGTGCCTAGAAACGAAAAAGCTGGGGAAACTGCGGGGGATGCACCCCGCAAAACATTGACAACTTGAGTTATAAAATCTTGGTACGAAACTAATTCCAAGTTACTCCATACAGTGCCTTTCAGGTTTGGGCAGAAAAAGAATTAAATCTAATAATTAAAGAGTCCTTAGCGGGGGACTCTTTTTTTTTTGGTTAAAACATTTTAATTTTAAGTAGAGAAAAAATATATATAAATATGGTAAAATTCTATTTTCTAAAAGGAAGGAGGAAAAAAATGAGTCATGCTTTCTATTGAGACTTACGCTCTTGCAAAGAAATATACAGATGAAACAGCCGCGCAATTTGGCGGTCTAAAGGGTGCCTCTTGTAAAATTAAAAGTATAGTAAAAGGGAATGGAAGAAATATAGTAACCTTCGAATGGGAGAATAACGAAGGTGAGATACGTACTTCTGAAATGATAGTAGAAGACGGAACTCCAATATACGTATGGCATTCTGGTAATACATATCAATATGGGGATTTAGCTATTTATGAAAGTGCTTTTTATAGATGTATCACTCCCAATTCAGATATAGAGTTTGATGATACTAAATGGAATGAAATAGGCTCTCCGGATGGTAACTATGACATAATACAAAACGCATCGCTTCTTCCCGTTATTTTTACCCCTGCGGATAGAAAAATGTACTTCAGTATTGAAGATGAAATTTTCTATTTATGGAATGGTACCAAATGGGTTGATATTCAACCAAAAACAATCTCTCTTAAAGAAATAGATGATTTATTCATCTAAAATAATCAAAGAAAGGAAATAAAAAAAATGGCAGAACAAAAAAAGTATTTAGACTATGAAGGTCTTCAAAGATTAGTTCAAAATCTTAATAACAAATATGCTCCTATTAAAGCATTAGTTTTTAAATTATCTGTTGAAGACGTAGCACACCTTCCCGCATTAAACACAGTTCGTCCTGGTTGGATGTATAATATCGAAAAAGAAGATATTACTACAGCAGATTTCATTGAGGGCGCAGGACATGTTATTCAAGTCGGTGAAAATATTGCGGCAGTTGAGCTTTTCACGGGAGAGTATACAAAAGTAGCTGCTCCTGTTATCACAGATGACCCTAAAGCACTTGGATGGTATGAATTAGATGCTGTTACATCTACTTATGAACTTTCTCAAGATAGAATTCCTGTTCAGGGTAAAGATTACTTCACAGCTAATACAGTAATGAAGTGGGATATGTTAGGTGGTATCTTCGATCTTGAGGACAAGTATCTTGAATTCGGTATCGAATTCCCTAAAAATCCTGCGGATGGAAGAACATTCCTTTACATGGGTGAAAATACAAAAGTTTATACTATTGTTGAAACACCTACAGGAAGACCTTCTGAGAACAAGTATTATGAAGGTGTATTCACAGAAGTAGACCCTGCAGTAAAACCTATTAATAATCCTAAGCAAGAAGGTCTTTATGAATTAAATGGTTCTACATATGTACTTAGTGAAGATATCGAGTATAATGACGAAAAGACTTATTACACTGGAGTATTCACACTTTCAGTTGATAGTGTTGTAGACCCTACAAAGCATTACTATTCAGAAGCTGACCAATATAACCATGCGGTTATCTATGTTTATAGCGAAGCAGAAGAGGATTGGATTCCTCAGACATCTTCTGGCAGTGGGGACATGGTTCCTATCACAGCTCAGGAGATTGATGATTTATTTATCTAATAAATTTTAACAAAGCAAGGAGTATTTTTTAATACTCCTTGCTTATTTTTTATAAAAAGGAGACTTTATTATGGCAGGAGTAAAATTCGCAGGAGAAGAAGCTGTAGAAAGAATCGCTCATTATGTCAATAAAAAATTGAATATTGCTTCTACTATGCCTTCTACTCCTAATGACGAGGATATTATTCTTTATGTAGGAGAAAGTACTGAATCTTACATACAAGGTTGTATATATGAATATGATGAAACAAATGAAAAATGGAATATTATAAATTCAGTTCAAACTGTTGAGTTAACAACAGCAGAATATGAATCATTACCTGTTAGTGTACAAAATAATGGAACTATTTATTTCTTAACTGATGGAGAAGGCGGCGGGGGGTCTTCCGCAGAAACAATAGATTTTGCAGATTGGAAAATATTACCTCAATCTCAAAGAGAAAGTGGAGAATATTATATTACTAATACTAAAGAAAGTGCAGAGATTCTTGCTCTTGGTAAGATAATGCATGTGGTTGATGGTAAAATAATTACTCCTCAATATAGTGGTATTCCAGATTTAGTTTCTTGGAGTACTGGAACTGATAGTCAAATTGCCGCTATGATAGAAGCATTTTATAGTGATGCAATTACTTTAAATGATATTAAGTCAGTTTGGTCTGTTGGTGATAGTAGGACTATTACTCTTTCAGCTATGAATGCAACTGGAGTAGGTGAGAGCCATAGAAGCCAAACAGTTCAAATGACTATTCTTGATTTTGAGCATGATGATTTAACTACCGCAATAGGAAATCATACAAAAGCACTTATTACAGTACAACAAAAGAATTGTTTAAGAGATGCTAGTGTTACTGATACAGGAGGTTCTTCTAATACTGAAAATGGATATATGAATAGTTCTAATACTAATGTAGGTGGTTGGAAGAATTGTGCTAGAAGAAGTTGGTGTAACCAAGTTTATTATGCAGCTTTACCTAGTGCATTTAAAAATTTAGTTAAGTCTGTATCTAAACAAAGTACTGCTGGTAGTCAGTCTACTTCTCTTGTTACTACAGATGATTTAGTTTGGCTTCCTTCTGAACAAGAGATTTTTGGAGCTGAAACTTATGCAGCGGCAGTTGAAGGAGCTCAATATAGTTACTATGCTACAGCAAGCAATAGATATAAGTTACCATATTGGAATTCAAGTTCAGTGTCTGAGTACTGGTGGGAGCGTTCTCCTTATAGTGCCAACACCACGGTCTTCTGTAATGTCAACTACTCTGGTGCAGTCGGCGCCAACGTCGCTTCCTTTGCTCTTGGGATAGCGCCCGCGTGCTGCTTATAAAAGGAGGATAACAATATAAGTAATGAGTGTACCAAAAAGTAAAAGAAAACAATCTCCTTATGAATATATAGTAATTCTTCAACAAATTTGTATAAAAACTATTGAATTTAATAATAATGAAAATAAAAGAATACCTCTGCTATCTGAAAAGATAGCAGAGAAATCTTTAGAAACTTATTGTGATGCAACTAGATATTTTGAAATGACAATAGGTTCAATTCAAGGTAATTTATCTGAAAAGAAAAAATTTTGTAAAAAGACTATTTATGAGTCAAGAGAACTTTCTGCTTTAATTAATATTTTTATAGCCGAAAGAATGAAAGAAAATAAATCAGTTAATGAATTAGTTCAAATGACTAGTGAGTTAAATAAAGTAGTAGAATTATTAGTAGATGAATTAAAACATTTTTCTAATTTAGATTAATGTTTTTAATAAATTGGTTTTAAACTGTAAAGTGTCTAGTAACTGGTGGGAGCGTTCTCCTAATGGTTCCAACACCACTAACTTCTGTAATGTCAACAACTCTGGTGCAGCCAACAACAACAACGCTTCCAATGCTAATGGGATAGCGCCCACGTGATTGTTATTATTAATTAAATATTTAAAATCTTAACTGAGCCTTTTGAGTGAAAGGAGTAAGATATTTTTAATATAGATTTTATAAACTTTAATAAATAACAAGGAGTTTAAAATCCAGCTCTTAATAAAAATAAGACGAATCTATATTTCTATTTTAAAGGGCGGACGCTTCTTGCATGGCATAATTTTATTAAGTTATTTATGTTTCATGTCCTTTAATAATATGACAGTGAATTAAACTTAATATTTTATCTGCATAGAAATATTTTTAAAGAAGGTGTGATTAATGACTAGTTTAGAAAGAAAAGAATATAGATATCAAAGAAGAAAAGCTAAAAGGGAGAAGAAAAAAGAAGAATTTTTAAAATCTTTACCTAATTATAATGAAATTTTTTCTTTTGAAAATTTATGGGATTCTTTTTGGCTATGTCGTAAAGAAGTAAGTTGGAAACCTAGTTTACAAATATATCAACAAAATTTATCTTCTGAAATAGTTAAATTAAGAGAAATTTTATTTTCAGAAGAGGGATTTAAAACTGATGGTTTTATTGAATTTAATATTTGTGAACGAGGTAAAATGAGACATATTAAATCAGTTAATATTAAAGAACGAGTAGTTCAAAAATGTTTTTGTGATTATTATTTAGTGCCTCTACTTACTCATAATTTAATTTATGATAATGGAGCTAGTTTAAAAAATAAAGGAATTGATTTTACTTTAAAAAGATTACAATTACATCTAAAAAATTTTTATAAGAAATATAAAAATAATAAAGGATATATATTATTATATGATTTTTCTAACTTTTTTGGAAATATAAATCATAATATTTTATATAGAATGATAGACCCTTTAATACTTGATGATAGAAGTCGAAAGTTATTTCACCATTTAGTCGACGCATTTGGCGATGTTGGATTAGGATTAGGTAGCCAAATATCCCAAGTATCTGCAATAGCTTTTCCAAATAAAATAGACCATTATTTTGAAAATTGTCCTTATGTTGAAGATTATGCAAGATATATGGATGATGGATATATGATTATTAAAGAAAAGAAAAATATTAATAATTGTTTAAAAATTTTATTTGAAAAAGCTAATGAATTAAAAATTATTATTAATTTTAAAAAGATTAAAATTTTAAAATTAAGCAAAGTATTTACTTTTCTTAAAAAGCATTTTTATTTGTCTAATTCAGGGCAACGTATTATTAAATTAAAAAGAAAAAGTATCTTTCAACATAGAAAAAGAATTATTAAATTAATTCCTATGGTTAATAAAAAATTATTAAAATGGGAAGATTTAATTAATTCTCATAAATCTTGGTTAGGACAAATTAAAATATATAAGAATTGGAAATCTATTAATAATATAGATTTACAGATAAGGAGGATATTAAAGGATGGATACAACAACACAGATATATCAAGCAATAAATGCTATATCGCAACGAGTTAATGAAGTTAATGCTAGATTAGATCAGGTAATGAGAGTTTTATCTGAAACTAATGCAGCTAATATAGATTATATTGCTATGATGAGTGATATTAATATACCTTCAGAGAAGGAGGATATTGAAAATGCACAGTAAAAATTTTGAAAAAGTAAAAAGTTATTACGATAAAGGTTTATGGAATGAAGAAATGGTTAGAAATGCTGTAGTTAAAGGATGGATAACTGAAGAAGAATACAGAGAAATCGTAGGAGAAGAATATTAAACTTTTATTATTTTAAATTTTAATCTAGTTAGGTAAGAAATATACTTGCCTACACAATTAACAAATATTGATTATTTCTATCAGATTTAAATAATAAAAGATTTGTATTAATGTATAACAATATATAATAATCTTATTACAAAAATATTACAAATTTAATATTTTTATAATAAAATTTTAGACAATAGAAATGGGCAAGTTTAGAAAAATATCTAAACTTGCCCTATATACGAAACTTCCAGAAAGGAAGAGTATATCGTATTAAAAAAATATTTTTTATTTTTTACAATTTAATCATACAAAAAATTTTATAAAAAGTCAAAAATTTTAAAAGATTTTGATTCATCATCTTTTTCATTGGACAAAAGAAACAAATAGTCATATTTTATTTTTTAAATATATTATAATAGAAAAGAATAGAAGGAGGTTCTTTTGTAATGGGAATAATTTATAAAAATGGTATCCCATATGGCGGAGGCGGTGATACTGAAGGTAGTGAAAGTTTCCTACTCGAAGACGTAGAATTAAATTTTGTTAATAAAGTAGCTTCAATATCAGATAACAGAATCTCTGAAGAAACTTGTGTAACAGTTTATTATCAGGATGATAGTATAGAGGCGGCAAGAGCTGCTAATATAGAGGTAGAGACAACAGAAGGACATATTAATTTTTATGCTCAAACAAATCCTTACCAAACTATTATATGCAATATTCTTGCCGGAGCTTTTATTCAAAGTCCAGAGACATCTGCGGGAAACAGCGCTCTTCGTTCAGAAGGATTTGCCGTAGGAAAGCAAAATGGTGTTGAAGTAGATAGTGAATCTATTTACTATCACAACAATTCAAAATATTTTAAAGAACAAGCAGATTTATCTGCACAGAATGCAGAAAATAGTAAGAATGAGTCAGAGGCTTGGGCTGCTGGTACGATAAATGGTACAGATGTGCCGTCATCCGCAGACCAACATAATAATAATGCAAAATATTATTCAAAAGTGGCTCAAGGATGGGCGCAAACAGCTCTTGTAAATAAGGCATTAATTGCAGTAAACCCAGAAGATACATCAAATCTTAATATCTGGATTGAAGTTGATAATTAAAAGGAGGTGTTATAAATGTCTACCTATTTAGTTATCAAAAATGGTACTGAAACTAAAAAATATAAGTGCGAATCAAGTGCTCCAAAACCTTATATACAAGTTTTAGATAAATGCTTACCTTTAACGACTGTTACTAATACAGGTATGAATCTTAAAATAAAAGATAATAATAATAATATTTATATACCTACTGCTCAACAAACTATAACCACTAGTAGTGCTTATATTAAATTAGATTTATTAAGTTATGACTCTGTCGCACTTACTTCTACTACCTATAATGGAACTTCAGCTAAAGGTGCATATACTTATTCATTTTCTGGCAGTACGGGAAATTCAGCTAATAGTATAAGTGCTTATGGAGAAAATTCTTATTTAAAAACTTTTACAAATATAAATAGCACATTATATGATGATTATGAGATTTATTATACTAGCTACACAACTACAAATAATGGAACATTATCTAGTAGATCACATACTATATTTACAAGTGCTACTTCTTATTTATTTGCCTCAGTTGGCACTAGCTATACTAAAAATCATACACGCTATTCTTATAAGACTGGAACAATAAGTAATGCTATTTTAAAAAGAAGTGCTTATAAAACTCTTTCTAGTAACCCGCTAAGAATTTATAGTACAGTAGAAGGATTATTATATACTACTAAAGGGAAAGGTTCTACAACTTCTTCGAGATCTACCACTTATTCTAGGACTTATTGTACCAGCTGGTATATTATGACAGGTTGTTCAATTTGTCCGGCAACGTATAGCTATGCAACTTCTAGTGAGCAAAACTTTACTGCTGGATATTATGAATCCTTAACTTATATGACTACATTAGAATAAAGGAAATAAACAAATGGAGATAAAAGGAATTTCAGTTATATCTCCCATGTATGGAGATAGAAAAATAACAGATAGAATGGTATTTTCAGTTATCCATCAATATATTAGTGAAGAAAATCCATTTAATATTCATCTTGTACTTGTAGATGATTACATTGAAGGGCGGCAAGGTGATGAAAGTTATTATAATTATTATTTATCGGATGAATTTAAAAAATTTTATAATACCGATAGAATTAAAATAGACATTATAAAAAACAAAGAGCATAAATATCAAGGAGAAAGTAGGGAAATAGGTTTCCTTGCCGCAGATTATCCTTACTTTCTTCTTATTGATTGTGATGATATGCTTGCTCCCAATGCTTGCGATAGGTATTTGCATATCATAAATGAAGTTACAAGTGGAGAGAATCCTTCAAAACTTGCCTGTGTTTATGGTTTCGTTTATGGCTTTGACACAAAAGGGTATGAGCAAAAAATCATAGGCGAAAGTATTTGGGTACAAAGCAGATGTTTTAATAGAGATTTTATTAAAAAACATAGTATTCACTTCCCTACCGGTCTTAATTCAAAACAAGGAGAAGATTATCCTTTCATGCGGAAGTTCGATTACGCGCTTGCGCATGACAACGAATACTGTGCAGTAAAATTGCCGTATAATAATAATGAGGATTGCCAATGTACAGCATATTGGTTTCCTAATGAGAAATCATTGTCAAGGATTGATCCCCATTATGGACAACATTTAAGCGGCTGGACTATGGCAAGTAGTAATGCGATTCTTGATTTCTTTGATGATTATAACAAAAAGCATGGATTCGAAGACCAAGAAGATGAATTTATGAAGCACGAATATCTCAATATGTGTATTTATGCTTTTTATAATTTACTCGACTTCTTAAAAGAGGTTTCAAGTACAGACTATAAACCTATTGAAGAAGATTGGTATGCCCTAAGAGATAATGTCAAAAAATTAAGACAAAGACTTAAAAATAAATATTGGAATGAGATAGTTTATTCCGATATTGAAGATATGCTTTACCAAGTTAAACATTTTTCTGATTGCAAATTTACAGAATGTTGGTTTGGTAATTTTTATGATTATATGAACACAAATTATTGTGAAACAATATTTAATTTTAATTATGAACAAATGATTAAATATTGTAAAACATTAGAATTTGATGGTGCAGGTCATGAAGTTCATTCGCCTCAAGTAAAAGCTTGGGCGGAAAGGCACTCTGCCGCCATCTAAAAGAAAGGAGCGGAAAAAGTGAGAGGTATAACTAATTTACATCCTTCAGATATTGAATGTAAATTATTTGAAGGAACTGAATCTACAGATTATACACCTTATCAAAAGAACTATATCAATCCTGTTACGGAGATATATGGATGCTGTTCTAAAGAAAGTAACTATACGTTACCCGCAATAGATGATAATAGTTTAAAATGTGAAATTACAACTCAAAACATAGCAGAAGAACAGATCGCTTCATATGCGGGTTGTTGGCTTATTTCGGCAAGAAAAGATATGGACTTTACTGGTTCTGTAAGTAGTACCGCAAGTTCAACAACAACCATACAAAATAAATCTGCAACAATAACTCCAACATCTAGTTCAGGAACTTATTTAGATACAGATTTACCAAATTTAACTCATTTTAATAAGTATTATATTCTAATTGATTTATCAATAACTTCTGCAGGTTATGTATCATTTAGTGACTCGAAACCGGTTACTTTAAGTATTCAATATCCTAGCTCAGCAGAAGCAATACCTGTAGGAACATTTACAACATCTGCTTCTCTTGTTAAAAATCATCAAATAATTATTGAAGTTAATGATATTGAAACATATAAAAATTTATTAAATAGTTTTACACTTAACTTCAGTTTTTATAGATCTACTTCAAGTTATAGTTATACTAGTTATATTCGCTATGAAATAAATCATTTAGAATTCTTTAGAACAGATAAAACTTCATTAGATTTAGAGGATGCTAATATTGTCATAGACTACGTTTTTGGCGGTGAAACAAAATTAACCTTTTATAGCTTATCACTTCCTAACTATGAATTAAATGGAATTAAGAACATATCAGAAAATGATGAATATAATTTATCAGATGGTATTAATAATTATCTCTGTGACGTATTAGATATCGATAAAAGCATTTTAATAAAATATATAGATCGTTTTACAAGAACTGTAACCAATGTTTTAACATACACTGTAAATATAGAAGATTCAGAGCCTAATTTAGATTTATTAAGAACAAGAATCTATTTTGAAAATATGGATAGTATTCCATATAAAGTAGAAAGAGTATCTGAAAGTGAACTTATCATCACTTTTGAAGAGTCTTTCTCTGGAACTATAATTTTTACAGGCGCATTATTACAACCTTTAACTTTAGTTATTGATGCGGACGTAGCTGTTAGAAAAGTATCTGACTTCCTATCACCTGGTGCAACCTACAATATTAAATCTAATTTAGCATTAGAGTCAATAATTCCTAATACTATACAAGGTGATTTTAGTATAAGATCTTTTTACTCTGCCAGTAAGAACGTTAATGACATAAGAGGTGTTATTACTGGCGATTTTGCATTAGGAACAAAACAATCCTCTTATACAGATTTAGTAAATGAAACAAAAGAATTTGGTAAAAATTATGTTATTGTTAAAGATGCTCTCTATAATATATTACCAGAAAAAGGTAAAACAATTGAGAAATATAATGTAAATGATATTGTATCTTTAAATAATTCTTTAGATGAATATATACAATTAAGAGGTATAGAAACATTTACAGATACTCTTTTAGAAAAATTATCAAAAATTAGCTTATATGGAAGTTTTGTAGTAAATAATGTAATGAATACAAGTTACTCACTTTCTTCAACAGATCATCATGATGGGGATATTATATTTAATGTAAACCCAGTGGTTAGATTAAAACTTTCAAAAGTATTAAACTCTTCTGACCTTTTGGTTTACTCAATAGTTAGTGAATTGTATGATAGTACCTGGAATACTGTAACTACACAAAAAATAGCTACAAACACTGCTGCTATTGATTATTCACCAACAATAACTTATATGGGAGAAGGATTGTTTACCTATACAGTTGCAGGATATAATCATGATACTTATTATAGTACAGCAACAACTCTCAATACTTTAATAGTTAATCCAACAACTGCAGCTATTACTATTGGTACTGCTATTACAATAAAATCTGCTGATAATGCATCTGTTAATTACACTTATTGGACAGTACCGTCTATATATAATCCTTTCGCAGTGACCTATGTTTTTGAAAAAGATAACTACACTAATTGTGGTGATTATGGTTATCAACATAGTAGTACAGCATATACTTATCGTTCATTAATTTTTTATCCTTATTTAACTGCTATTTCCAATCTTCATTCTTCTGGAGATGGTAGTATCGGGACAACTTATGAAACATACGTAAATAGTAGTGGAGACACTGTTTATAGTTATATAGGTAAAACATCTACTGACCTAGGGGCTTTTGGCTATATCGATTATGTATTTAATAGTATTGAAAAAACTACAGGTGGATATAGACTTGTGGCTACAAATAGAGGTAATTCTATATTTCGATATGGTGCTATAACTTATTACGCACATACTTGGTCAAGTGGAACTATTGAAACTACATATGAAACAACTCGAAAAGGATATGTTATTACTAATTATTGTAATAACAAGAATGTCCCAGTTTCATTACAAATATATGCAGGTTCTCAAGCTTCTGCAACGGCTGAGTGGATAACCACATTAGATATCCCATATACAGAATTATATGGAGATAACAAAAGATATGGTGTGCTATATGCAGATGCAGGTCATATAGTTTTATTACCACGTAATACTACTACTAATTCTTATAATTTTAATGATATAACACAATTACTTACTTTAAAGGATGCTAAAATTCTTCATTTTGATTTAACTGCTAAAAGATATCTTTTAGGTGTTTATACTGAGGATCAGTTGGCAGCAATAGGAAAGAAAATATTCCATTTAGAATAAAAAAGGAGATAACAATGCAATATATAATTTATGATAATGAAAGTGGTATTATTTGTTTCTTATCTGAAGAAATAGAAGAAATACCTGAAACAGTTTATTTTTTAGATAAAAGTAACAATATAAATTTTTCTCATAACGAATATTCTTATAAAGCAATGGATAAAATACCTCTTCATGTTTATCCTTATAATTACAAATATAATAAAGATAAGGATATAATAGAGAGAATTATGTCTCCGCAAGAGATTATTAATGAAAGAAAAGCGATGCTCCATACAATGCATTATAAAGTAGACGCTCTTGAGAAAAATATTGGCTTAACAGAAGAAGCTATGGATGCTTTATGTGATTTATCTATCACTATGGAGGAAGTAGAAAATGCTCTGTGTGATTTATCAAAAGAAATAGAAGGAGAATAATATCATGGCTAGACTTTGGAAAGATAGAATAATTGCGGGTGCTCGCACCTATGCGGAATGTCCATTGAGATATAAAGAAGCAGTTTTAGAACTTCTTCGTCTGGATGTAGAAAACAATAAAATTTCTAAAGAAAAGTTTGAAGAACTTACTAATATTCCTTATTAATAAAAAAGGCAGATTTAGATTTTTCTAAATCTGCCTTAAATTTTTCTTGACAAATTAAAAAATGAGGGAGACTTTTATAGTCTCCCTCTTTTTTTTTTATTTGGTCAAAAGTAAAGAAAAATGTTATAGCATTTTTTAAATTTATTATAAAAAGAAGAAAGGAATGTGATGTTTTATGATATATTTCAGTCTTGGCGGCAGTGGCGGAGGCGGAAGTGGAAGCGATTTAATTACTAAGCTATTTACATATACAAATAACAGTATATCATCAACATTAATATTTAATAGTGCATTACCACTTAATGAAACTATAGCTTTATCAATGTTAGATTTTAAAAACTTACCGTCTAATATAAATTTAACTGAAATAACAAGAGAAACAAATAATAGTTTTAATATTTCATATACTATTACAAGCGGTACTTTCACGTTGCCAGAAACATTAGAAGCAACTATTTCAAAAAATCTTTTTGATAAAGATTACTTTAATCAAGATATTAATGAAAATAGTGCCTTTAATGATGTTAAAATTGAATTGGTAGTACCACAAGGAACTGCTTTAGGTCTAAGTAAAACAAAAGCAAATGACGAATGGGCTATTGGTGTATGGTGTGACAATCTAAACGGTGGAAGTTTAGGTTATTATGGTCCAGTACTTATAGGATTAACACAAACTGCTGTTGATTATAACGATGGTTTTTATTTAACACAAGTTGAATATGGAGGTGTTACTTACTATGCCAATAGTAATCGCTGGATTGGAGGAAGTAGCGCAAAACCAGAAGATTGTGAATTAGTTTATTCTACTTCAGATTTATTTAATGATGGTAGGATAACTTCTGGATATGTCCTTGCAGATGTAGTAACAGCAGCATTAAACTATTATTTTGGATTTTAAAAGGAGGTAATAATGTCAAACTTTAAAGAGAATGTAAATATGTTTACTGTATCAGATAGTTTAAAAGCACCAATGATACATGGACATACTACTATAGAATTTAAGAATGTTAAAAATGGTAAAAGAGAAAGAATTGAAAGTGATAATACTTTCATGGCTACTAACTTAACAAAAGCAAATAAAATGTGCGGAAGTATAGGTCGTTCTTTAGTAGACCATAGAATTACTTGGGGTACTTTAGATCCTATTATCGCTTATTGCGGAGGTATTTTTCTTTTTAAAGACCCTGTTCCCGCAGGTTCTCAATTTATGAACTCCACTAATGAAATGGTTGCTAATGGATGCCATAATATTACTAATACCGGTAATCCTCTTGAACTTGGTAGCTGGAATGGTACTGAATCAGATTTAACGCAAGCTCATTCCGCAAAACTTGTATGGGATTGGGATACTTCTCATGGCAATGGTCAAATTAGTTCAGTATGCCTTACATCAAGAAGTGGAGGATATATAGGTTACGGCAATCCTAGTGGAACAGCTCCTTCAAGCTCCATACCCTATGGTTTTGGAACTGATTCTCAAGCTATTGGTGGGTTTTATATAAATACATCTTATAGACCTGGAGATTCAGCACATATTGGATATAAAACTTATATAGGAGATTATATATATTGGACTGAATGGGCTTCTCCAAATTTAACAGTAAAAAGAAGAAGAATTATAAATGAAACAGGTTCTATCTTTTCCAATAGATATACTGAAGATGTAGATGTATTAAACTTATCTGAATTATTACCATCAATAAGCACTCCTAATACTATACGTGTTGGCAATAGTGATGATAAAATGATATTAATATGTAATCAGCAGACTGTTGCGGCGGGAGGTAGCTTTTCTTATTTCTTATATAACTTTGAAACAAAAGAAAAAACGGAAACTATTACAATAACAAATAATGGAACTAAATCATTTAGCACCGTGTATCACTTATTATATAGCATAGACGAAGAAGATAGAGATAATGATCTCTTATTTTGTAGTTATGGACAAACTACGGCTCCAACGGTAACTGTAAATATTTTAAATGCTAAAACTGGGGCGCTAATTGATACAGTTGATTCTACTAATGGTCCAACATGGAATATTAGTGTAACATATCCTTTCATAAAAGATTGTGCATTAATTCATAATGGTTTTGTTTTTAATGGTAAAAATAAAACTTTATATCCGATAAATTGTGCTGATAGAGCTAGTGATACTCCACTTGATTTTTTTGAAAACGGAGCTTATTTTCTTAGTAGATATGGAGAAAATCCTGGAACTTTAGTTAGTGATTATGGACATAGCCATTTCCCGAATCCACTATTCCTTACTACTATAAACAATTTACAGTCATCTGTAACAAAAGATAACACGTTAACAATGAAAGTAACATACACCTTAAATGAAGTTTAAAAAAGGAGGAAAAAATATGAATTATCCTGTATTACCCGATAAGGTTTATAACATCCTTAAATGGGTGTTAATTATTGTAATACCTGCAACAGAAGTGCTTTTAATTGCTTTAACAAAGGCATGGAATTGGAATATTCCTATTGATGCAATTACAATTACAATTAAAGCTATTCAGGTATTCTTAATTACTATTTTTGGTATTAGTACAATTACATACAATAAAAAGTTAAAGGAGAGCTAATATGGCATACGCAATGACAAGTAAACAATACGTTGATACTCTTGTCCATATTGTAAGGGAATGTAAAACAGTTTATAAAAATAAATTCCCTTACAACTGCGGTTACTATGATGGTGCTACTGGTAAGTTTTCGTTTGACTGCTGGAATCTTGTTAAATCAGTTATTAACGGATGGAAAGATATAAGAGAAAACGGTTACTATGTAAAAGGTTTCCGTATTACAGGAGATATTAACGGACAGCAAATATTAAATAAATGTACTACAAAAGGAAAAGATTTTTCAAAGTTATCTATTCCTGGTACTTACCTTTACCTTCCTGGTCATGCGGGAAGCTATGTTGGAGAAACTGTTATTAACGGTAAATATTATAACGTTATAGAGTGTACCGGTTCATGGACAAAGAATGTTTTATATTCATGGGTAGACGCGGACGGCACTAGAAGAAACTTTAAAGGTGGTCGTAAAAATGGTAAATGGACAGATTGGGGCTTAATGTGTTGGATTGACTATTCAGGTGCAACACCTACTCCAACCCCTCAGCCTACACCATCGCCGCAACCAGCACCTACTCCTACTCCAAGTGGAAATGAAAGTGCAATAGTATTAGGTAAGTATTACTACACAAGTCCTTTTGATAAAACAAAGGTTGATATGGGTTATGTCTTTAATGCCACATATTATGCTAATCATCAGCCAGATATTGCTAATATTAAGAAAGTATATGGCACAAAAGATACAGATTTATTCAAACACTTTGTTGACTATGGTATGAAAGAAAGGCGTCAAGCTATAACTAACTTTAATGTGAATATCTATATGAAGAATTATCCTGAGTTAGTAAAGAATTATGGAAAGAATTATCCGGCTTACTACGAACACTATTGTAGGTTCGGATATAAAGAAGGTCGAAAGGGCATTTAAAAATGACCTCGGATATAATATTTAATGTCCCTCAAAATTATAAGTTACCGCAGATTAATTTCTGCGGTAGCTTTATTTTTATGATAGGGGGTTGATATATATGGCTAATATTAGAGTGTGGCATACTGTTAATGATGTCGTAATAAGAGCGGCTTGGGATGGTACTTTCACATTAATAGATAATGCTAACTCTTTTGATGTTAGAAATACACTTCCGTTTGCTTCAGTTACGGATAATATGGACTTGGTAATTAAATTACCACTTCTTATAAATTGTACAGATACTTCTGACGACTTTGTATTACCAGATCAAACTGTTCCTTATGTTAGTGATGTTACAGATGAAGTTACTGTCGTTACTAAAGAACCTCTGTTATTTAACTTCATTGAAGATGGTATTACTTTCGATGTAACAAATGCGTTACCATTCGATGCAGTTCAAGAAACACTTGGATTCTTGATACCTCAAGAGGTTACTGATAGAGTTTTAGAGGGTTCTGATGAAATTAGAGCAACAGAAGAAGGCGATACAAGACAAACTGAAATAGAATTATAAAGGAGTGAATAATGGCAACAAAAGCAATAAGCGAATTAACTTCCGCACCGGCGGTCTCTACTACAGATTTGTTTGAGACATCTTGTGAGAATCAATCTTCATCATCAGGATATTCAAGTCATAAACAATCACTTGGAGACATATCTGATGCTATTGGTGAAGAATTTACTCACAATTCACTCAATACTACTAGTAAAAATTTAGTTGGTGCGATTAATGAAGTCGCAAATGATAAAAACCTTTCTGATACATATGATCCAACGGCTACTTACGCCGTTGGTGATTATTGTATCTACAATACAACTTTATATAAATGTGTAACTGCGGTTGAAACCGCAGAAAATTTTGATAGTAATAAGTGGGAAAGATGCTTAATTACTAACGAGATGGGCGGCAAGGGGTCTTCCGCCATAGAACTTGCGGGAAGGCTTACCGCAGGACAAACTTCTATAACATTAACAAATTCCGCAATAAGTGATTTAGATAACTGTTTAGTTGATTTATATACCTCTGCTTACGGAGTTAATCCTAAAACAGTTACAAGTGAAACAAATTCAATTGTTATGACTTTTGATGCTCTATCTGAAGATTTATATGTTGCGGTAAGAATCACAGAATTTAATCCGGAATAAAAGGAGGAAAAAGGATGTTATTTTTTAGAGTTACTCCAACCGGAGGGAATGGAGACGGCGACAATTACCTGGACATCACAGGTACTCTTGCCGCAGGAGAAACAGAAATAACTTTAACAGATTCACATATAGAAACTGATGGAATTTATGATTTTTATACAAGTAAATATGGTGTAGTACCCACAGACGTAGAAATTGCGGCGGGTAGTGTTACACTTACTTTTGATGCTCAATCTGAAAATATTACCGTTATGGTAAGAAAATGGGGAGAGAGTGGCGGTGGAGATTCATCCTCTTGGGACTATTCAACTACTGAAACCGATACGGGTCAGAAGTGGATTGATGGTAAAACGATATATTGCAAGGTGTTAGACTTCTCCGATAGTCCCGTAGCTTTACCCTCAAATAACCAACGAGACTTTCCTAATGCTATGGAAACAAATGAAAGAATTGTCGACGGGCATGTTATATATGGCTCAGATATTTTTAAAGGAATGTGTCCCGCATTTATGACAACTGATAATCAAGGTACACTTGGTGTCAACTCATTTCATGCCGTAAATGCTTATCAGATAATTGTAAAATATATAAAATTATAAACAGGAGGATGATAGAAAATGGCTTTATTTAGATGTTTAAATCCTGCAACTTTATCCTCTGTTGATGGAGCTAAGGTTTTAACGGGTGAACTTGAACCTACTTCTACTATTGGTACTAATGGTGATATTTATTTACAAACAGGTAATGAAGGAGCTTTATTACACTTTGATGAAGACTTTACCGATGAGGGTGAACATATCTGGACTGTTGCTGCAGGTACTGGAGAAGTATCAGATGAACAGAGTAAATTTGGCGGCAAGAGCTTAAAACTTACCGCAGGTATTCTTCAGTCTGAAGATGATGATGAAGTATTTATACCTGGTAAAGAAGATTTTACTATATCTTTATGGGTATATCCAACAGTAACATCAAGAATTGCCTTATTCGCTACACAAGGTACTGGTATTGCAATGGACCTTCATTATAATGGTGATGCTAACTTATGGGCATCTTCTACCGGTTCTGGTTGGAATGTAATTCAATCTGATAGTGCTAGTGCTGCTAATGCTGGTAATGGTACTATTACAGTAAATACAAATGAATGGACTCATATTGCTTATGTTAGAAAAGGCGGAAAGTGTATGAGTTTCGTTAATGGTGTTCTTAGTAAAGAAGTATCTATTTCAAAAACAGCTGATTTAAAAGGTAGCGGACAATTTAATCTTGGTGGATGGGATAATCTTAGTCAGTATCGGTATACAGGTTATATTGATGACTTTATGTATCTTAAGGGTGCTGCTTTATGGGAAGATGCTTTTACACCACCAACAGAACCAATGACATTACCTGTTATTTGCAAAAAGGTCTTCCGCAAAATAGATAATGTATGGGTAGAGGTAGAAGGAACTGGCATAGATGAATTAGGTTCTTTTGAAAACCCCTATGCCGCAAATCTTAAAGTTTTAAATGGTACTGCTACGCCTTCTAACGATTTAGGTAATGATGGTGATATTTATCTTCAAAGTAGTAGGACTGGTATTAAAAATACTTATGGACAGGGTATTAATACTGGTTATCATGGTAATAATAATAGTGAATATCATATTGAATTTATGATAACTTCAGCTCAAACTGTCAGTGACTATCCTACCCCTTTTGGAGCTAGAGATAATACAGCAGCTGTAAGTAATACTTCTTATGTCTGCTTCGTGAATAATGGTGGTGGTAATACATCACTAGTTGCATGGGGAAATCAGCAAGATAATGCTTATGCTTTTGGTGCAAATCAATTAATTAATAAACCTGTTACAATAGATTTAAAAGCTGGTTATTGCAATATTAATTATGATAATAATGATAATGTATATACTTTTACTCACGATACTATTACTGATACAACTTCAATTGGTATTTTTAGTGTATATATAAATGATGTTTATCAAAGTTGGGCTGGGATGAATAATATGATTTTATATAAATTTGAAATAAAAGAAAATAATCAAGTTATTCATAGATATATACCAGCTAAAGATGCTAACGATGTTGTCTGTGTTTATGATGAAATTGATAAAGAGTATAAATATGTTAATACCGGAACATTAACATGGATTGAACCTGGAATTATTCAACAAACTTATCAAAAGGTAAATGGAGCATGGCAATCACTTATTGATTCTCCTATTAACGAGAAAACAATAGTAGAACCTATGAGTGTGTATAGCGGCAATGATGCTCCCACAAGTATACTCGGTAAAAATAATGATTTATACTTACGAAATTTAACTACACCTATAACTTTTGATGATTGGACAAGTCAGAATGAAGCAGGAATGACTGTTACTACAACAGCCAATGATATACAAATAATTTATGATTCAGGTGCTTATATTGGTGCTTATGCTTGTAAGAAAATTGATTTTACCAATATAAAAAGTATAACCTTTAAATTAAAATCTGGTTCTCATAGCTATAATAATTATGGTACTAAAAGATTTTGTCCATTCTTATATCTTTCTGATACAGCTAGATATGCTGTTGATACAGATGCCGATACTCCTTTAGGATTGGCGTCAAGGATAACAGCAGATAATACTGAGATAACTGATACGTTTGATACAAGTGATATCTATGGAGAGAAATATTTAATATTTAATAGTAGTGGTTGTACATCGACATTAGAATCGATTACATTTACTTATTTCCTCATGCCGCAAATAAAAATAAACGGTAGTTGGCAAGATTTAGCTACTACAAATATAGAAGATATCTTCTTTGCAAAGCCCATCCCCGCAGGTATATATGGCTATACGCAACTTAGTTATATCAAGAGTGACGGTAGTTCTTATATTAATTCTAATTTAAAATTTACTACTGATACTGAATTTGAGATTGGTGGTAGATGGAATGATATTTCATCAACAGCACAAGTTTTCTTTGGTATTTGGATAAGCGGTGGTGAATCTTTATACGGAGCTTTACAAGGAAAACATTGGGCGCAAATAGGCGGTACAGGAACATCTAATGCAGTAGCATTAGACTCTTCATATCATGTCTTTTCAGCTAATGCAAATGGCATTTATATTGATGAAAATTCAGTTGGTACACCTACTTGGAGTAATGTTCCAACAGGATATGATATTCCTATTTTAGCAAGACAAGATGGCGGCAGTGGAATAAATTGTCAGGCAACAAATTTTGAGTTTGGCTATTGTAAGATATGGCAAGGCGGAAACCTTATAAGAGATTTCGTTCCATGTAAACGTAATTATGATAATGCTATTGGTCTTTATGATAAAGTTAATGATAAATTTTATCAGAATAATGGCACTGGTGAAATTATAGCTGGTCCAGTTGTTACAGGAGGAGTAATAACTTATAAAAATTATATTCACTTCACAGATGGCATAGGTTTTACATTACCTTTCACAATTAATGCAGATTATAAAATAACAGTAGTATTTAATGATACAGTTTATAAGTTAGGTAATGCCATTATTGAAAATACCGCAACTTCTACATATTTAAGATTTGGTGGTTACCAAACTAGTGCTAATAATGGTTATTATTCATCAAGAGGAAGCCAAATAGATTTTTGGGGTACTTGGAGTAATGGAACTCATACTTTTATATGTAATAATGGAAATAACCGTAATGTATTTGATGGCGTTGAAGTAGCAGCCTATACTCCTACGACAATAGCAAATGCCAGTATACATCTTGGTGGCGGAGATGTTCACGGCGAAGCACAACGGACTAGTCCTGGTACATATATCTCAAGATTTAAAATCGAAAGTCTTTCAACAGGAGATGTTATATGTGATTTAAGACCAGCAATACAAGGTCAATCTACACATTGCATGTATGATATTGTAAATGATATCGCTTATACTTCAAGTGGTTTAGAGGCAGTAGATGACGTAGTTTAAGTTAAAAAATGCGGCGGCGTTAGACCTTTAAATAGGTTTGGTGCTGTCGCATTATTTTTTGATTTTTTATAAAAATTTTGTTATAATAATATTATAAAAATAAAGGAGATTTAAAAATGGATAATTTAATGTTAGCAACTTTAATTCTTGATATTATTATGTTTAATGCTATTGATAAAAAAGAAAAATGGGGTAAAATTGCAAGTATAACTCTTTCTATTGCTATTATATGTGCCGGAATTAGTTTATATCTATCCTAAATAAAATTTTATTGACAAATTAAAAAAATTTTGTTATAATTATTATAGAAAGGATAAAAAAATGATTAAGTTACACGATAATGACAGACCCATTTGGGTTTCAGTTAATAACATAATTTCTTTATCTCCTATGGATGACCGTCCGGATGCTCCTACTGAGATAACACTTCCTTATGGAATGCGTTTTCTGGCAAGAGAGAATATTGAAGAAATTTTCAAAATGATGGCGGAAGATGCGGCAGCCGGTATAGATTCATAACTATCGTTAAAAACGATTCGGGATGTAGCGTAGTTTGGTAACGCGCTTGGTTTGGGTCCAAGAGATCGTGGGTTCGAATCCCACCATTCCGTTTTCTATATGAAAAAGATGGTTACTTTAGTAATGTAGATACTATTATATAGTGTAATGGTGGCACACTGGCTCCAGAGCCCATCTAATCAATGGGAAATCAGAGCCGGAGGATAAGGTTCGATTCCTTATTGATGGTATTAAAAAAATAATACAAAGTGCTGTGAATATAGGCGGAGTAAAAGATATAAGTAATCTCTATCAAATTAATAGAGACCCAAAATCTTCGTTAGGGATTAAACATGAGAGCTGCTCCTATGGCTGAAGGCTCTTACTTTGTATCTTATTTGTCGAGGAGTGATTACCCTGCTAAAGATGAAATGATATACTCTTTAGCCGTGCTAATACGTATTAGACGATAGATAAGGGTTATGTATCCTACCTGTACCATAAACAGGGGAACGTATGATAGTGGATACTTTAGCATTTACACTTTTAGTAGGAAAAATAAGAAATAGTGTTCGGTACTCATACTAATTCCGCATACTATGGAATATTTTTATAAAATCTTAAATTTACAAAGGTTTAGAAAATTGAGGAGATTTACAATTAGGATGTGGTGTGGCTACGCAAACCACTTTAATAATGTTTCGGCGTAGAGTAGATAAGTATAAATACTTATAAGTTTAAGATTTTAATTTTTGTCCGTGTGGTGTAACGGTTTAGCATAACTGCCCTCCAAGCAGTTGATACGAGTTCGATTCTCGTTACGGGCTCTGAGTATTCTTTCAATGGTAGGAAATTTGCCTGATACGCAAGTAACGGTGGTTCGATTCCATCATACTCAATAATAACAAAAAATTTTCTTGACAATTTAAAAAATTTTTGTTATAATATAAGTATAGATAAGAAAAATAACGCGAGTTAGAGGAGCGGCTCCTTGATTGGTTCATACCCAATAGACGCAAGTTCAAATCTTGCACTCGCTATTTAGGGCTAAACCCACCAAGATATTTTACGAATTTTCACTTGTAAAAAGAAAACTAGTGCCGTATATACTAAAAATTTTTAGAAAACTTATTGACATTCTAAAAAATTTTTGTTATAATATTAGTATAGAAAATAAAAAAACATTTTTTAAAGGAGAAAACAGAATGGATAAGGAACTTTTAATTAGAGTAATTGGTTACGCTTCACAGGCAGGCGCAGTTGAGGATGTTACAGAACTTACAAACATTCTTAATGGAATTATCAATCCCGTAGTTGAGAAGAAGAAGAGAGCAGCTAACAACACATCAGGTTACGTTCAGGTAGATGCTGAGACAGGTAAGGAAATCGCAAGATTTGCTACTGTTAAGGAAGCAAACATCGCTCTTGGTAAGAAAGAGACAGCTTCTAACGTATCTGATGCTTGCCGCAACTATCAGACAGGTCATTCCAACAAAGCATGGGGATTCGCATGGTACTACGGTTCAGATTTCGATGCTCTTAAGAAGAATAAGTAATTTAACCAGCGGCAAATCAACTATTAAAGCACTTCTAATATAGAAGTGCTTTTTATTTGGTCTATTCTAATTAAAACTTATACTTATCTTTTTACATAATTAAAAGGAGGTATTGTTTTATGAGTTATAGATTAACACAGCAAGGTGATGATGTAACATATAACGTAAGAAGTTGCGTAGTAAATAGCGAATCTGATATTGCTACTTTGCCCACTGATTGGGAATCTGGAAGTAGTGCATTAGTAATTGAAACTTCTACTGTCTTTATGTTATCAGTACCGGACGATATCACTGGTGAAAAACATTGGGTTGAAATTTAAGCAGCTTTATTTAATCTCTTATGTACAAAAGTTAAATTATTGTAGAAGATAAAATCCTTAAAATAGTTTAAATAATATAGGAGGAAAGGTCCATGGAGAAACTAATGTCTATAGTTACATATCTTGGTATCTTTGGTATACCCACAATATTTTCTATGGCAAGCTGGTGTCTCGCAAGAACCTTTAAATTTGCGGGACAGTTAAAAATTTTAATGAAAGCCCAACAGGCTCAAATGCGTGGTGAGTTGCTTAAAGATTATTACCGTTTTATGGATAAAGGTAATGTTACTGACCTTGAGTTAGACGATTGGGAGAATAGATATTCAGCCTATCATCAGTTAGGTGCTAACGGAGTTCTGGATAGAAGAAGAGATCAAATACTGAATCTTCCTTGCATATCATCACAACTTGACAATCATTAAAATTTTTGTTATAATAAAGGGGTAAAAAGAAATTTTTACCCCCTTATTTTTTTTGAGACAAAAGGAGTAAAGCAGAAATATGATAGAAAAAATAAATTTTGATGATTTCTTGACAGAAGAAGAAAAGAATATGTCTAATAAAGAATTTGAAAAATATATGGAATTAGAAGATAAAAAGATGGAGCAAAAGAGAGAAGACCATAGACAAGAAATGATTAAAATGATTGAAAATGATCAACAAGAATATGATAATTTTTATCATACAAAAGTGAAAAAGATAGAAATGCATCGGGAATATATTTATCGTAAAGAACATAATTTATTAGATGTAAAAGGAGAAGAATAATGAAAGATAATGAAAAAATTGTAACTGTAGGCATTCCCGCTTTTCATGCGGAAGACCATATCTGCGATGCATTGTCGTCAATAGCTATACAGACAGTTATAGATAACATATCTGTTATTATAGCAAGTGATTCACCTAATGATAATTATGATTTTGTAAAAACTAGATTTCCTAATCTGGATATTACAATTTTACCATGTGAAGTTAATGGCGGACCTGGACTGGCGCGGCAACGAGCTTTAGATGCTTGTAAAACACCCTGGATAACTTTTATTGATGCTGATGACGTTTTTATATCACCATTATCAATAGAAAGTCTTATAACAAAAGTTCAACCAAATGTTATTGAGGTTCAAGGAACTTTTTTCCAAGAGATTAAGGAACCAAATCCTCAAAATTTGCGGATGATGCCTCGGAATGATCCTGGTCATCCATGGGTATTCGGTAGATTATATAACGTTAAATTTCTTAACGATAATGGTATAAAATTTAGTCGACTCAGAGCCATGGAAGATGGTGAGCTTAACTGGAAGATACGAATGATAATAGAAGGCTCTCCATTAATGATAAATATTACTAATGACCCCGTTTATTTCTGGCGGACAGGTAGTGAACATAGTATTACTCGTATTGGAATCGAAGAGAATGACGGTATACCGCTTTACAATTTCGATTTGTGCCAAGTCGGAGCCACTGCCGCAGCTATTAATGCGATTAAGTTCTGCCGCAAGAAGAATCCTTTCAATGGTAGTATTACTAGATTTACTGTTGAAATGATGATAGGTCATTATTTTACATATATAGAAAGTCTTGGTAAAAAGCCTTTATTTGCCGAGCAGAATTTATTTAATGCTAAAAGATTTTATCACTCTTGTTATAAAGAGATAGAACATCAAATTGATGATAAAATACTTAGTGATATGTACACTATGCAACTTGCGGGCAAGAGTACAGACTTAATCGGTATCATACCTGAAATAACTTTTTTTGATTTTATGGAAAAAATTAAAGAAAGTGAATATAGCGGCAAGGCAGAATTCGATAAGATACGAGAAAATTTACCCGAATGGGTAGTCACTTTAGATAAAAAATCTGGAGTTTTAGGAGAAGAAGGATATATTCATACTATTGATGAACAGTAGTATTAAGTGGCGATATTTATTATCGCCACTATTTTTATTTTAAGAAGGAGGTGTTAAAATGTCTTCATATAGTATTTTTAATACGACATTAAGCTCTATTGGTAGAGCATTAAGATATAGATTAAATGAAAACAACTATTATCATCCGAGTGAAATGCCAGATGCTATAAATAGGATTCCATTAAAACTGCAAGACCCTTACCCTCTTAATCAAAATGTTGCTTTTGTTAATATTTACTCTTTTAATGAATCTTGGAATTATTATATTGTAGATAATGCTAATGTGCCAAATGCATATGGTAATATAACACGTATATCTGCCGGATATGGCATTCCAATATATGCAAAGACATATCATGGTAATTGTTATTTATTTACCAATGAAGGTTATACTTTTCCAGAGCATCTTTACGGTTATGGAGGTTCTTATTATGGCGCTATGAATTGGATAATTAATCGTAAAATATTAACTAATTATGTATCATATTTCTCATTTATAGAAAATTTTACATTAGAAAATATTCTTTCATATAATTTTAGTAATCTTAAATATCTCGATTCTAGTTATATTTTAGGTAGCACAAATAATTTATCTTTCTTAAACAACTACAATATAAAATATTTAGGTGGTATTACTCCTTTAGATACTTGTTATATGGAAGAACCTTGGATCGGCAATCAAGTAGAGGCATTACGAAGCACCTATTCTTCACAAAATTTTATTTTTAACTGTCAAAGAATAAAATGTCCTCAAAGTGTAAAATATATGAGTTTAAGTTTTTCCTCAACAATGGGACGACCTACAGAAGCAGAAATTCCAGAAGGGCTGATTGTAGGTTATGGTGCATTTCAATTTAGTAATAAAATACAACATTATTATTGCAATGGCGCAAATAGCTTAACAAATTTAAAATATGCTCAATATATGTTTGCAAGAGACAATGGACCCATAGATGTCACAATAGAGAATAGAATAAATTTTCATTTTAATTTTAATACTCCCTATATTATGAATTATCAAATGATTTTTAGAGATACTCCATATTATGGACCGGTATTAAAAAAACCTATCACTTATGTTTTAACAAATGAGGGTCTTATGTGGCTTTATTCTTCCGGTTTAGTGCAGTCAACAAATATTTTAAACTCCCAACAAGTAATTTTAAATAATATAGACAGAGATCTACCTAAACATGGTTATGAATTTTCGGATATATGTTTCCCTTATACCAGTGGAACTTTAGAATTTATTGTTGCTAATGTAGATGATTTTGGACAGTTTAATAATTCTTATTTTAAATTTGGCAATATTACAATGTTAAATAATAACGGCACACTTAATTTCAGAGATTTTCTTTATCCATGGTCAATAAATGAGTATACTTTAAATCGATATCCTTTTATAACTCAAACAAATGTAAAAACTATAGGAGATTTTGGAGATATTTATTCTGCGGGTAATATTTATGCTTATTATATTGATTGGCAATCAAAAGGAAGACGTAATACGAATTTCTTCCCGCATTTAACTTGCGGTGGAATAAATGTTGGTAATATAATCTGTGAAAAAAATTTTGAACAAATTATAGGGTTTCAAACGAACTTTGCCCCTACAGCATATGCTCCAAATATGACTTCAATAGGCAGTTATAAAAATATAATTTCATATAATGGAGATATTGATACAGGAGATATGCAAGGGACTCCTTTTGTCTTATCCAATAAAGAAGCTCCTCCTAATTATAGGTGTAATTACCTTACAATAGGTAATATAATAGCATATAATGGAGATATTAATTTAAACATGATGCTTTACAAAAAAGCTTTAGGCGGTTGTACTGAAGGATTTCAATGCCATGATATTATTGGACAAAATATTAATTTATCCTACCTATGTTATATTCAGAGTGGGGCTGATCAAGGATATAATACTATTAACCATTATTTAATAAATGCTCCTAAAATACATGATATTATAGCAACACATAATATAAACTGTGGATATGGTCTTTTCCCTACTGGTGGTAATTTTCCATATCTTAGAAATGGAATATCTATAAATCTTTTAAAAGCAGATAATATTTATTTATATGATGCATTTTACAGAGGCGGTATTATTGGACAGCATTATAGTATAGAAAATTTAAAAAATTTAGGCTCTATTAACTTAATTGAATGTAATAATTTAAATGGATCTTCATGCTTTGAAGGATATAGTGGTGGGGATCCTTCGTTACAAACTAATATAGACCAATTTGAAATGAATATTAAATGTTCTAACAATTTATATTGGGGTTATTCTTTAAAGTATAGTTTTTATAATAATGCTATTTTTAGATTTTATTATAACCAAAATTCTGCATCTATAAATCCCTCGATAGATATTAGATTTGTAGATTGGATTGCCTATGCTAGAGCAGCATTATATCATAAAATTACAGTTTATGTTGAAAAAGGTTCCCCCTATGACTTACAATTGTATAATGGAGGTCAAATAAATAACCAGTTTATTAATTGTTATTGGGATACTAATGAAACTACTGGGCAACCTGAACTTATCTCTAATTACAATATGATTTGGACAGTGATTCCAAATGGATATTGTAATAGCAAATCAAATATCTATATTTACAATAATTTATAAAAAGGAGGAAGTAAAATGCCAGATACCTATCAAGAAATTTACAAAATTACAGATACAGAATTGAAAAAAATAGAAGATGCAATTCGTTTTAAAAAAAACTATCCTTCTTCTTATCTAATACCCACTGCATCTACAGATTATTTTATAAATACATTGGTTACAAATCAAGATATTGCTAGTTATATAAACACTTTTCCATATCCCGTTTTAAAACCACACTCTGTTTTTTATTATGGTGTTGACAGTTTACCTATTATGAATAATCCTTTTCATAATTATAATACTGTATTAGGAGATTCTTTAATAAGTGGTCAAATTCATTTATTAAACTCTTATTTACAATGTTACAATCTGGAATATAATCATGCTTTTTATTTTGAAGCAAATGAAATTGGAACTCCTTTAATTAAAGGATATTTTTGGAATGGAAATACTTACCTTTATAATACCTCACCTAACCCAATAGTGGTTTATAATAATTGGCAGTATAACAATATTGTAGTAGAAGATAGGAGCTCTTTTATTTTAAATTATTTTACTCCTATCTCCAATTTAAATCTGCCGAATACTCAAACTATGGGAGTATATTTTGGAATTGTAAATACTAAAGGTCGTCGTAGAAATAGCCAATATACAAGAGATTATGGATACTTTTTTGAGCCTAATTATTTTTTAGAAAGATATTATGATACTATTCCTGCGGCAAGTAGGGTCAATAATACTACGTTATGGCAATATTTTTACAGCAAACAATTCACTGAACGAGCTGGACAATATATGTATGCTTTTAATGTAATGAATTACCGAAATAAATATAGTGACTTAAATGCTGCTTTTGGTTATACTTGGGGATATTATTATGGACACTATGTAGTTAGTGGTTATAATGAGGGAAGAAGAGCCCCTTAAAAATAAAATTGACATTTTAAAAAATTTTTGTTATAATAAATATATAATAAAAAAGAAAATAATTTGCACCAAAAAAGGAAAACCTTGAAAATTATTTTCACTGTGAATATTATTAACGGAATATTTACTTTACTCCGGTACTTAATAACAAAGCGGTCTTTAATCTTAAAAATATTTTTAACATTCATTTTACTCCACCGTTAATGGAGAAATGGACACACCGCTATATTAAAATGAATGTTAAAAATAAAAATTTTTCTTGACAACTTAAAAAATTTTTGTTATAATAAATATATAAGATAACAAAATAAAAATTTTTTTAAAAGAAATAAAAATTCTTGACAAATTAAAAAATTTTTGTTATAATAAATATGTAAGATAAAAAATATGAACTTTGACAATTTTTATGTTAAACCCATTGATAAACAGTAATTACTTATTACTGGTGGGGTATCTCGGAAATCGGAGATGATATTGAGAAGGATACTTTTCTATATTGTCTTTCTTAATAGGAGTAATTCTATTAAACAAGGCTAGGAACCAAGCGGTAAGAGATAGCATATACTATATCGCTTTATAGTGCAGGGTAAGTGTCGGCAGAGGAATAAAAAGTTAATCGAAAGATTAGCCTCTCTAGAACACTAATACAGGTGGTGCTGATTAGGACGTTCTAGAAAAACCAACAATCTGCTTCGGTGTGAACTGAAGAAATTCAGGTATAAGACATTTATAGACGACTCTGAGTAGCTCAATGTGACGCCGTAGTCCATTCTAATTGGAAAATGTAAGTCAAATCAAGTAATGATTTAATTTTTTGCTGAAAAAGCTGGGTGAAAGGTACGAGTAAACAATCTCGTTATGGCTTAGAAAGGGATAGAGAAGCAATTGGGTAGCTCCCATTTGCTCAGCCTCTGTTCTCCATATCGCATAATAATAAAGAAGGTATAGTATATAGTGCGAAGGCACTTCCATAAAAATTATCAAAGTTCATATTTAACACAAGAGGTAAGATATGTTTATATTAGATAAGATTAGGGAATTTCTTTTTAACAGAAAATGTCCTAGTCCAAAAATTCGTTGTTCGGTTTGCCCTTACTTTTATACTGATGATAATAAAAATCGTAGATGCAAACTAATCGAAAAATATAAAATTTGATTTTTTCTATATTACTGCCTTTCTTTATATATAGCCCTTAATATCTTTTGATATTAAGGGCATTTTTTTTTGATTTTTTATAAAAATAATGTTATAATTATAATATAAAATGATGAAAAAAAAGGAGTTAATATTTATGCAAGACAGTCAGTTTTTTTGTACTCGATGCGGGAGGCTCGGGATACCTATTCAGAGAAGAAATGGTAGAAAAAGAGAGGCTGGACATTTAAAAAAATTATGGTGTTTAAATTGTAAAGATGAGGTTAATCACGTCGAGGTTAAAATGGGAACTCATTATAGTAAAGAAGATTTCGATTTAGAGTTTACCTATGGCAACTTCGATAAAGATGGTAACAGGATATATCCCTATGGTATCTTTAAAACAAAAGTACACAATGGCGAAATAACATTAAAAGGAGATGATACTAATGAATAATAAAGAATTATATATTATGGTTGGATGTCCTGGTTCTGGTAAAGACTATTGGATAGAACATCATAAGCACGGTTTTGAAGGAAATGTTGGTATTATCAGTAGAGATAAAATCAGATACTCTAAGTTAAAAGAGGGAGAAGATTATTTCTCTCACGAGCCTGAAGTGTTTAGAGATTTTTGCTCTCAGATAAATGAAAGTTTAATAAAAAATGATGTAACAATAGTAAATGCTACACACTTAAACAGACCTTCAAGATACAAACTTTTCAAAAATATAAAGTGTCCTGCGGGCACGAGAAGAATCGCTATGGTCATTAACACCCCGTTAAAGACCTGTCTTGAACAGAATGCCCGCCGCGAAGGACTTGCTAAAGTTCCCGAGGATCAGTTAAAGAATATGTTTGAAAATTTAACTATTCCTTCTCTTGAAGAGGGATTTGATACTGTATATATTTATTCAATAAACGGTGAAAGAGAAGTATATAAAATAATTTAAAGGAGTATAAAACTATGCCAGTACATGATGAGTTAGGAAAAAGAATGAAAGGATATGAAGCAGTACCTAAAACCGTATTAATGAAACGGACACCCGTTGCGATTAGAATCGACGGAAAAGCCTTTCATACCTTCACTAGAGGATTTAAAAAGCCTTTCGATAATATATTAGTAAAGTCAATGCAGGAGACAATGATATACCTTTGTGAGAATATACAGGGGTGTGTTTTTGGATACTGTCAGTCAGATGAAATCACTTTAATCTTAACTGACTATAAAACTTTTGATACCGCCGCATGGTTTGATTATGAAGTTCAGAAACTTTGTTCAATATCTGCGTCAATGGCAACTATGACTTTCAACAAGTTCTTTGCTAAGAATGTATATACAACTCCGTATATATCAGATTATTATGAGATATATACCAAAGCAATAGAAAAAGGAGCCATGTTTGATTCAAGATGCTTCAACATTTCAAAAGAAGAGGTATGCAATCTTGTATACTGGCGGCAGCTTGACGCCACCAGAAACGCTATACAGATGGTAGGACAGGCTTATTTCTCTCATAAACAGCTTCAGAATAAATCCTGTGCAATAATACAGGAAATGCTTTTCCAGGAAAAGGGTATCAATTTCAATAATTATCCCGTATATTTAAAGAGAGGAACTGCTTGTTATAATACTGAAAATGGTTGGTTATTAGACCTTAATATGCCAATTCTTAAAGGTGAAGATAGAAATTATGTAGATAAATTGATTAATTTTGAGTAAAAGGAGGAATTATAACAAAAATGAGTAATATTTGGGTAAGTTCAGATTGTCATTTTTGTCACGATAAAGAGTTTATTTTTAAACCTCGCGGTTTTGATAACGTCTATGACATGAATGAAACTATTATTAAAAATTGGAATAGTCTTGTAAACTATGATGATACAGTTTATCTCCTTGGAGATGTTATGCTTAACGATAATTTTGAAGGTATAAACTATCTCCGTAGACTTAATGGTAACATCAAAATCATCCTCGGTAACCACGATACCGACACCCGCAAAGATTTATATAAAGAACTTTATAACGTGGAAGTTTTAGGATACGCAACACTTATTAAAGCAAATGGTTATATTTTTTATCTTAGTCATTATCCTACTTTAACAAGTAACCACGACACGGATAAGCCGCTAAAAAGACAGGTTATTAACCTATGTGGTCATTCGCACATCAGCGATCCTTTTGCTGACTTTGATAAAGGATTAATTTACCATTGTGAGTTAGATGCTCACGGTAATTCTCCTGTATCAATAGAGCAGATTATTACCGATATCAATAAGAGGGTATGATTATTCATACCTTCTTTTATTATTTGGGCAAAAGAAGATAAAAATTAATAAAGATTTTTTATATACAATATGTAAGATTTATCTTATAAATAAAAATCAAGAAAGCGAGTGTGTTTTAATGGCATATTTCTATGATACTTGTGCATTACTTAATAAACAGGAAGCTCTCTTTGATGGAGAAGTATTCTATTTATCAATCATCTCGTTACAAGAGTTAGAGAATATCAAAACCTCTTTCTCCAAAGACGAAGAAACTAAATGGAAGGCGAGGAAGTTATTAAGATTACTTGATAGTAACGAAGGAAAATACCAAGTAGTCTTATACGATAATAGTTGGGATGATGAAATCTTAAAAGATAAACTCCAGGTTATTAACGATACCAGAATTATTTATACCGCATATAAGACACATCCTGAAGCTATTTTTGTTACTAATGACTTATCATGTAAATTTTTATCTAAAAAATACAATTTAAAAACTGAATTTTATAAAGATAAAGAAGATAACTACACTGGCTATAAAGTGATTAACTTTACAGAGAATGAGTTAGCTACTTTTTACAATACTACTTTTGCGAATAATAATAATGTTTACAAATTATTAAATAATCAGTATTTAATAATTAAACTAAATAATAAAGTAGTAGATAAATATAAATGGCTTGATAATAAATATATTGCAGTCCCTAACAATAGAATAGACTCTAAATTCTTCGGAAAAATAACTCCACAAGATGAATACCAGCAATTAGCTATTGATAGTTTAATATTTAATAAGATTACTGTACTGCGCGGCAAGGCGGGCTCCGGTAAGTCTTATATCGGTCTTGGTTATCTGGTAACTGAACTCGAAAGAGGTCATATCGACAAGATAATAATTTTCTGTAACACTGTAGCTACTAGAGATAGTTGTAAACTTGGTTTTTACCCTGGCAGTAAAGATGAGAAGCTACTCGATTCGCAAATCGGTAATTTCCTTATTAGTAAATTAGGTGACATTACTATGGTTGAAAAATTCATTAGTGATGGTCGTTTAGTACTAGTACCGGTATCAGACTGCCGCGGAATGGATACAACAGGAATGAATGCTGGTATATATGTAACAGAAGCACAAAATACTACAATAGATATGATGAAACTTATTGTACAACGTATTGGTGAAGATAGTATTTGTGTAATTGAAGGTGATGATAAAGCTCAAGTTGATATGATTACATACGGCGGTAATAACAATGGTCTTAGAAGATTATCAGAAGTCTTCAGAGGTCAAAATTATTACGGTGAAGTTACTTTACAAAAATGTCATCGATCTGCTATTGCAGAACACGCTGATTTAATGTAGATAGGAGGTATAAAATGGCAACTTATAATAGGAAGAAAAAAACCTATGTTACTAATGATAAAGTGATAATTAACCCTAGAAAATTTATTTATAATGGTATAAATTTCGCCCCTGTTTTTGATCCACAGTTCTATGCTGATAAGTATCCGGAAATTGCGAAGTTATACAAAACTGACAATCTTTTATTTAATCACTTTATTAACAAAGGTATTGCGGAAGGATACGTAGGCACCGCCGCATTCGATATAAACGCTTATAAGGAAGTATATAAGTATAAAAATAAAAAAGAGTTAGATAACGATATTGATTACTATATTGCTTATCTCACTTCTAAGTAAACTCTATGGGAGAATCATTATGATTCTCCCATTTTTTTGTTTTTAATTGATTTTTTATAAAAAATATTATATAATATAAATATAAGAATAAAATATGAAAGGTGTTTTAATAATGGTTAAATATATATATACAGATGGTGCTTGTAGTACCAATGGAGATTGGAGTGGCGGCTATGGTGTAGTTGTTACTAATGAAGATTCATCAATAATCTATTACGCTGCCGCAAAGTATACTGACAAAACAACCAACAATAGAGAGGAACTTAAGGCTATGATACACGCTCTTGATATCGTTAACGATGATGATGAGTATATTATAGCAAGTGACTCCGCCTATGTAGTAAATACTTGTAATGATTGGATTTGGCGGTGGTCTAAAAACGGGTGGATGAATAGTAAAAAGGTCACGGTAGAGAATATTGATTTAATCAAAATTCTATATAATTATCTTACCACAAAATTTTCTAAATGTCAAATCGTGAAGGTTTCTGGGCATAACGATGTTGTTGGAAATGAAATTGCTGATAGTTTAGCTACTAATAATATGAAGAAATTTAATGATATCATTGAAAAAAATGGTATTAAAATAACAAATAAGGAGAGTTAATATGAAGATTTTTATATTACTAATAATGTTGTTTTGTCATATCGTTGATGATTATTACTTACAGGGATTACTTGCAAAACTTAAACAAAAGTCATGGTGGGAAACTAATGCCCCTGATAAACTGTATAAATACGATTATATAATAGCGTTATTAGAACATGCTTTTAGCTGGACTTTTATGATAATGTTAGCTCCAATAGTGTTAGCAGTAATAAATAATACTGTTAATATTATAGTTTTCTCTATAATATTTTTAACTAATTGGGCTATTCATACTATTGTCGATGACGCAAAAGCTAATAGACATGAAATAAATTTAATAACGGATCAGTTAATACATATAGCACAGATTATAATAACTTGGATAATTTTAGTATAATAACAAAAGGAGAATTAAAATGAAAAAAGTAAAGGAACTTATTTTAAAAGAGATACCCACAGTAGAAGAAATAACATTTTCAAAAATTGCTAAAAATAACGGAGTAGTATATCCCGCATGCACAATTAAAGATAGTGCTAATAACACTTTTATCTCTAAAATCGTCTATTATGATGAAAATAAATCAGATGAAGAAATTGCGGCAAGCATTATAAAGACATATCTTAACGATAAGGAACCAAATATTGACATGGATTATATTAACAAGATTTTTAGTGATGAAGATTTATTCCTATCAAAAGTAAAACCAATGTTAGTTAACCCAGAAAGAAATTCTAAACTATTTGAAACTATTTTTCATAGACAAAAACATAGATATGATTTAGATTTAGATGTTATTTATTATATTGACCTTGGTTATGGTAACATTAAAGTTACTAAATCTCATCTTGATAAATTTCCGTATTTATCATGTAAAGACCTTCATAAAAATGCTATTAAAAATATCGAATATACAATACAGTCAATAACTGATGTATTAAGCGGAATTCCTTTGCCTGGTAGTTCGATACCAATATATGTAGTATCAAATAAGAACCACCTTTATGGTGCAAGTTCAATGCTTAGTTTCTCTTGTATGAATAAGGTAAAAAAGATGCTTAATACAGATGCATTATTTATTCTTCCAAGTAGTATCCATGAAGTTTTGTGCATTCCCGCAGAAGGTCATACCGATGTAGAAGATATCCAGAATTTCAAGCAGATGATTGAAAGTATTAACAGAGAAGTTCTTTCAGAAGATGAGTTTCTTTCTAATCATCTTTACTACTACAAAGATTATAGTTTAAGAAAAATTTGACAAAATAAAAAATTTTTTGTATAATAGAATTATTGTAATAAATAATTTATTTTAATTAACTAAAAGGAGATAATATGGGAAAATTATACGATGATAATAGTATTGAATCGCTTTCTCCGAGAGAGTTTACCAGACTTAGACCAGGTGTCTATTGTGGTAGTACCGAATACAGTACCCAGTTACTAATTGAAATTGTCTCTAATGCTATTGATGAATATGCTGCTGGTCACGGTAATGTCATTAATGTTGATTATAAGGATGACGGAAGTTGTAGGGTTGAAGATTTTGCTCAGGGTTTTCCTGTAAACGTAAAGAGGGATGATGGAGAAACTGTTCTTCAGGCTTCTTTTGATATCCTTAATACTTCAGGTAAATTCTCTGATGATGGTGTGTATGAAGGTACCGCATTAGGATTAAATGGTATCGGTAGTAAGTTAACTAACTTTTTATCAAAAAGGTTAGTGGTAAATACTTATAGAGATGGACAGACTGAGAGAATTTGTTTTGAAGATGGTATTTTCCACAGGAGAGATTTAGGTAAACAGGGAGATGCTCATACTGGTACTATTGTAGATTGGACACCAGACCCTCAGTTTTTTGTACATCCCGGAATAGATGTAGATAGAATTAAAAAACTTTTTAATGTTTTAACTTGTTTATGTAGAGGGTTAACAATTAACCTTACTCATAACGGAAAAGATTTAATTTCATACTCTTCAAAAAATGGTTTAAACGATTTAGTTGACGATATTGTTAAAGATAGCGAGATTATTAACAATAGACTTAACATAAATTATGAAGAAGGTAAAAATAAAATAGATTTTGTATTAACATATACTTCGAACTATTCTATGAATATGATAAGTTATGTTAATACAGGAGAGACTGATAGCGGTCCACATATCACACAGATAAAGACTACAATAACAAGAGAATTTAACAAATTTTTTAAGGATAAAGGATGGTTAAAGGAAAAAGATAGCAACCTTGAAGGTGGAGATATTCAAGAGGGTATGGTTATAGCATTTAATATAACCGCGCCTGGAATTAGCTATGATGCTCAGACTAAGAGTAGAATAGTTAAAATTGATATGACTCCTTTTACTTCTGTTATTGCGGAAAGTATACAGACTTGGCTTGCTGCAAACGAGAAAGATATAAAGGCAATATTTGATAAATCTATCAACGCACGTAAGGCAAGAGAGGCGGCTAAGAAAGCAAGGGACGCCGCAAGAAATATTAAGCCAAAAGAAAAAGGCTTAAAGGCTAAGATGGCGTTAAGTAATAAATTTATCGACTGCGTAAATAAGGAACCTAAAAATAGAAACTTACTATTGGTAGAGGGATTATCCGCAGGTAGCTCAGCTATTGAGGCTAGAAATGAAAAAACTGACTGTATTTATATGTTAAGAGGTAAAATTGTTTCTCCTCTTAAGACTACTGTTGATAAGATTCTCGCAAACCAGGAAATGTCTGATATTGTAAAAGTAATTGGCGGCGGTTTTGGTCAGGATTTTAATGTTAACAAAATGAATTTTGATAAAATTGTTATCACTACAGATGCGGATTCCGATGGTGCCGATATCGAATTACTTTTAATAACTTTCTTCTTTACATATATGAGACCTCTTGTCGAAGCCGGTAAACTTTATAGAGCGGTTACACCGTTATATATTGTTAGAACAGGTAAAGAGGAATTATATTTCTATACAGAAGAAGAAATGAGTGCATTTAAAACAAGTCATTCAGATGGTAGTTATGATATTCTGAGAGCGAAGGGATTAGGAGAACTTAATGCGGTAGATTTGCATAAGGTATGCTTTGAAAACCAGAGATTTAAGAAAATCACTATTTCAGATGCAAAAGAAACTCAGAAGTTATTAGAGATACTACAGGGGCAGGCAGTAGGTCCTCGTAAACAGTTTATTTATGATAATGCAGAGCAGTTAGGTTTTAACTTCGATTAACAATAAGTGAAGTCATCTTAACTGATGACTTCACATTTATTTGATTTTATTTAAAATTTTTATTATAATATTATTAGGATAAAAAAGAAAGGAAAAATTAATGGATAACTTTATAACTGAAGTAGATATAATTGATGAGAGTAGAGAATCCTTTCTAACCTATAGTGCGGAAGTCTTAACCGACAGAGCTATACCCGCCGCAGAGGATGGACTGTTGTCTGCACAGAGAAAGATAATCTGGACAATGGAAGATTTTCTTAAAATGGACAACAAGAGTAAGACTAAAAAGTGTAATGCTATTGTTGGTAGTACACTTTCAACGAGTTATTTCCACGGCGATATAAGTTGTTATGGTGTACTTTGCAAAATGTCTCAGGAATATTTAATGAGATATCCGCTCATTACAGGTCAGGGTTCTCTTGGTACACAGGAAAATAATGACATGGTTGCAAGTTCGAGATATACAGAGGCAAAGCCTTCAAAGTTTGCGGACTTGATGATGAATGATTTTAAGAAGAAAGTTGTTCCATTAAAGGAGACTTACAATGGTGAATATATGGAGCCGGTAGTTTTACCTTCATTATTCCCAAATGCAATATGTAATGGCAGACAGGCTATTGGTATCTCTATGAGTCATAACTCTTTACCTCATAACTTAACCGAGGTATGTAATGGAATTATTGCTTATATTAAGAATAATAATCTTACTATTGATGAATTAATGGAATATATTAAAGGTCCAGACTTTCCTCTGGAAAATATAATCATTAATGGTAAAGATATTAAGTCTGCTTTTATGACAGGTCATTCCGCAGTTTCTCTTAAAGTTAGAGGAAAGTATGAAATTGATAAGCAGACAATTACTTTCACAACTATTCCTTATAGAACTTATAGAAATAAGATTAAGGAACAAATTGAAAAGAATATAGATGTTTTTGATGATTTACTTGTAGATTTTAATGATGAATCAAGTTTAGGTAAAAATAAACTTGTGTTTACTGTTAAGCCTGGAGTTGAGCCTGAAAAGGTAGTTACTGAACTTTTTGCATTAACAGATTTACAGTCATCAGTATCTTACAATATGAATTATATTGTTAATGGTACACCGAAAATGTGTTCTATGCTTGATTTAATTAAAGCATACGTTAATCATCAGATTAATGTATTGATAGCCGCAACAGAGTATGATAAAGACAAGGCGGAAAAAAGAGCACATATTTTGGAAGGTCTCCTTATCGTTCTTGAGGATATTGACAAGGCAATTAAGTTAATTAGAGAGTCTCTTGATTCGGCAGAAGCAAAAGTAAAGTTAATTGATGCTTTTAATCTGACAGAAGTACAGGCTAAAGCAGTTCTTGACATGAAGTTAAGCAGATTAACTAAACTTGATAGAGATGATATCTTAAAAGAACTTAAAGATAAAAAGGCTATTATCGAAGAATGTAACAAGATTATCAATGATGAGCAGTATCGTAATGTTAAACTCATTGATAAAATTGAAGGGCTAAAGAAAGTTTACGGTGATGAAAGAAGAACAACTATTCTTGATATGGAACTCCCGAAAGCTTCTTCAAAGAAAAGCGTACCGCCGGTAAAGAAAGACCCTGTAGATGTAGTAGTAGTTACTAGTCATAGTGGTTTAATTAAAAAGATTCCGGTATCATCTTTCAAACCTCAGTCAAGAGGAGGAGTTGGAGTTAAAACACTTGATAGCGCAATTATGTCTGCAATAAAGACCAACACCGAAGATATAGTAATGTTCTTCACAAATGGCGGCAAGGTGTGCAAACTGATTGCCGATAAGATTCCGGATGGAACAAATGTGGCAAAGGGTACTCCAGTTAGTTCTCTTATCAATCTTGATAAAGGAGATAATGTAATAGCAGTCACATCTTTACACAATAAGTCAATACCTAAATATATCATTTTCGTAACAAAAGAGGGAATGATAAAGAAATCTCTCTTATCAGATTATATGACAGGTAGCAGAGGTGGTAATCTAATTGCTATTAAACTTAAAGAAAATGATGTTGTTAAGCAGGTAATCTTCCAGGATGAAGAAGATATCATCATTGCAACAAAGAATGGTATGGGTCTTAGAGTTGCAACTAATGACATTACACCTGTTGGTAGAGTTGCTATGGGTATTAAAGGTATCAAGTTAGGAGATGGTGATGAGGTAGTTTCAGCATTACCTGTTCATAAAGAAACTGATGACCTTGGTATCTTCTATATAAATGGATGTGGCTATAAGAGAAAAATATCTGATATAACAGTTAGGACTAGAAATACAAAAGGTATGACGATAGGTTCTTCTGATATAGTTGGAATTGCAATGATATCAGATGAAGATAATTTGATTATCTCCGGTGATACAAATACTATATGTATTTCGGCAAAAGACGTACCTATATATACATCGGCGGCAGCAGGTGTTATACTGATAAAGAATAATAAAATTAAGTCTATAACAAAGATATAATGTGTAGATGGCGGGGATACCTCTTCCCGCCATCTTTTTTTGACTTTTTTTAAAATTTATGATATAATTATATTATACAATTTGTAAAAAGGAGATATTATGAAAAATACAACATCATATTATTATATTTTTATTGCACTATTGTCTGGATTTTGTTTAGGTGTTTTTGCTAATTATGATATTGCAAATCAGGCTCAACAGAAATTGTTAGATTCTCAAAAAGAACAGGTGAAAGAAGTAATTTATCTTGAGATACCTTGCTTTATTCAAGAAGATAGTGAAGAAGAGGCTCTTCAGAAAGAAGAAGAACTTTTTATGGCTTATTTTGATTTAAAGACAGAAGAAAATAGAGAATATTGGTGGCAGGGATATCAAATAATGGAGGAAACTCTTACAGTTAAGCCTTTACAGATAGAAGATGTTTTTTCTGAGGAAGATTTGGAATATCTCTATCGGTGCGTTGAAACAGAAACTTATGGTGCAGACTTTAATTCTAAAGTAAATGTAGCCAATGTAATTCTGAATAGATTATATGATGAAAAATTTGGAGATACATTAAAAGGCGTTATTACAGCACCTAATCAGTTTGCATATAGCAGAACTGCAATTAGTCTTTCAACAATCCAAGCTTGTGCTTATGCTTTTGAGATAGAAGATACTACTGATGGAGCTTTATTCTTCCATTCTGGCGCTTATACTGAAACCTTTAATGGAGCATCTTATATCTTCACCGATTCAGTAGGACATCATTTTTATAAATAAAAAATATTTGATTTTTATAAAAAATTATTATATAATATTTATATAATAAAAAAAGGAAATGAATTATGCAGAAGATAAAAGAACTTATAACAGAGTTAAATAATGCGAGTATGCTTTATTATAATGGTGAGGAGTCACCGCTATCTGATAGAGAATACGATTCAAAATTGGACGAATTAAAGAAACTTGAGAAAGAAACTGGGTTTATTTATAGTAATTCACCTACTGTTAATGTCGGAGCAGCTCCAATTCTGAAAGGTATTGATACAATAGAAATTACAGATAAGCCAATGCTTAGTCTTGATAAAGTCCATGCCGCAGATGAAATAGTTAAATTTTCTGATGGTTATGATTTAATCGCCTCTATTAAGTGTGATGGACTTTCAGTTCGTATAATTTATAAGGATGGTAAACTCGTTTCCGCCAATACAAGAGGAAATGGTATAGTTGGTTCTGATATTACTAATCATATTAAACATTTCTTAAATGTGCCTAATCAGATAAATAAAAAAGGCACTTATATTATAGACGGAGAAGCTATAATTTATGATGATGATTTTAAAAAGATAAATATTGATAATGAGTTTAAAAACAATAGAAATACAGCAAGTGGTTCGTTAGCATTGTTAGATATGTCTATTGTAGAGTCAAGACGTCTTAGTTTTATCGCTTGGGATGTTATTAAGGGCGGCAAGGCAGACTTTTATCATTATAATCTTGAAGAGGCGGCAGACCTTGGTTTCACAGTGGTTCCCGCACTTGCTCTTGACTGTACTAAAGTTGAAGAGATAGAAGTTGACGAGATAAATAAAATTCTTCTTCAGGAGGCTGAAGAAAAAGGTATACCATGTGATGGAGTGGTATGGAAAATTAACGATATTAAAGCGGGAGAGGCAAAGGGCAGAACAGCTCATCATTGGTGTAATGCTATTGCTTGGAAACCTGGAAGAGAAGAGTATCCTACTACTCTTGTTGATATTGATTATGATATATCTCGTAATGGTATCTTAACACCTGTGGCAATATTTACGCCGGTTGAAATAGATGGTTCTACTGTTAGTCGTGCGAGTCTTCATAACTTATCAGTTATGGAAAATGTATTAGGAAACTCTCCTAAAAAGGGACAGGTGGTATATGTTTACAAGAGTAACATGATTATACCTCAGATATCTTATTCGGATGATATGGAATCTGGTGAAGATATTGAAAATGCTATTCCTAAGATATGTCCAGTATGCGGCAAGGAGCTTGAAATATCTATATCAGATACTGGTGTTAAGGTGTTAAAATGTGTTAATGAATTATGTACTTGTAGAGTCATAAATAAAATTGACCATTTTGTATCTAAAAAAGCACTCGATATAAAGGGATTATCAAGAGCTACTCTTGAAAAGTTCGAATCTGCTGGTTTTATATCTAAATTAGAAGATATTTTCACTCTTAAAGATAATGAAAAAGGTTTAATTAACTTGCCTGGTTTCGGAGAGAGATCTGTAGGTAAAATTCTTGATGCTATTGAAACGAGTAAGAATACAACCTTAGATAGAGTGTTATGCGGCATAGGCATTCCGCTAATCGGAGCAACCGCCGCAACAACAATTTCAAAGAAATTTAATGGTGATTATAATAAATTTAGAGAGTTTGTAAAAGATTCTAATTCCACCTTTGAAACTATTGAAGGTTTTGGTTATGAAATGAATTATAGTTTAAAACATTTTAACTATGATGAATTGGATACTATTGTTAATAAATATCTTAATTTGGATATAACAGATGATAAAAATAATGAAGATAATGGTGATAGTGTTAAAGGTATTACTTTTGTAATTACCGGTAAATTATCTCAATCTCGGGATAAGATAAAATCACTCATTGAAAAAAATGGCGGCAAGGTAACTGGCTCAGTATCGTCTAAAACGAATTATTTAGTATGTAATACGCCTGAAGATACTACAAAATATAAAACCGCTATGAGCCTTAACATTCCAATTATAAATGAAGAAAAATTATTTGAAATGTTAAAAAATTTTTGATATAATAAATATATAAAAGAGAATTATTTAAAATAAAAAAATGATTAATAATTCTTTTAAATATAGTTTATATAAATAAATAATTAAAAAATTCTTAAAGGAGAAAAAAAATGGCAAAGAAAGCATTAACAGAAAAGTCACTCAAGGTACTTGAGTTCTTAAAGGAGCATGATGGAGAGAACCTTACAGCAGCAGATATCGCTATCGGTATGGGTTTTGCAGATAAGGATGACGAGGCTTCAATGAAAGCTGGTACACAGTCTATTAACGGTACAGTTACAGGTGGACTTCAGAAGAAAGGTTACACACGTAGAGTTCCTGCAACAGCTACACTTGAAGATGGTACAACTAAGCCAGTTAAGATTATCGAGCTTACTGACGAGGGAAGAGCTTATGATCATCAGGCAGCAGTTGCTGAGGATGCAGCATCCGCTGAATAATATTAAGTAGGTTTTAGGTTATTTCTAAAAAGTTTAAAGGGCTAGAGTAATAACATCTAGCCCTTTCTTTTTAAGAGGACTATAATGGTAGTTTTAGTTTTAACCCTCGTAATTATCGTATTGATAATATTACTGGTTCACAATAATTACCGCAAGGTAAAAATTGAAACAGTAAATAATGAAATAATACAAAAGAATGAAGAACTTTATAGCCATTTTGAAAAATTAAATCAAGAGAAAAATGGCGTTATACAAGATATAAATAAATTAAAGAGTGAAGAAAATGAAATCCTTACTCATATTGACAGTTTAAGTCAATCCGCAACGAAAATTTATGAAGATAAAGTGGCTGCGGCAGAACAAGCTTTTTCTAATTATAAGGATAATCTCCAGAATAAATATGATTCTGTTAAGGATGAATATGAAAACTTGGAGTTATTATTAAAAAATGCTTATGATAATAAGCAAATGGACTTAATAAAAGAAAAAGAAGGTATCGAAAAAGATATACAGAAAATAAAATCAAGTAGGGAAGCGTTTATAAAATCTCAGTTAAGAGAAAAAGAGATTAGGGAGAAACAAGATTTTTACTGTTTACAGGTATCTGATGAAGATAAATCTGATATCGCAAAACTTGAAAATCTGAAGAAATCTTTTAACAAACCTCGTGTAATAAGTATGTTAATTTGGCAAACTTATTTTCAGAAAAACTTAAAGGCAAAGGCGGCAAATATACTTGGTCCCAAAACGGTAACAGGTATTTATAAAATAACAAATATAGATACCGGAGAATGCTATATCGGGCAAGCTGTCGATGTAGCCACTCGCTGGTCCGAGCATGCCAAGTGCGGTTTAGGTATCGATACGCCCGCCGCAAATAAGTTATATAAAGCTATGCAAGAATATGGCTTAACTTCTTTCTCTTGGGAATTGTTAGAGGAATGCCCGCAACCGCAATTAAATGAGAAAGAAAAATATTATATTTCTCTTTATGATTCTTGTAACTTTGGTTACAATACATCAAAAGGAATAGGAAAATAAAAATAAGAATAAATAAAAGGAGCTTTTATATAAGATGGATTATAGAGAAATAATGAAAAATTTTGAAAATGAATGTTTTAAAACGGAAAACACTTTTACTGCTATTGTAGACTTTAAGAGTAGTGCAAGAAGAAATATCTATGTGGACGACATCGAAGAGGGTACCGGAGAAGGTGTTGAAGCTATGATAAGGTTTTACAATATAGAGGATGATGAAGCTGGCATTCCTATTGAAGATAGAGACCCGATTAAGGTTTATATTAACTCTAATGGAGGTCTTTTATCTGAAACTTTCATAATGATAGATGCTATTAATATGTCAAAAACTCCTGTTTATACCATTTGTACGGGCACTGCATATTCTGGAGGATTCTTTACTTTTATTTGCGGACATAAGCGATTTGCATATCCTCATTCATCATTCCTTTTTCATGAGGGGTCAACTTCAACAGGTGGAACCGCAGGACAGTTTGCTAACTATGCTTCTTTTTATAAGCAGGAGTTAGGAAAGTTAAAGGATTTGGTAATTGAGAAAACCGGAATCGATGAAGCTAAATACAATGAGATTCAGAAAGATGATTTCTGGATGGATGCGAAATTGGCAAAAGAACTTAATGTAGTTGACGTTATTACACAGGAGTTTATTTAAAATGAGATTTGAAAATACTGCGGTTTGGGGTTTTGAGCATGCCATTAGAGGTATGCGGAACCCTAAAGAAAGCTGGAATAAAATAGATAGCGATTTTAACAATAATGTTATTGGACCTAATGACTTGAAACTTATGCAGACTCTTGTTAAAGCAGGACCTGAACATCGTAAGTTTATGCGTCAAATTTTCGTTTCTGTTGATATAACAGCACCGTTATATTGGTGGAAAGAATTTGATACCTATAAAGTAGGTACAGTAGCGAACAGTACCAGTACGATGCATAAATTAACTTCAAAGCCTATTACTTTAGATTGCTTTGAAACGGATGATTATAATGGCGATTTAATTGCGTATAACAGAGAACCTTATGATATTGACATGTCGGTAGATGAGTGTGTTAAAGATGAAATTATTGAGTTTTGTGAAACACTTAGGCAGAGATACCTTAAAACCAATGATAAAAGATATTGGAAAGAACTTGTAAGGTGGCTGCCGCAGGGGTGGTTACAGACTCGTACTGTAACTATGAATTATGAAAACTTACTTGCGATATGTTCAAAAGGACAGAGAAGATTTCATAAACTGACAGAATGGTCTATAGCTTTTATAAACTGGGCAAGGACGCTCCCTTATGCACAGGAACTCATTTTTATTGATGAATTGAGTGAAAAAGAATAAATTGATTTTTTATAAAAATAATGTTATAATAATTATATAAAATAAAATTAAATTAAAAAAAAGGAGTAAAAAATGAGTAAAGAAAAGTTTATTAATGAAATTGAGGATTTTATTAAGCAGGGTTATGAGTTCTCGGCAGATGCTATAGAGTATTTCGAGGCAATTAAGAGTGATAAGTTTGATGCTCCAGCCGAAAAGAAAGGGCTTACACCAAAGAGCCGTGATTTGCTTATTGCTATGAGAGACAATCTGGAGCAGTTTGATAATATTTTCGCCACTAAGAAAATTAGTGAGGTTACAGGAATCCCGTCAAGATCCATTTCTGGTTCGATGCGTTCTCTTGTAACAAAAGGATATGTTGAAAAAGTTTCCGCAGAGCCTGTACTGTATGCACTTACAGAGAAGGGTAAGACTGAAACTGTGGAAGAGTAAAAATTTGACATTCTAAGAAAATTTTGATATAATTATATTATAGTGAAAAAATAAAATAAATAAGGAGAAATATTTATTATGAGAAAAACAGTTAATAAAGAAACAGTTAGCGGTAGAGTTTATGAACATAAGCTTGTTGTTAAGCAGGTAAAGAACCAGAGTTCAGAGAATTTTGGCAAAGATTTTATTAGTGGTACTATTGATGTTGCTACTGATGAAGATTGTCTTAACATCGTAACAGTTCATTTCACTTATGTTACACCTACAACTAAATCAGGTTCTGCAAATACTACATTCGCAGCACTTAAGAAAATTATTGATTCAGGTAAGACTGTTGTAGCTGATGGTAAAGATGAAGCAACAATGGTTACAATTAATACAGCTCTTGATCTTAATGATTTTTATACAGATAGAGATGGCAATGAGACACTTGTATCTGCAAAGAGAAATGAAGGCGGTTTTGTTACAATCGTTAATAAGCTTGATGCTGATGAAACAAAGAGAAATACTTTCGAGTTTGACTTCCTTGTAAATGGTACTCGTCTTGTTGAGGCTGATGGTGAGAATGTTAAGGAAGATTACCTTGTAGTTAAGGGTGGTATTTTTAACTTTAGAAATGCTATTCTTCCTGTTGAGCTTATCGTTAAGAGTGCCGGTGGTATCAAGTATTTCGAATCTCTTGAAGTTAGTCCTAAGAATCTTGTATTTACAAAGGTTTGGGGTAATATTAACTCTGAAACTATCGTAAGAACAGTTGAAGAGGAAACAGCTTTCGGTGAGCCTAGTGTAAAAGAGTATTCTCGTTCTATTAAGGAATGGGTTATCACTAAGGCAGCTAAGGAGCCTTATGAGATTGGTGACGAGGAAAACGGAATCACAACAGAGGAAATCGAGAAAGCTCTTAGTGATAGAGAAGTTGCACTTGCAGAGACTAAGAAAAAGCAGGATGAGTGGAAGGCAGCACAGGCAGTAACTAATCCTACAACAGCTCCCACAGGAGCAACTACAGCTGCGGCAGGTGGCTTCAACTTCTAATTAAAACATAAAAAATCTTTCATACCGATAAAGATATAGGGGAAACTGATGTTTTCCCTTATATTTTTCTTCGGGGTGTGTTCAATAGAAAAATGAAATTGAAAATGGGTTTTGAAAAATTTTGAAAGGATTTTTTGAATATGGCAAATTTTGATATTGATGATTTATTAAACCTGGAACCCTCTACAATTAGTAGAGATTTATCTGGATATATTACATATATATATGGACCGCCTAAGGTTGGTAAAACCACATTAGCAAGAGATATGAAATCACTTATTATTGCTTGTGAGGATGGTACTAGAGCATTAACAGGAGCTTATGTACAAAAGGCAAAGAGTTGGGCGGATATCCGCAACCTTATGAGATTTTGTAAGGATGAAAGAGTTAAAGAGAAGTTTAAAAGTTTTGCGATTGATACTGTAGACGTTGCCGCATCTTATTGTGAGAAGTATGTGTGCAATCAGCTTGGTATTTCTACTCTCGGTGAAGGCGGATGGGCTAAGAATGGTTGGGCTACTTTTAAGAAAGAGTTTGAAGAAGTATTCCGTACTATAACAATGGAAGGCTATGCGGTTCTATTTATTAGCCATGATAAGACAGAAGAAGTAACAAGACCTGATGGTTCTAAGTATACTAGAATTGTTGCTACTGCTAGTTCGTCAGTAAATAACATCATTAAGAATATGAGTGATATCATTACATATGGATACTTTGATCCTATCACTCAGGAAAGATATATGATGCTTCGTTCATTAGACGGTATGGCGGATGTTGGTTGTCGTTTCCAGTATATTGAGCCTAAGATTCTTTTCGGCTATGATAACCTTGTAAAAGCACTTAATGATGCTATCGACAAGGAAGCAAGCATTAATTCTGGCAGTGTTGTTGATAAGAAAATTGAAAAGGTTAATAAGGAACTCGATTTTGACGAACTGATGAAAGAATTTAGTGATATTATCGCTAATATTCCAGGTTCTACAGATCCTAACCAGACAACTGAAGATGGTAAAAAGTTTGTATCTTATTGGCAGCCAAGAATCGTTGAAATTACAACGAAGTATCTGGGTGCAGAAAAGAAGGTATCTCAGTGTACTAGAAACCAGGTTGAGCAGTTAAGCTTGATAGTGGATGAGTTAAAAGAGATAACAAAGATAAAATAATAAAGTATAAAAAAGAATAGGGAGACAATAGTCTCCCTTATTTTTTGATTTTTTATAAAAAATATGTTATAATTATATTATAAAATAAAGGAGTGTAATTTATGGCTAAACATATAATTAAATGTGCCGTTTGTGGTGAATCGTTTGACACAAATGAAATTCAAGCGGTACGTTATGGCGTTCGCCGTTATGCTCACTATGACTGTTATCCGCAGGGTGAATTAGTACCAATAATAGAGAGTAAAAGAAGTAAAAAAGAAGAGACTAAAGAAACAAAAGAAAAAGATCCAGATTTAAAAGCTCTTATGGATTATATTAACCAATTATTTGGCGATAAATGTAATTGGGCAATGACTCAGAAATATATTAAAAAGTTTAAGGAAGAGGATAATTATAGTTACTCGGGAATCCTTAAATCTTTAATATATTTTTATGAGGTTAAACACAACCCGATAGATAAGGCAAAAGGGTCAATAGGAATTGTACCTTTTGTTTACCAGGATGCTTATAATTATTATTATTCTGTTTACATGGCTCAACAGAATATGCAAAATGGAACTGTTAATAAAGATAATGTAGTTGAAAAAACTATAAAGATACCTAAATCTAAAGGTATTTTTAAAAGATTATTTAAAATAGGAGTAGATGAATAATATGAAATCATCAAAATATATAGATACGGCGGCGGTAGCTCAGATTATTGGCTGCATTTATAAAAATCCTAAATTACTTGATTTAACAGACAAATATCATTTTTTAGAGCAGGACTTTCCTAATAGTTTCCTTAGAAATATATTTGGTACTATTTCAAATATATATCAGTTAGGAGCTTCACAGATAACATTAAATGCTATTGAAGATTATTTAGCACAAAGACCGAAGGCAGAAGCCGAGTATAAGGTAAATAAAGGTGCTGAATATATTTTAAATTGTGCGGAAAATGCGAACCCTAACACTTTTAATTATTATTATAATAGATTAAAGAAAATGACTTTATTTAGGGGATATGAAAGTTTAGGAATGAATCTAGACTGGTTATATGACCCTGATAATATTTTAGACAGTAAAAAGAAACAACAGCAAGAAGATTTTATAGATAACACTTCTCTGGCGGAAATAGCTAATCGAATTAACGATAAGATAGAAGCTATAAAAATGCAGTATGTAGAAGAGTTAGAAGATAATGGTTGTCAGATTGGTGATGGCGTAGAAGATTTGCTTGAAAGATTAAAGCAAACTCCATCGTTAGGATATCCGCTTTATGGCGATTATATCAATACTGTAACTAGAGGAGCCCGCTTCGGTAAGTTTTTCTTAAGGTCTGCCGCAACAGGTATTGGAAAATCTCGTAGTATGATAGGAGATGCTTGTTTCATTGGTTGTTCTCAGATGTATGATTTGGAGCATAATAAGTGGATAACGATAGGCGCAGGTCAGCCAACACTTTATATTGCTACAGAGCAGGACCTTGAGGAATGTCAGACAATGTGTATTGCATTTATATCTGGTGTTGATGAAGAACATATCCTTAAAGGCGAATATTATGCGGGAGAGTGGGAGAGAGTTCAGAAAGCATCTCAGTTATTAAGACAGAGTAAGATATACTTTGAGTGTATCCCAGAATTTGACTTAAAAACTATTAAGACTATAATCCTTAAGCATATAAGAGAACATCAAACACAGTATGTTTTCTTTGATTACATTCATTCTTCTGCTTCTATCTTAATGGAAGTAGATGGTAAATCTGGAGTTAGTGGATTAAAAGAACATAACGTATTGTTCTTACTTTCATCCGCCTTAAAAGATATTGCTGTTCAGAATGATATATTTATTCTCTCTTCTACACAGTTAAATGCTCAGTATACAGAAACTGAAACTCCTGACCAGAACTTACTTAGAGGTTCTAAGGCTATTGCCGATAGAATTGACGTAGGTATGATATTAATGGAAGTAACTAAAGAAGATAAAGAGAAATTGGCTCCATTTATTAAAAAGAATAATTTTACAATGCCCAATATAAAATTAAGTATCTATAAAAACAGACAGGGTAGATATAAGGGAATATATTTATGGATGAATGCGGATAGGAGTATCTGTAGATTTAATCCAATATTTGCTACAGATTGGAATTATGGTATTGTAGAAATGGAGAATTTAAAAATTAAAGTTGAGGAAGAGGGGGCATTTTAATAAATATGGATAAAGAAACCTGTATTGAATATCTTCGAATTCTCCAAGGTATGATAGAATGGGATTATAGTATGGATTTCTGTGTAGCACTTGATTACGCAATAGACTATTTAACTAAGGAGAAAACTGATGAAAATTGAATTAACGTTACCCGATTCCTTAATTCACTCTTTTAACTATGATAAGTTTGATGATTTAATGACAACTTTAGAGCAAGATGCATTTCTTGCGGATGATAGTTATGAAAGTATAATGATAAGACAGTTAAAAGATAGTTTTCAAAAGGCGGTTATATTATAAAGAAAGGAAAAATATAAATGGATAGAGATTGTGCAGTAGAAAGACTTAAATGTCTTAAAAAAAATAATCAGCTTTTTTCTGATATATGTAATTTTGCAATAAAAAATATTGTATCTTGGGAAAATTTTCAAGAGACAATAAAGATAATGCTTTCTCAATGTGAAAGAGATTCCGCAGAATATAAAACATATAGTACAGTTTTAGAAGTTATAGATTATTTTATGGAAGAAATGGATAATATTTAATGGGTTATCAATATGATAAAGATAAAATTAAACAAGAGTTAACAATAAATCAAGTAGCGGATTTTGTTGCGGAGTTAGGCGGAGAGCCGATAGAGAGAAATGGTATGTTAGTTTGCAAAACTATCTGTCATTGCGGGCAGCACCATAAACTTTATTACTACCCTAATACAAACTTGTTTAAATGTTATACCGAGTGCGGCGATACCTTTGATATCTATGACTTGGTAAAAAGAGTTAAAAGTAGAGATGACGCTAAATATAGTACGGCTAAATCTATTCATTATGTAGCCCAGTATTTTGGCTATAGTCCAGATGTAGCCTTTGAAGATGATGAAACTGATGAAGAATTAAATAAATATTGGGCGGTATTTAATTCATATGATAGAATTAAAGACATTAACAAAGAAACTCAGCAGGTAGAGTTGAAATTTTACAATGATAATGTAATAAAGAATCTTCCCAGACCGAGATTATTAAACTGGGAATCAGAGGGAATAACAAAAGAAATTTGTGATTATCACAATATTTGTTATGACCCTAAGAATTGCGGTATAGTTATACCACATTATGATGAAAATAATAATCTTATTGGTATAAGGGAAAGAACTCTTATAACTGAAAATGCAGAGCGATACGGTAAGTATTTACCCGCCCGCATTAATAATGTGATGTATAATCATCCTTTGTCTTTTGCTCTATATAACTTAAATTGGAGTAAAGATAATATTAAAAAGATTAAAAAGGCTATTGTTTTCGAATCCGAGAAGAGTTGTTTACAATATGCATCTATGTTTGGAAGAGAAAATGATATATCAGTAGCCTGCTGCGGAAGCTCGTTAATTGGTTATCAAGTGGAGTTATTAAAAAATAAAGGTGTTAACGAAATCATTGTAGGTTTTGACCATGACTTTACTGATTTAACAGAAAAGACTGCAAAGAATATTATAAAAAAATATAAAAGTATTTACTTAAAATATGGTAACTATATAACAATTAGTTTTATATGGGATAAGAATAATCTTACTCCATATAAAGCTTCACCTACAGATTGCGGGAAGGAGATATTTTTGACATTGTTCAAAGAAAGAGTTAATTTATATGAAAATTAGATGTTTAACAAAAGAAGTAAAAAGAAATCCAAAAGAACAAATATTGATTAATAGGGGAATAACTGATACCAGTTATTTAGAAAATACAGATAGCCATATCAACCCATGCACTGCTTTCAATGAAGATTTACTTAAAGCGGGAGCCAAGATGCTTTTATCACATATCGCCGCAGAGGATAAAGCTTTTATTATAGTTGATAGTGACTGTGATGGATTTACAAGTTCAGCCATTTTAATAAATTATCTATATGAAGTTGTACCCGCATGGGTTCACTGCTTTCTTAAATGGGGTATGCATGAGGGAAAACAGCATGGTTTGAATGATTTTATTGACAGATTAGAAAATAGCGATTATAAGTTAATAATCTGTCCGGACTCAGCAACGAATGATATTGAAGCAATAGAAAGACTTCATAATAAAGGTATAGATGTTTTAATACTAGACCATCACTTGTCAGATGTTCCTATGAGTCCTTATGCAGTAACTATAAATTCTCAATATGATTATCCTAATGTATTCTTATCTGGTGCGGGAGTTGTTTACCAGTTTTGTAAATATTTGGATAAGATAAGCACTCAAAATATAGCAGATATGTTCCTTGACCTTACCGCACTTGGTAATATGGGCGATATGATGAGTATGACTTCTCTTGAAACAAAAGAGTTAATTTTAAAAGGTTTTAAGGAATGTAATATTAGAAACCCATTTATTGAAGGGATGAGTAGAAAACAAGAATTTTCACTTAGTAAGTCTGATTATAAGCCTTCTAACAATAATGATTTATTATTTACACCATTTGGTGCTGCTTTCTTTATCGTTCCTTTTGTCAACGCTATAAACAGAAGTGGAACAATGGAAGAGAAAGAATTGATTTTTAACTCTATGTTAACTATGAAAGCATTTGAGTTAATTCCTTCTAACAAGAGAGGACATAAATTAGGTGAGACCGAAAGAGTTTTAGACCAGGCGTTAAGAACTTGTACTAATGTTAAGAATAGGCAGACAAGAATACAAGATGCGGGAATGGAGCTTTTGGAGCAATATATTCAAAAGGATGATATGCTAAAACATAAAGTTCTTGTTTTTAAACTTGCGGAAGGCGAGATAGACCGTAACGTAGCCGGTTTATGTGCCAATAAGATTATGGCGACATATCAAAGACCCGTATGTGTAGTCACTAAGACTAATGATGAGTATGTTGGGTCTATGCGAGGATATAATAAAACTGGACTTGCAAGTTTTAAAGAGATTGCGGAGACCTCTTCCGCATGCAATTGGAGCAGAGGTCATGAGAATGCCGCAGGTATAAGTATTAATAATCCAGATGCTTTTGTTAAAGATATGGATGAAAAATTGGCTAATATTGAAACTGACATTGTTTATTATGTTGACTATTGTTGGGAACAGAATGAAGTTAATGGAGATATAATATTAGCGTTATCAGAAATGAATGATTATATTGGTACTGACTTTGATAGACCTCTTGTTTTCATCTCAAATATACAGGTTAATGATAGTAATTTAAAAGTAATGAAAGGAAATACTTTAAAGATTACTTTACCTAATGGTATTGATATTATTAAATTTGGCGGTACTGATGAAGAAATTGAACAATGGAGCAATGGTACTACGTTAAATATGGTATGTAAATGCAATAGAAATGAATGGAATTGGCAAGTAAATCCTCAACTTGAATGTGTTGATTATGAGATTTATGAGCCTTCAAATCAAAATAATGTTAATGATGTATTAAAATTATGGAATTTTTAAAAGGAGAAAGAAAATGGCATTAATAGGAGCTATATTAGGAGATATTAGTGGTTCGCAATATGAGTTTACACGTTTAAGACCTAAAGATTTGGATTGGCAGCATGTTCCACTTTTTACAGATAAATGCAGATTTACAGATGATAGTCTTTTAAGTATTGCCACTAAAGATGCAATTTTAAAGAATCCTGATAAGCCAGATTTTCAAATTGCTTATTATGAGTTTGGTAATAAATATTGTAAGTGTGGTTTTGGCGGTAAGTTTAGAGAATGGCTTCAGTCATCAAATCCGCAACCTTACGGATCATTTGGTAATGGTTCTGCTATGAGATGCTCTTTTATCGGAGAGTATTATGACGATATAAATGAGGTTACTGAAAAAGCAAAAATGTCTGCAGAAGTAACTCACAATAGTCCAGAAGGTATAAAGGGAGCATGTGTTACTGCTGTTTGTGTATGGGCGGCAAAACATGGAAAAACTAAAGCTGAGATTTTCGATTATGTTAAACGATTTTATCAAGATTCGCAGAAATATAAGTATCCCATTACTCACACATTAAAGACAATACGTCCTGTGTATAGATGGGATGTTACCTGTCAAGGTTCAGTACCTCCTGCAGTAAGATGCTTTCTTGAGGCAGATAATTGGGAAGGATTTATGAGAAACGTAATGTCTCTTCCTTGTGATATGGATACTCTTGGAGCAATCGGCGGCGGGATGGCAGAAGAATTCTTTAAAGGTACCGGTCAAGATAATTTAGTGATTCTCGAAAGGTACTTGCCGCAAGAGTTATTAGATATTGTTTTAAAATAAAATTTTTGATTTTTATAAAAATTTATGCTATAATTTTTATATAAAATAAAAAGGTAGAATAAAAATGGAATTAACAAATAAACAGGAAGCCGGTTTGGCGGAAGTATTAAGAAAATATAATAATCACGATAAGTATGCGGTTATCTCAGGGTATGCCGGTACTGGCAAATCGACACTTGTAAAGTTTATTATAGAAGCGTTAGATGTTGAACAGGATAAAGTTGCATATGCTACTTTTACAGGTAAAGCTGCAGAGGTACTCCGCAAAAAGGGTAATCCTAATGCTATGACTTTATGTAAGCTGTTATATGAAAGTATCCCCAAAAGGGGCGGTGGTTTTTTCAGAATTCCTAGAAACCAGCTTGAGTATACTGTGATAGTAGTGGACGAGGTGTCCATGGTACCCAAGACAATGATAGATATGCTACTTAAACATAGAGTATTTTGTATTTTCCTGGGAGACCCCTGCCAGTTGCCGCAGATAGATAAAAAGGAATCTCACACACTTTTGGATAAACCGGATATATTTTTGGATGAAATTATGAGACAAGCACAAGAGTCAGAGATCATCCGATTAACAATGGATATTAGAGAGGGTAAATCTATATCTTATCAAAAAGGTAATGAAGTAATGGTAATACCTAAATCTGAATTAGTAACAGGACATTTAACATGGGCTGATGCTATATTATGTGCAACTAATGCAACTAGACATAGTTTAAATATTCAGATGCGGCAATTGCTTGGTTTTCAAGGTGTTCTTAATAATGGCGAAAAGGTCATAGTAAAAAGAAATTATTGGGAAGATTGCAATGAAGACGGAGACTCTTTAGTAAATGGTACTGTCGGTACTATTCATAATATTTTTGATAGTTTTGTACAGATTCCCACTTATATTAAAAATGATAGGCATACCATCCCTATTATTATAGGAGACTTCATTCCCGAAAGTGGTAAGCCTTTTAATCATATAGATATGGATAAAGACTTCTTGTTAAAAGAAGAACCCTGTGTAGATTGGAGAGTATCTTATCAGATAGGTAAATTAAAACAAAAAATTGGAGATATTTTACCTAAACAGTTAACTTATGGTTACGCTCTTACGACTCATGCAGCACAAGGTAGTGAATGGGATAAAGTTCTCGTTATAGAAGAATCTTTCCCGTTTGATAAAGAAGAACATAAGCGATGGCTTTATACAGCTGCGACTCGTGCTTCTTCACGTCTTGTACTAGTTCGATAATCTATTTGGATAAAACTTTTTAATTGTTCTAGCATAGAAATAAAATATAGTACAAGAATAAGGAGGAAATGAATAATGATAAAAAATATTGCTTATGTATTATATACAGAAGATAAGAATGAATGGAAAGAAATTTACAATAATAGATTTAGAATTGTAATAGCTAAATATAATCCTAAAACAACTTCAATGTTTTTAGGTCAAAGATTCCATATAATTTATTGTGATGCAGCTTTTACACAGTCTAACTGGGGACAAAAAATAATTAATGAGTGTATTAAACCTTGCGCTAGCTTAGGAGAAGCAGAATTTTATTTAATATAACACAGCTGCGACGAGGACAGCAAAGAAACTAATATTAGTGAGGTAATACTCATGGCATTTGAAGAAGAATGTAAAATAATTAAACAACAAGTATTAGATGGAAATTTTCATAATATTGCTTTTGATGGGGCTTTAAGCATCATCATTCAAGCTATTGCAGATGGATATATTTTAACAAAAGAGGATAATAAAAATGAATGAATGTGAAACAATAGGAGAGCATGACTAATGACAGAGGTAAAAAGAATTGAAAGAGGATGGGCAGGACATTACATTTGTAGCGCAGACTGCTCCTTCCGCAGAAATACTTTACTAGAATATGGTGATAAGAAATGGATAATTTCTACTGTTGGATGTCAAGTTGCAAGGCATGAATGTTTACCATATTATAGAGAAGGTGATATTATCGAAGTAGGATACCAGAGATGGTATGAAACTATGGCATTTGAAGCTAAAAATATTGATGGTTATTTAGATGCGGATGTAACAAAGCCAATTCAATTCACTAATGACTGGGGTATTTGGGGAGAAAAATGGTCAAATGTATTAGAGAAATACAATAATCTTCCCGATTTAGCAGCTAATGATATGCATGAAAAGGTTGTTGAAGAATTAATGGAGAAAATTAAAGAATGATAAAGACATTATACCCACAATTTCAAAGATGGTCTGAAAAAGGTTCAGTTTACATAGTATCAGATACGCACTTTGACGATGCAGATTGTAAATATATGAATCCAAATTGGATCACTCCGCAAGAGCATATTCAAAAACTTAAAAAAGAAATACATAAAGGTGACACGTTAATTCACCTTGGTGATGTAGGTAATGCCTCATATCTTGACGAGTTAAAATGTTATAAGGTATTAATTACAGGTAACCATGATATATTAAGTAAAGTAGCTAGTCATTTTGATGAAATCTACAATGGACCACTCTTTATAGCGGATAGAATTATCCTTAGCCATGAACCGATTCACGGATTAGAGAGTTTTGCTCTTAATATACATGGTCATGTACACAATGGATATACTATAGCTTTTACTGATATAGAAGGTGGCAAACATAGAACATCTCATATAAATCTCGCATCTGATATAGCACAGTGGGAACCAACCAACCTAAAAACTTTAATAGCGTCAGGTTTTTTGGCAGACATACCTAATTACCATAGAATAACAATAGATAAGGCGGCAGAAAAAAAAGCAGACAGTAATCCTATTTTACATATTATTGAAAGCGTCTCCTTAGACAATTATGTAAGTATACCTGACCCTTGTAAAAATTGTGGTAATCATCCGTCGAATGGCGGCAGTGGCTTTTGTAATTGTACTTTAGGTGGACCAACTATAACTTGTTAATTTTATAAAAGGAGTAATATAATGAGAGACCCTAATAGAATAAATTTATTTTGTAATGATTTAGCACTATATTGGAGAAAATACTTCCCTGATATGCGTTTCGGTCAGCTAATGTGCAACTTTTTTGGTTGGGTAGCCTCTGAAACCGGTAAGTGTAGAGATCCATTCTACCCCGAAGAAGAAAAAATGATAGAATACTTTAAAGAATATTGTGAAATGATGACTAGAAAGCCAGAATAACTATGGATATTAAAATATGTACGAGTTATTTTTATATGATACGTAACTTTACGCCCAATATTATTCCCGTATCCACAGCTTTATCTGACCCGGTATGGTACAGACCGCCGCAAGGAAAAGAATATTATATTGACAAAAGAGGAGTAATATGCGGGCTGAGGTATGAGCCACTTATAGTCCAGCGACAAGCAACTATGATGTGCCCTTGCGAGAACCGAATGCAGGCTCCCGCATGTCCTACTATGATAGAATATGAGCAATTACTTTATTCTCTTGTCGATAAAGAGAGAACTTTAAAAGCGTTTGAATATTGCTGCAATAAGTTTAATGCGGATACTATTGCTTTAATAGTCTATGAAGCACCCGCAAACTTATGTAGCGAAAGATTTGCTCTTCAAAAATTTTTTAATTGTAAAGAGTTAATATTATAAGCAAGGAATATAAAAATTTCTTGCTTGATTTTATTTAAAAATTATGATATAATAATTATAGAATGAAATAAAAAGAGAAAGGTAAAAAATATATTATGAGCAGAATGGAATGTCATAGCCATACGATGTACAGTAATATTCGATTACTGGATGCTACTAACAAGCCTAAAGAGTTAATTGATAAGGCTATTGAGTTAGGGTTATCAGGCATAGCAATTACCGACCATGAATGTTTATCATGTCATGTTGAAGTAAATATGTATAGCCAGAAGTTAAAGGAGAAATTTCCAGATTTTAAAGTAGCTCTTGGAAATGAAATTTATTTAACTGACAATAGAGAGAGTAACCAGAAATATTATCATTTCATACTTGTGGCTAAGGATAAGGAAGGACATAAGCAGCTTAGAAAATTGTCAAGCGTAGCTTGGATGAACTCATATTATGATAGAGGTATGGAGAGAGTTCCAACCTTAAAAAGTGAGTTATCAGAAGTAGTTAAAGCAAATCCTGGTCATCTCATTGCTACTACTGCTTGTATTGGTGGTGAATTAGGTAGTAATATTTTAAATCTTGAAGTCGCAAGAAAAGTTGGAGATAAGCAAACTGAGTCAGTTTGTAAACAAAATATTATTGATTTTATTCTTTTCTGCAAAGATTTATTTGGTGATGATTTTTATTTTGAGGTAGCTCCTGCCGCAAATAAAGAACAGATTATCGTTAATAAGAAAATAGCTGAGTTATCAGTTGTTTTTGGAGTTAAAATGATAATTGGTTCAGATGCACATTATCTCACAAAAGAAGATAGATATGTCCATGAGGCTTTTCTTAACTCAAAAGGTGGAGAAAGAGAAGTCGCACAGTTTTACGAGTATGCCTATCTTCAGGCAGAGGAAGAGATAAAAGAAAATTTGGCTCCTTCTATTGCAGATTTGTATGAGCAAATGTGTAAAAATAGTATGGAGATTTATAATAAAATTGAAGATTATAGTCTTTTACATAGTCAGCAGATTCCTAAAGTTGCAGTAAAAGATTATCCTAAAGAAACAGTAGATTTAGGACACCCAATTTTAGCAGACATGTATAAATCTGACGATATATATGAAAGATATTGGGTTAATGAATGTGTAAATAAGTTAAAAGAATTAGGCAAAGATAATGAAGAATATCTTGATAGACTTGAAGAAGAGGCAGATATCAAGAAGACAATAGGTAAAGCACTTGACACAAATATGTTCTCATATCCCATAACACTTCAGCATTATGTAGATTTGTTTTGGAAGTGCGGCAGTATGGTTGGTGCGGGAAGAGGTTCTTCTTGTTCTGGTCTTAACCATTATCTTTTAGGAGTTACACAGCTCGATCCTATAGAGTGGAATCTCCCATTCTGGAGATATCTGAATAAGGAAAGATATGAGTTAGGTGATATCGACCTCGATTTATGTCCATCTAAGAGACCTATGATTCTTAATGAGATTAAAAAGGAAAGAGGCAAAAACTTCTTACCAGAGATAGATGATTTAACAAGACAGAATTGTGGTTGTACATTAATAGCAACTTTTGGTACTGAAACAACTAAGTCTGCAATTCAGACGTCTTGTAGAGGTTATAGAAGTGATGAGTTCCCAGAGGGTATTGATGTAGATACAGCTCAGTATTTATCTTCTCTTGTTCCTCAAGAAAGAGGATTCTTATGGGATCTTCACACTGTAGTTTATGGTGATACATCTAAGGGTAGAAAGCCGGTAACAGCTTTCATCAATGAGGTTAATAGGTATCCTGGTCTGTTAAATATTATGTTCGGTATTGAAGGACTGATATCTCGAAGAGGTTCTCATGCTTCTGGAGTTATTATGTTTGATGAAGACCCCTATGAGTTTGGATGTTTTATGAAAACTCCTAGCGGAGATATTATAACTCAGTATGACCTCCATATGGCAGAAGCCGCAGGTATGACAAAATATGACTTCTTGGTAACGCAGGTGCAGGATAAGTTAGTACAGGCGATAAAGTTTTTACAGGAAGATGGACAAATTGAAAGTGATTTATCATTAAGAGAGGTATATGATAAATATTTTCATCCTAGTGTTCTTCCAATAGAAGATAAGGCTATTTGGAAAAATATTCAGGATGTAAAGATACTTGACTTGTTCCAGTTTGATAGTACGGTTGGTAGTCAGAGTGCGAAAAAAATTAAACCTACAAATATTTTGGAATTAGCAGATGCTAATGGTTTGATGCGATTAATGACTAGTGAAGATGGCGGAGAGCAGCCTATAGATAAATATGTTCGTTTCAAGAATAACATTGAGTTATGGTATGATGAAATGAGGAGATATGGTTTAACTGATGAGGAAATGGAAACTCTTAAACCGCATTTCTTAAAGTCGCATGGTGTACCGCCCTCACAGGAGCAGTTAATGACAATGTTAATGGATCCTAAGATTTGTCACTTTAGTCTTAAAGATGCAAACGCTGCTCGTAAAATTGTTGGTAAGAAGCAGATGGATAAGATTCCTGGTCTGCATAAGCAGGTTTTAGAGCAGGCGGCAAGACCTGAACTTGGTAAATATATTTGGGAATGTGGTATCGGACCTCAGATGGGTTATAGCTTCTCAGTTATCCATGCATTAGCATATAGTTTTATTGGATATCAAACAGCTTATATTGCAACCAAGTGGAGTTCTATATATTGGGATGCCGCATGTCTTGTAGTTAACAGTGGCTCTCTTGGAGGAGAAGAAGAAAGCGAATCAGATGTAGACACAGAAGAGGATAAGAAAAAAGAAAAAGGTACCGATTATGCAAAGATAGCTCGCGCGATAGGAGCGATTAAGACAAAAGGTATAGATGTATCATTGGTAAATATCAATACTTCTGATTATAGTTTTAAGCCTGATGTTAAAAATAATCGTATCCTTTATGGTTTAAAAGCATTAAGTAATATTAGTGATGAGACCGTAGCCAAGATTAAGGCGGGAAGACCTTATTCTAATATTAAGGATTTTATGCGGAGATGCCCTTTGACAACTCAGCCTATGATAAGTCTTATTAAAGGTGGAGCTTTCGATGAGGTCGATGAAGATTTAGACCATGATAGAAGAAAAATAATGACATTTTATTTAATGAATAGTTGTGATGCAAAGAAAAGGATTACACTACAAAATTTTAAAATGCTCATTGAGAAGAATCTTGTTCCAGATTATTTAACAGACCAGATAAGAATATTTAATCTTAATGCTTATTTAAAAAAGAATAAGAATAAAGAATATTATAATCTTGATGACTCTGTATTAACTTGCTTTAATAATCATTATAATAGTTGTAATGAAATGGTTAAAATTATAGATGGAAAATCTTTAATTCTGCAAACAGATTGGGATAAATTCTATAAGATTAACATGGAACCGGCAAGAGAATGGACAAAGGAAAAGCAGGATGAAGTATTATATCTTCTTAATAAAGCATTATTTATGGATGCTTGGGAGAAATATGCTACAGGCAATACTTCGCACTGGGAAATGTCAGCACTTTGCTTCTATCATGGTAAACATGAATTAGCAGATGTGCAGAAAACTAAATATGGTATAAAAGATTTCGTTGATTTACCTACGGAGCCTGAAGTTGATTATTATTTCAAACGTGCGGGAAGACAAATTCCTATTTATAAGTTAACTCGTATAATTGGTACAGTTATTATGAAAAATGATAGTCGTTCATCTGTAACAATATTAACAACAACCGGTGTTGTTGATGTTAAGTTTACTCGGGATTATTATGCCATGTTTAAAAAACAGATTAGTGCGATAGGGGAAGATGGTAAAAAGCACGTTATTGAAAAATCTTGGTTTACCAGAGGTAGTAAGATAATGGTAACAGGATTTAGACGAGATAATCAATTTGTTGGTAAAACTTATGCGAATACAGAGGGGCATCAGTTATATAAGATAACAGATGTTATTGGTGACGGTATTAAGTTACAGCATGAGAGATTTAGCGGAATCGAAGAAGATAACGAATATGATGAGTAGGGCGGCAACCATACAAGATATTGTATGAAAATTAAAAAAGTAATACAATATCTTGTGCCTCCCGCCGCAAGGAGAAATAAAATGGAAGATAATAAATGTTTTGCTTGGGCAGATAAAGATACTTTTATGGAAATTCCATCATTAGATAATTTATGCAAAGCACTTAAATATAAATTTACAAAACAAGATGAAATTATAGAAAATTTAAAAAAGGAAAATCAAGAATTAAAAGAAGAGGTTTGGAAAGATAAAAAGCTTCAAGAAATGGAAAAAAGACTTAAAAGAATGGAAGAAGAATATCTTTTAGGTTTCCCCATTTCTAAAGAAGACTATGAAAAAGCACAAAATTGGATAACTCAACATGAGAAAGAAAAGCATAGTTTATTCAACAAGGGCTATTCCCGCGGAGGTTGCATTGGAGGCTCTTACACTTGGGAATTTACTCCAACTGGTATAGGAACTTTTGGTACTGTTAAATGTACTTGCGGAGATAGTTTTGATTTTCAAAAAGAATATTAAAAAGGAGATAAAAATGGAAAATAATAATGTTAACCATCCTAAGCATTACGTTAGAGAAGGCGGTATGGAGTGTATCGATGAAATGTTACTCATTTTCGGAGTCGAAGCGGTTAAAAACTTTTGTGTATTAAACGCATGGAAATACCGTTATCGCTCTAGTGCTAAGAATGGCGAAGAAGATATTAAGAAAAGTGATTGGTATATTAACAAATACCATGAAATACTTGCTCTTGAACACAAGGTAGAGTAGCGATACAATACCTAGTGGACTAATAAACATAATTTCACAGAAAAGATTTTTATATATAGTTATAAGCCCTAAAAATAATTTAAATAAATAGGAGGAAAACATATGAAAATCCAAAAACGAGATGGTACTTATCAAGAGTTTGATAGGAATAAAATTATCGACGCTATCTTAGCTGCTTTTGAAGAAGTAGACGGAGATGTAGATGACTATGCCATTATTAAGGCTGGAAATATTGCTGATTATATTGGCGATTTAGCCGAAACTAAAACTCTCGGAATCGAAGAAATCCAAGATTTAGTTGAACATGGATTATCAAGCACTAAACGAAAGGACGTAGCAAAGGCTTATATCCTTTATCGAGATAAAAGAACAAGAGAAAGAAATAGAAACAATGAATTAACCAAAGAAGTTGGTGACGCATTATTCGCAAAGAATGTTGAAAATTCTAATGCTAATATGGATGAATATAGTTTTGGCGGCAAGTGGGGCGCCGCATCTTCAGTTATGACTAAAGATTATGCTCTAAACTATATGTTATCTGACAAGGCTAGAAAAAATCATTTACAGAATAGAATTTATATTCACGATTTAGACCACTATGCTCTTGGTGATCATAACTGTTTAACCATTCCCTTTGATGATTTACTAGCTAAGGGATTTAATACAAGACAGACTGATGTTAGACCTGCAAACAGTATAAATACGGCATTTCAATTATTAGCAGTTATATTTCAGTTACAGAGCCTCAACCAGTTCGGTGGAGTTTCGGCTTCACACTTAGACTGGACTATGGTTCCATACGTAAGAAAAAGTTTCTTTAAACACTATCTATTAGAGTATTTAAAGGACAGAGATGATTTCTATGAGCTGGACTTAGAAGAAATGACCGAAGAAGAATTAGATGAATGGGTTGCAAAAAATAAAGCATATTATTTATCAAAATTCAATCTTAAAGAAGAAGATTTTTATATCGGAACAGATGCGCCTCTTGATAGAAGATATCATAAAAGAGCTTTATTTGAAACTAGGAGAGAATTAAAACAGGCGGTTGAGGGTATGTTTCATAACTTAAACACACTGCAATCGCGTTCGGGTTGTCAGTTACCATTTACTTCAATAAACTATGGTACATGCACACTTCCTGAAGGACGTATGGTAATAAAAGCATTATTAAATGGAACTTTAAATGGTGTTGGTGGGTTCCATAAGACAAGTGTTTTCCCTTGTTGTATTTTCCAATATATGAAGGGCGTTAATGATAGAGAAGGTACTCCTAACTATGATTTATTTAAACTTGCCGTTAAAGCAACCGCACAGAGACTGTATCCAAATTACGCCAACGTAGATTGGTCAGGTAATGCTGGATATGACCTCAATGATCCTCGTACCTACTTCAGTACGATGGGATGCAGAACCGCTAACGGCTGGGATATAAATGGATTTGGACAGCTAAAGGATGGTAGAGGTAACATTTGTCCTGTAACCATTATCCTTCCAACTTTAGCAATGGAAGCAAAAGAACTTGCTAATGAAAGAGGAATAGATATCGTAACCTTCCCTGAGCGATTACAACGTTGTTTTATGGAGTTACTTGATAAAGCTATTTCAGATGCAAAAGATATGCTTATTGAGCGTTTTGACTATATCTGTAGCCAAGATGCATCTTCCGCAAAATTTATGTATGAAAATGGTACTATGGCTGGTTACGTACCCGAAGAAGGTATACGATCAGCACTTAAGCATGGTACTTTAGCAGTGGGACAATTAGGATTAGCCGAATGTCTACAAGCCTTAATTGGTTGTGACCAAACTGAAGAGCGTGGAATGGTATTAGCAAAAGAAATCGAGCAGTTATTTAAAACTCGCTGTGCCGAGTTTAAAGAAAAGTATAAGTTAAACTTTGGCGTTTATTATACTCCTGCCGAAAATTTATGCTATACTGCAATGAAGAAATTTAAAGCTACCTATGGAGAAATTCCTAATGTCAGTGATAGAGAATATTTCACTAACAGTATCCACGTACCGGTATGGAAAGAAATTTCACCAATAGAGAAAATCAATATTGAGAGTCAGTTAACTGGATATAGTTCTGCGGGATGCATTACTTATGTAGAACTTGAAGGTAGTGCTAAACATAATTTAGACGCACTTGAATCAATTATTAAGTATGCTATGGATAAAGATGTTCCATATTTTGCCATTAACGTACCTAATGACCTGTGCTTAGATTGCGGTTATTCAGATGAGATGAATGACGTCTGTCCGCAGTGTGGTAGTGATAATATTCAGCGTCTCCGCAGGGTAACAGGTTATTTAACAGGTGACTACCGTACGGCGTTTAACCCAGGTAAAATAGCCGAAACAGAACAGCGTTTTAAACATAGCAAGATGATTCCAGGTTGGAAATCTTAAAAAAATTATGTTATAATTTTTATATAAATAAAAGGAGTTTTTAAAATGAGTGAAGAAGGAATATCTAAATATGACTACATGAAAGCATGTATGAAACAGATAGAGACTCCACTTGATCCTATCACTGTTATGACTAATCTTGATGAAATTGCAAATAAAGTAATTAACTTTGCTGATTATTATATGTTACTTTGTAAAGAAAGAAGTGACTATACTGTAATTCATTTAACTCATAAAGCTCCCGCTGAAGAAGAAAAGAAATCATTTAAGAACCTCCTCTTAGACTGTTTTCAGTCAAGAGGAGCAATTATAGATATGCGGGATGGGGTAGAAGATAACTCATGGGAGATATGGTTAAGAGATACTATTACTAATGAAGATGTAATGTATATATTATTTAATTATAGTTTTGGAGTTGAAGAAATATAGGAGGTATTAAGATGTCGGCAGATGTTAATATGGTAATATTTTTTGCCCCTTTCTGTATGAAACAAACTATAACATTTTTCATAGGCGATAAACAAATTTCAACTTATTCAGTTGGATTAAATGAAATAGAGTCTATTTTTAAACTCGCCAAAAGCCAGTATAATGTAAAAACAATTACATATTCAAATGAAAAAATGTTTAAAGCTCGTTTTGAAAGAATGGCGGCTTCTTATTTCCCAGATGCTATTCAAGGTAAAACCCATAAATATAATAAAAATAAAAAGAAGGAGAACTAATAAATGAAATTTTTAACAAAAGTAACAGAAGTTTACAGAGTAGGTTCAGAAAATGAGGCAGCCGCACTTATTGCAGATGCTAAGAAAGATGGTCGTTTTACACTCTCTAAATCATCAACAGAGTATAAAACAGTAAAGCAGAAGGGTGAAATTATTGACGAGTATTGGTTAACTACACTTGTAAAACAGTTTACCGATGCAAAAGATCCAGATTGTACTGTAGATGTACAGTATATTTATGACCAAGGAGTTTTTCCGGAGGTAAATGACAATAGTGATAATGATACGGAAGAGGATGAAGAGTAATATGGGAGAATGTTGTTCAAATAAAGTTTATCTCGCAGAAGTAAAGAAACTGCGGGAAGACGCGATACTACCAGTTTTAGGTAGTAACTTTTCAGCGGGATATGATTTATCCGCAGCTATAGATGATGACGTTGTTATTCATCCTGGTACTTGCGAGAAAATTAATACCGGTTTAGCAATAACCCCTCCAGAAGGATATTTTGGAGCAATCTTTGCTAGAAGTGGTATGGCTACAAAACGAGGATTAAGACCTAGTAACTGTGTTGGTGTTTGTGATGCTGATTATACGGGACCTTATATCGTAGCTCTTTACAATGATAGCGATGAACCGCAAATAATCCATAATGGTGATAGAATTGCTCAGTTGGTATTTTTACCTTACATTCATCCAGTTTTTATGGAAGTTGATGAGTTAAATCCTACCGATAGAGGCGATGGCGGTTTCGGTCATACAGGAATTTAATAATCGGTCAAAAATACTCAATATTTTCTTTTCAAAATTGAAATATATAAAGAAATATAAAAGTCTCCTTTTATAAGGAGACTTTTTTCTTTTATATAATTTTTGGAGGAAAGGAGATAAAATGGCTAATCAAGTAGTTGAACATTTAGAAATTGAAGGAAGTGGCATATATGATATCCATGACCCTTCCGCAGCAGGTCATAGCGACATTGATTCTTTAACTACTGAAGTTACTACTATCAATAATAAGATAGGTAATACAGATATAGGAGTTGGTAAAACTATCACATCTGCAATTAAAGAATTACAAGATAATGATAGTTCAAGAGTTACTTCTGTTGATGGTCAAACTGGCGACGTTGATTTAAGCAGTGTATATGCTCCAACTAGTCATACCTCCGTTAGAGCAACAGATGTAACCTTAGGTCATGTTACTTTAACTGATACTATAGATAATAATGAAACCGCATCTGCGGGAAAGGCTGTAACACCGAATGCCGTTAAAACCAAAATTGATGCATTAACGACATTAATTAATCAAGTGGATGGAAGAATACCATCTTTAACAGGGTATGTACAAAATGTAAACGGTCAGGTTCCAGACCCCTCTGCCGCAAATGGTAGAGTAGATATTAGAGCGCAGCATATTCCATATAGTGGTACAACTAGTGGTATGACGGCAACCAATATTCAAGATGCTATTGATGAATTAAAAGCAACTACCGATAACTTCTCGGAAATAGAAGCTAAT